CGTATGCAGGGCATATGGTTTGAAGGTTTGAAGGTTTGGGATAGGAAGGTTTTTCCGCCAGACATTACGAAGCCCCTATAAAAGCGCTCCATTCCCCACCACTTTACTCCACTTTACTCTACAGTCAGATCCTGCTATCATCAGTAACATTTATTTGTGCTAAAACTATCTTTCTTCTCTTCTCCCAAGTGTCAATATCTGCAGGAAAATCAAAGTCTTCAGTCCAATCATCTATCTCTACGGAGTGAAATTTTTGTTTATCTTGGGTTAATTGATCATGCAATCTCCAACCTCCAGCACTGTAATTCTCTTTGGATTCTATGATTTTTAATATAGCAGACTCTAGGATAGGAATGGAGGAACCTTCAAACCCTATACCCCATATCTCCTTCCATAACTTTTTTGTAAGGTGAGATCCTTTGCTTCGTAGATAAAATGATAGGGCATAAGGATCATTCATAATTCGTTCAACTGCATCATCGGTAAAGTACACATCTGCAAAAACCAGAATATTCTTACCCTCTGTCCAGATATCCCTACTTGAGTAGAATTTGGCTATATCTCTCCATGCTTTATTTTCAGGGGGGATATAAGTCTGGGCAAAACCTTGTTCCTCATTTGCGACGATTATGACCTTATCTGCATACTTAGAAAACTGCCGATATGTACGTTCAATTAAGACTTCACCTTCAATTACGAGCCTATGCTTGGGAGCACCTCTATAGTTATTCCATCTAGTGCCAGAACCTGCTGCTAGGATAAAGACTGTTTTCATTACCTATAGGTCTTTTGGCATTGGTAGTCTATCGTGCTTTGGATCAATCCCGTCGAAAACCAGCATAACCTTATCTGAGGTTTTTCTATTGTTTAGGTGATATTCTCTTAGATAGGAGAATGTACCACGTATGGAGGTTTCTTTGTCTGTGGTAAGGTTATAGCATAATACGGCATTACGATCCCCCAAAATATTTTCCAGTTCCTCTAAAACCTCTAAGATCTCTGGCAAAAACTCATTCCAAGCATTTCTTAGCATAAAGATAAATGGTCCTGTTTGATTTTTCAATAATTTTATTTGTTGTAGTCTTAAATTTTTTTCTTTATGAAAAAATGATTTAAAGAAAAACTCACCAACACATCCAGATACAGCAGCAGCAGCGATGATACTGCTTGGTCCAGGCGTAGCCGAGATTGGAATTTTATTCTCTATAGCCTTTTGAATTAAGAATTGCCCTGGATCTGCCAAACCTGGCATACCATCATCTGATAGGAAACAAACATCTTCCCCATTAAGAAGTACATTCAAGACCTCTTTGGATACCTCTATCTCAATATTTTCTTTATCTATAGTATCTGTGCTCATATAAAACATCTTAGCATTAGGGGTTTTTATATTTAGGGCTAGGAGAAATTCTTCATATTCCCCCTTATTTTCGACAACAAGGTTTGTAGCATTTTCGATTATCTCAATGTTTCTAGGTGGCATGTCGTTCCAGTTACCTACTGGTAGCCCTACAAGATATAGCATTAACTCAGTATATCAGTTCTTCTTGTCTATTTCTTTTATTATTTCTTCTGCTATTTCTAAAGACTTTGAGTCCTTATGTTTATAGCGCAGGTGAGGGGCTATTATTGTTGCTATCTGTTTTAAAAGACTATCATTCATACAGGTATATTATATCATTATGGGTTGACAAACCTTTCAACCTTATGTATAATTAATAGTGCAATACCCCACAAGACGAACAAATAGAGCCTGACAACGTCTATAAAGGAAAAGATCAGGATAGGACCTGGATAAGTCTTAAAACTGTCCTTTTATAATAGGCAATATAGAAGACTCTAACTGTTATTGCACCGTTAGGGGCATAGATTAGTTTACTCTTTCTATTTTCCGCCGAATTTTAAAATCAATATGATAGACTCGTAGTATGGCAAAAACTATAAAATTTTTAGCGCAAGACGACCATGTCTGGAAAGTTAGACCAAGGCCTTATCCAGCAGCAAAAAAAATTCCAGATTGGTGGAAAAATATTCCAGTTTATAGCGGTAATGGTTTCGATGTAAATCCAGCATCTACAGTTACTGTTAAAAGATGCGTTCCTACATTAGACATGCTTATTGCTGGATACTATGTGCCTCTGTGGGCAGATATTTTTGTAAAATGGGATAATCAAAGACTTAAAACAAAATGGACAACTCGTAAATCGGTAATAGAGACATGGTCTCCACAACAGGTTAGTTCTTTTAAAATACCAGAAGGTTTTAGTGACACTGTTTTTAAAAATCTGCATGGGTGGACAATAAAAACACCTCCAGGATGGTCGTGTTTAATTATTCATCCAGTCGCATATCAAGATGCACCATTTTATACAATTCCTGGCATTGTTGATACAGATATTTATGATGGGGAAATAAATGTACCATTTGTAATTAAAAATAATTTTGAAGGAATTTTAGAAAAAGGAACTCCGATGTTTCAAGTAATACCTTTTAAAAGAGAACAGTGGAATTCAGAATTTGATGTTAAAAAAGAAAATCAACATTTTTTTGATAATGAAAAACTTTATTCAAAAATAGAACGTGCATATCACTCATTAATTAAAGATAAAAAAATTTATAGATAATTTATATTTTTTATAGTTTAAGGCTTTATTTTATATGAGTACACATTAAGCAAATCGTAGTTGCTTCCACCAGTGCTTTTGTTGTAGCGGGACACAAGTGAGTTATATCTATTAATAATGTCATCAATTACAGAATTTGCTTTATCTACCGTACGAACATGGGCATCTTGTTCTCTTATTAAGTCAAGACGGCTGCTTGCAATAATATCACTTGTATATTTTATACAGTAGTTAGATTGATCTAAGGTCATCTTACGAGCCTGTTTTAAATCTCCCCCCATAAAAAGCAGGGACACAGAAAGTATTGCGATTAATGCAGATTGTACCCAGATTATGCTTTTAAGTTTAAAACTCATATTACTCTAGTATATCTCATAGTTAATGAATTAGTCAAGTTAAGGGGATGTTGATGTGGAAGCGTTCACTTAATATCCTTTATAGCACTATTAATAATCCTTATAACTTTCTTTGATGATATTTTCTCACTACTGAATGCTTCTGTATAGCCATCTTGAGGCATGTCTTCTTTGTTTAAGTACCGCCCAGGAAATCTATTACGAAAAACCTTTAAAACCTCCTGCTCCACAAGCCTAGCAATCTCTCTATCCTCAAAATACCAATAGTCAATAATCATCCAGCCTTTGACCCTGTGCTGTGAATATCTACGATTAGATAGATTAGATATACCAACTTTGAACGCCCTTAGCGCTGGAGAATATATTAAGTATAGTAGTGCTCTTTCCATTTATATAGTATATCTTGACTTATCCCCGTTTTTTTGGTATACTGATACAAAGGAGAAAAAATGACAGCATTATTGGTATTGTTTAGTTTTTTTATTGGTTTTATTTCTTGCTATTTTTATATGACAAAAGGCATAGATCAAGACGGAGTTTGGGTATCAAATAAACCATTTGAAGATGAATAAGGGGTATAAATGAAAAAAAGTAACGACAAAGTTTCTAAATCTAAAGTTAAAAGAGCCAACAAAAACAAAAAAAGATTATCAGATAAGGTCCAGTTGTCTAAATTTCAAAGACAACAGATAAGTATTTATGAAAAAATACGAGGAATGACTTATGCAAATATTTTGCAAAATAAAAAAGAAAACAGCGATGAGCCAAGAAACTCATAAAGCAATAACAAAAATTCTTTTTGAGGAAATTGGTAAAATTAAAGTTCACACAATAGACATGAATAATGCTATTTTAGAAATTGAATACGATAAAATAGCAGATAGAATTATAAATGAAATTAAAGGTTTAGATTAATTTTTTTAAATAAATATCTGAGGTAAGATTATCATTTAAAGCAAAAGCGTAAACGTACCAATCAGGGTTTTTATTAAGAAAATCGTTAATTGCAGGAACTACACCCATTTTTGCTCCTGTTTTTGTTTCATTTTCATAAATATTGTAATCATTAAAACCCAGTATCCCCTCTACATTTAGTTTAGATTTTGACATTTCTAATTGATGAAGGACTGAGTTATAAGAAGTGTCATAATCCATATATAAAAAATCAAAAGTATCTTTATTTATTAAATTAAATTTTTCATATTTTCCTTTAAAAAGTTCTACCTCTGGCATACTAGAAAATCTTTCTTTTACAAAATTAAAATGTTCTTCTGGAGTATGCCACCTACTGCCGTTATATTCAGGAGCATGCCAATCAATTTCTTCATATGGGTCAATTAAAATAGATTTAGATGGAGAGCACTCCTCTATTACCTTAAGAGCAAAATCTCCAGCAAGGACTCCAGCCTCTAAAAATGTTATCCCCTTGGGCAATGTTTTTATAAAATCATACCTGGTGCTATACAACTTTGTATTATTTAGTCTATCTTGAGGAATTATAAGATTGTGCATTTAATTATTATAGCATGCGGATAGGGTACAATAGATCTATGAATAATAATGACCGTATCGCCCCAGCCAATGTGCCAACAAAAAAAATAGATAACATAAGTAAAATTATTGGTATTGGGCCAGACACTATAAAGGTAATTAAAAATTTTATTCCGCAATCTGATATTGATGAATTTGTGAACTTTGGAAAAATGATGTCAAAAATTGAAAAAAATAAAACACATCATTTTACTGTTAATGCTAATAATATTAATAATCCTAAATTACAAAAACAATTTGAGAAATACGAAAATATATTAAGAAATAAAGCAGAAGAAGTTTACGGACTTAAATTAGATAAAGATAGGCCGTTAGACCTATTTATACATCCAGCAGGGTCTTATCTTGAGCCACATACAGACATCATTGATTATCATCAAGAAGAAGTTTACGATCAGCCTAACCTCTTTGCCGAACAAGAAAAAACTTGGCCATTTTTATGGAGTGGGCACTTGTCTATTATTTGTTATTTAAACAAAGATTACGATGGAGGAATTTTATATTTTCCAGATCAGGGAGTAGAAATTGTTCCCGAACCAGGAATGTTTGTATGTTTCCCTGGAAACTTACACTTCCTTCATGGAGTAACACAGACTACTGGAACAGCAAGATTTACTATTTCGTTATGGACTAGATTTAGTGATTTTAAAAATGAGATTATAAAGTAATAATATGATAATAAATACGCAAAATCCAGGAAAAGATAACTATTTTAAAATAGATGATGTATCTACGGCAGATCCTAAAAAAATATTTGTTGATTTAACTAAAGATAGTGAGTCAAATATAATAAAAGATGAAGCAACTAAAATTTTTGGAACAAATAAAGATACTATCAAAATTATAAAAAATTTTATGCCTGAAAATGACCTTGCTGTTATAAACAAACTATGCAATTTGTATTATAAAAGTATGGCAATTGATGAAAAGTATAATGAATCAACGCATGAATCAATGGCTAAAAAACTAATCCTAGAATATAAAGAAAAAATTAAAAATATTTCAGAAAATTTATTTAATTTAAAGTTAGAGCACGACGATGATGCAAATAGATATCATTTAGAAAGTAATTATTTGAATGGGAGAAAGCCTAATTTTGCTACCAACATTCATAGCGACATATTGACTGATATAGAAAATAGTAAAAAATATGGGTGGAGTGGGCATATATCAAATTTATTATATTTAAATGATGATTACGATGGAGGAGAGTTATATTTTCCTTATCATGATTTTAAAATTAAACCAGAACCTGGCATGTTAGTTTCTTTTCCAGGAAATTGGTACAACAGGCATGGGATAATGCCAGCAAGTGATTTTAGATACGCAATAAATATTTTTTTAAAAATATCAAATTTTCCTGATCAACCAGAATATATATGAGACCAATCTCTAAAGGTTTGCCTTATTCTTTTTGCTTGTTCAATCTCACTTAAAGGATTTACTGTGAGCGAATGTCTCCAATGATTTTCGCCAATACAATTAAAACAAATCATCTCTACAAATTCATCATCACTAAACAATACCTTTTCTCTCCAGTGCGCCTCCTCCTCTCCTTCAAAGCAAACCGCATCATTATCTAATAATTCTATTCTTTCTCCTTTAATAAACAGGTCCCACTTTTTATTAGTTTTAACTTGATAATCAAATACTACTTCGCAAGCGTAGTCATCTTTATGTGGTAATAGTTTAGGGGTCCCATATTCTTTTTTAAACCTCATAAAACCAATATCTTTTACTATTAATTTTTTATTGTATGTGTTGTTAACATAGGCTTCAACCTTATCGATAATATTTTTGTTTAAATTATCTAAACCAATTAACTTTCTTCCTGTCTGTCTGTATATTTTCCCAGCACCAGAATCTTCTGCTTCTTTAATAGCGTTTAATATAATATTTATTTCTTCTTCATTAAAAAAACTATTAATTATTTTATGCATATTTTTATTGTATCATTAAATAAAAAAGGCCACACATTTCTGCATGGCCAATTTTAGATTAAAACTACTTCTTTTTCTTTGCAGCAGCCTTCTTTACAGGGGCCTTAGCAGCCTTTAAAGCCTTGTCTACGGACTCAACAGTTGGTAGTAGACCAAATGCTGGATCTCCAGGATTTATTGCACGTAATAGAACGGGCGCAACGGCAGCCACTAAAGCAGCCCATAGATCTTTTGGATCTGTAATACCAGACATGTATAGGGCAAGTCCTGCACCTAATACTGATCGACCATAGGATGCTCCCATAGCCTTTAATTGTTTAGTGTCAATGTTTGACATGTTTCTCCTTTTTATATATTTTTTATTCCCCCGTTTAAAGGGTACTTCTATTATAGCACTATCAGCCCTAAACCTTTACTTTATACCCTTTCGGACATTTAGGGCTAGTTCCAGACATAGTTTTTATTAGTTTGCCCTTATAGCATTTTATTGTTTTTTGCACAACAGTTTTTGTAGTTGACTCAAATGCAACTGCTTTTTCGGGTACTGCAATTGGAACATTATTTAAATTAATATAATCCTCAGCCTCTTTAATTAAAGATAAATAGTCATATGCAGCAACCGATCCCATATTCATTTCATTTGTCTTCCAACCGTTACCACTGCAATTTGGAATTCCACCAAAACCCCAAGACAATGGACCTAAATAAATAAAGTTTTCTCCATCTTTTATGTAAAATGGTGAGCCTGAATCTCCAGAGCATGTGCTTGGTCCTCCAGGAACCTGAAGTACGTGAATTTTCATTCCATAATGGCCAACTCCAGCGTAATTATAAACTTCTGAAATTACAGCATTAATTCTTTCATTTGAAATTAATGGAAACTGTGCATATTTTGGTTTTGTAAAATCGTTTTGTTGATGGTCTTTGCTTTGTAGGCCATAACCAATTGTTGTAACCATTGCTTTATTTTTTATATAGTTATCAACCTGTTCTTTTGTAGCAATGTATGTTTTTCCAGGAACTGAAATTTTATTTTTTAAAACTAAAACAGCAAAATCATCTGTATCCGAATAGTCTGTTCCTGTTTTGATTTTCCAATTTGAAAAAGTTTTTTCTATAGGGAATATCTCATATTCATCTGTGCCTGGTACGTAAGGCATACCTGGTTTTCCTATATACTGTTGTTGCCATAAATTTTGTGTTTTTCGGTCAAATATGCAGTGTCCTGCAGTTAAAACAATTTTTTCAGAATATAAAAACCCAGTGCAATTTTTACCACCACCCTGAATTATAAGCGGAACTGTTCTTCCGTCATTTGATGCATCAGGAGCATTCTCCATAGAATGTGCTGGAGAAGCAATAGAAATTAATAAAGCAGTTAAGATTATTTTTGTTTTTGTCATATATAAAGTATAGTCCGAAACTAATGATTTGTCAATATTAATATATAAAAGTTCGTGGCTTGTTTATTTGTTTTCTAATTTTTCTTATTTGTATTTTAAGTTTTATATATCTCTTTATTTTATTTATCATATTATTTTCCTAATTGCTGATATTTTTTATAGAATTCATCAGCCCAAAAATGATGAAGAACCCTCCCAGCATGACGATCTCTTTTCATATAATCATCTTTTTTGATTTCATGGTCTTTATAGTATGTCTTGGCATAATTTTCAACCTTATTGTTTTTAATATTAACAAAATTGTCAAATGTTGCTAGTCTAGATATATTTTCTTTATCTATAGAATCCCAGGAAGAAAATATTAATTTAATATTTTTTTGTATACACAATTCGCTAAAAATTTTCCAAGAAATCAAAAAATAAACGAAATCCTCTAAATGCTCTTTAGGATCTGTTGCCCAGTCGGGATCGTTTGCTTTGTCAGGATTTTTCATCATATAGACTTTTGGGTATTTTTGCCAATATGCCCACGGATGTTCGTTGCCAGAATAAAGAAACTTTCTTTGATGATTTGGCAACATAATAAAATAAACATCAGGGTATCCATATTTTTTAAAATAAACTAAGGCATTTGTTATAATTCTTGACCAGCCCCAACCAGATCTTGACAAATTAAAAAATCCGGAACATTTTTCTTCTTTAGACAAAAGATCATACAAAATTTTAGACCAAGCGTCTTCTATGTTTCCGCCAACACCCTCTGTTTCTGAGCATCCAGAAAAAAGAATATGCTTTCCATTATGAACATTAGTAAAGTCATCAGATCTAAACTTTTGTTTGTTATAATTATAAGTAACCAAACCATCATCAATAGTTTCTTTTTCTGGTTCAATTATGCTAAATGTTTTTTGTTCGGTATTAATCATCCATGTTGTATCAAATTCATTCTTAAATAAATCCATAAAAATATTATTTGGGTCAGTAAACATATAATCTTCTGTGACGAGGGAAGATGAAACATGTTTTGGAATATCATTATTTGTCATTAGCAGTCCTTTTTTATATATATATCATAAAATCCTAGGGCATGTAATGCTATTGCATCAACGCTCCAATTATTATTATAGCGTAAAAACTCATTTACTACCTGAAATGTTGCGTATGGCTTGTCTTCAATTATTCCATCATAAATTAAATAATCATTGAGGCCAATAATTCCTCCATCTTTAACTAAAAAAGAGGCTGCTTGAAGGGTGGGCCTTATGTCTTTTCTATCGTTAGTTATATCTAAATATATATAGTCATATTTATTTAAAATATTTTTTAATATTTTTTTACTATCCCCTTTAAACGTTTTTACGTTGTTGTATGTACTGAATTTATCAACTATATATGCTTCATGCGTTTCTGGAGTATATAATAGTTTATGTTTTTGCCCAGAACATTTACACTCTCCAAATTTTCTCCAAGACCAACACTTTAAATCTTGATCAAAATAATCCACCAAGTGTATGCATTCTGGGGTTTTTTGTTTAGCCACTAATTCGGCATAATATCCCCAGGCTACTCCTACCTCCATATATTTTAAACCAAAAGGGAGAGTCTTAATGTATTCTTCCCTAGACGAATATATCTTTGCAAGATTAAGTTTGTTTTGATCAATTAAATAAGCACAGTCTATTTGATCATCTAACAAAACAAAGTCATCAGAAGATGCAGGAGGCACTGGCATTCTTGACATTTAAAAAGTTCCCCCGTCTAGAGTTGTTGGAGGGGATGACAGGGTTCCACATTGTGAACATCTCATATCTAAAAAATATAAAGCAATTCCGCCATTTTCAAACATTGCTTGTATGTCCCATATTTTTGATCCACAAACACAAATATGTTTTGGGACTCCATTTGAATCAATCATACTTATATGGCCTTTCTGGTTAACAAAACGATTGCCCCATTTTCTTCTAATGCTTTTTTAACTTTTATCATATATTGCACTGCTTCTATTTTATCGTCATGTCCTAATTTTATAAAAGCAATCTCATCTGCTCGAACAACCAAAAAATGTTCATTGTCTACAAGATCAACACTAAAATTTTTAGGGGCTCTGATAGATCTAAAAGCCTTACGCATACTGTCTGTATACATTACAACTCTTTATCCATTGTTAATGCTTTCCAGTGAGTTGACCATTTTTCTTTTGTTTTGTGAGAGTTAAACTCTTTTGATGGTTCCCCTTCTTCTAAATATATTCCACCCCAAAGACCATACTCTTTTCCAGATACTCCAACGGCAAAGCATTTTTTTAATACTGGACAATTTAAACAAAATTGATCCATGCTGTCTTTGTAGTCTAGACTGCCTTCTTCGTACTGCTCAAAAAAAACACTAGTTGGCTGACCAAGACATAAAGCAGAATCTTTCCATTTATGGTCCTTCATTATAATTTTTCCTAACATCAATGCCAACTGGATCTATCTTGTCAAAATCTGGGAGACCTTCCCAAAGTTGAACAGAATCCAAATATGAATATTTTTTATTTTCATCACCTTTTGATTCATTGACATCAAATGAATACCAAGATGGCATGGTATATCTGACTCCGCTTTCTACCTTTTGCACTGTGTGTTTATATGCATTGTTTCCTGGAAACATAATCATATCTCCTGGCTTTGGTTTTAAGACTAAGTCATAATCCGGAAAAGTAATTTCTCCCCCAGTATACTTATCATTTGGATACATCAAAACTGACACGTTGTAAGTATAAAAATTTGCAGCCATTGCTGGAGTTCCGTCTGGTTTTTCACAATCACAATGTAGTTTAGAATTCATACCAGTTATCCATTTAACAAAATGTGTAGAATTAACTGGTTTTCTAATAATGGGAATTCCGTATTTTTCAGTAAAAAGTTTATATGCTTCAGCATATATTTTTTCTTCATATTTGTCTATAAGTTTGCCGACTGCTGGATTTTCTTCTTTAACTTTGTCTTCTCTTAAATCTTTTCCACCCATAAAATTATCATTATCTTTGTACAAGTCAAGATAATTGTTGATGGCTAAAAGATCGTCATCGTTAATAAAATTATTAATTATGACAATGTTGTCTTTGTTTTTTCCTAAAACATCAAAATAGTTTTGATACGGCTGATAATTTATCATTTTTTTGCCCCCAAACTATTTGGCAAGTACCAACCATTTTCTGTTATTGGATAGCGCCTGTCAATGCCCCAACGGTTATTAAGAAATGATCCAGATTTGTGACTAAATCCATTGTTTGTAATTTCTCTTGAAATTATGTCCCAGCCAGACCATCGTAAATCTTTATTAGACTTAACAATTTGTTCGGCTTCTTCTAGTTTTTTAATTAACATATCTCCCCTTTAGTACTGGAATGTTCCCAGTTCTACTCCCTGATCTTTGGCTTTTTTTGCCAATACCGATATTGGCTGTTTTATGTTGCTAAAAAATGCAAAATAATTCATTTGTGATAAACATGTATTAACCCAAGAATCTGTTGTTTTATACATTTGGATTTTTTTGCCTCTTCCTTTCATTCCTCTTTCAGAAAGATTGCAAAACTCCATAGCAAATTCTTGTATCTTGCTATTCCTAGACCCTACAACGTAAAGAGCCAATTCTTTATCTTCAATTTTCATATTAGATAAAACAACGCCCATGGCACGCAAAAAAACCGAGTAGTCTTTAAACTCGTTAGTTCCCTGTATCACTACCATCATTGTTTTCTACGCTCCTTAAATCATCAACAATTTTCATCAGTTTATCAATTTCTTCTATATCCATATTAGTCGTATCAACTGGTTTTGCTAACGACTGATCGATTTCTCCACCCTCAGTTATTTCTGTTTCATAAAACGTATTGTCTTGAATCCAATATGCCTTACTATTAATAACAACAACCTTGATGCGTTCTGGATTATATTTTTGATTAGACTGCTTTGCTTGTGGTGACCTCTCCCTATTCATAATTATGTTTTTAATTATGTCTTCATTGGTTGGTAAAATTAATCTAACAGCATTATGCAAAGTGCTTTGCCTATGCCGAATCCCACCAAAAGTTTTTCCTTTTGTCAAGACTTTATTAATTTTAACCGTTACATATATTATAAAGGAAAGGACGATAGATGTCAAGCCTATAGCCACAAAGTATTCCATAATACCCCCAGTATATCATTTAGTCAGAAAAGGAGATAGATATTGCATTTCTTGGGCACAAAGATTCTACGCTATGCTTTAGATTTTTTGGGATAAAAATAAGATCGCCAGAATTTAATGTATAATTTTCTTGTTCTAAATTATCATTATCATATACTCTCCATAGGGTTGAGCCTGCAAATTGAGTAAAAAATCCATCAACTGCATCAGAATGAATTGTAGGCTCAAACGCTTCTTTTGGAGGCAAAGGGTTAGGCATGGGATGTGGGTTTGTATTGACAAAATGCTCTTTAAAAATTTTGGCTATCTCATCGTTAATAGTATTATCATGCTTAGTTATAAAATGAATAATTGAAAAAACTGCTATTTTTTTTCCAGGATGAATTAAAGAAAATTTGTCTATAAAGCCATCAAAAATATCTGAATACTGTTCTGATTTATCGATAGTGCAAGTGCCAAAAGAGTTAAAATTAACACTGTTTGTTTTATGCGCTAACTTAAAAATATTAAAAACATCTGCCCAACTAGGAACTTCTTGCCAAAAATTTGAAGATACTAAAACTTTGTTATTTTTTTTAGCAAAAAGTATAGATTCTTTAGTGACTTGAGACACTTTATTTAATTTTTCTACCAAATAAAAACATGTTTACCAAATAATTCTTTGACTTGTTTTACTGATTGGTGATTCAAAAATATTTGCAAACAATGCTTTATCTCTTTCTGCGTTTGCAATTTTACGAGACCAAGAATATCCAGCATCTCCGCCCCATGCTAACCACATAATGTAACCGTTTGATGGGTTTGCTTGATTTGCCCAGTCTTTACCTTTTTTATCTACTTCATGTCTAGAAAAATAAGAATACATTCTTTTAACAGTACTTAAAGAAATTGATTCTCCTCTTGCTAATTGCCCTGCACGAGTCCAACCTACTGATGTTCCTGCGCCATTTGCTTTGCCTTGTTCTTTAAATTTAATTGCTTTACGAGCAGCAGCCCTTGCGCCTGCTGGTGGTGAATATCCTTCAGCCTTTGACATTGTTTCTATATTATATTCAACTGTGTCGTCATCTTCAAACAAATCATCTGCTTTCGCAGCAGGAACACAATTAGGAACTGGCTTACCATTTTTCCCTGGCTTCATACCACGTTGGACATATCCTTTCCAGCATGGTGCTTGTTTTTCAATATTTTCTTCTGGGCAGCAGCCATCAAATTTATCCATTTCTTCTAAATCATCTTCTTCTTCATCATCTTCATTCATACTATTACTGTTCATATCTATAATTTGTGCGTCTTTGTACATCATGCCAATACTATATGCTGTTGGCTTCCACGTCCCGCCTTCTTTTTTGTAAACTCTAACAGCCATTGCTGGATTTTCTGGTGGCATTGATTGAATAGCATACTCTGTTCCAGGAACTCCATAAACTCCGCCTTCAGTCATGATGTGCTCTATAACTCCGTGAATAATTCCTTCGGATGTTGAGCCCATAACAAAATCGCCTTCTTTTAAAATAGACATATTAATATTGTATCACTTTTTACTTTCTTTTAAAGCATCCCTGATTCTAGCAAAAAGTTCTGCCTTTTCTGGCAATAGTTCTGATATGGCTTTAGGATCAAAAGCCTTAGAAGTAAGAGAAATCATTGGATTTAGACTACTAAAATCGCTAATATCCAAAAACCCTCTTTCCCAAAAATACATGGTATCTGCATAAATCATATTCAAATGTTCGTTATAAAGAGTTCTGTTTATATCTTTCATTTTTTCTGTAATCTTATATAAGAACTCTCCGCTTTCTGAGTCTATTCCTTCAAGTTCAAGCGCTCCTGACCTTATCATTTCTTCCACAATCTCATCATTGTCTTTGTGCATTATCTTTTTATTGCTTCCTCTAAGTCTTGTTTTGTCTCAAGGACATACCTTTTATCTAAAATTTCTTTTGCAAATTTCATCATTTTGTCATAACCAACGGCATTATCCATAATTTTATTATAGTGATGGGAACAAAACATTAAGTCTCCAACTTGTCCTTTTACTAAAACTGACGCTCTTGCTCCACACTGATCACACCTGTGAGTAGAATTAAGTTCTACTTTGGAGTTTGTATCAACTACGGCGGAGTTCATATACCAATTATACTATAGTATTAGATGTACGTCAACAGAAGTATCTCTTCTTTTATAGAATAAGGCATCCTATACCTTTCATCTATAACTGTATGCTCTTTTAAAAGGTCAATTTTATTTGATAAATATCTATAATATTTTTTTCTATAATGAAAATTACAAAATAACTCTTCTCTTCCTCCTTTAATAATACACGATACATATGCAGATAATTCACATTTTTCATTAAAACATTGCTTATTTAATATTTGTGAAGGGGTTCCAGGATCTTTAGCGAATGTTTGTTTTATGTCTTCTAATTCTTCAATTAAATATTCACAAATCTGTGGCCAATTATCAGGAGTTCTTTCCATAACTATATCTTGTTCAAATACAAAGTGAAAATCACATAAAAATCTTTTTCCATGAATGCCTTCTGTATACACATATGCTGGACATAAACATGAGGTATTTTCTGTCATAGGCTTTATACCAATTTGCTCAGTTTTTGCTAAAATAGTCATCATTGGGTCAAACGCTTGACATAATTGTTCTTTAGGTATCCTAACAATCATTTTCGATTATCTGTTCTATAAAACCCATTTCCATTAAACGTTACCCCGATATTAGAATATACCCGTACCAGTGAACCATTGCACTTGTCACAGTTATATCCAGGATCTACTTCAGACATTGTTCTAATTTTTGTATATCTTAACGCACAAGGCATGCAGTCATATTCGTAGGCAGGCATTAGACTTCTCCAGTAGACATTCTTGGTTCTTTTAAACTGTGGTACCACTGCGGTACTGCATATCTAAAACCTTTTTCAATAGGTTTTACCGTATGAGTAAAAACAAAATTTGATGGAAAAAATATAACACTTCCAGCCTCTGGTTTAATTTGAATATCTACCTGTGGAAAATATATTTCCCCGCCAACATAATCATCATTTAAGTAAGCAACTGTAGATAAAACTCTACTGCTAACCCCCTGATCTTGATGCTCTGGCAAGTATCCCGTAGTTCCATATTTTAAAATACTTAACAATCCCTCTGTTGATTTAATATTTTGAGATGCATGTGGGTATAGTTCTTTTGAGTAATGATTGTATGCTCTTTCAATACCACCAAAAATTTTATCATAGACAAAAGATATATGAGAATAAAGTGGGTCTAACTTAAATACATTTTTAGGTTCAGTTATAAAATGCCTTATACAAAATTTTTCTATTTCTGGGTTAGCCCCATTCCATTCATGCCACGGTAACGCAGCGCTCTTGACACCTCTTGCAAGTTGATCTTGCATATATTCAATAGAGCCAATTGTTTCTTTAGTATTTTCAATAGCATCTTTATAATAAACCATTCCGGCAGCCAAAATTTCATGTTGCATCGTACTCTTCTTTCCATTCATCCTTTTTCTTTGACAGTCTTTTTTTAAAATCAGAGTAATCTGGTCTTAGTTCGTGTTTATGAGACCAGTGGCTATCTTCTCTAAATTGAAACCACATTAAATCTAAAAATTCACCATCACTAAATTCCCTTTTAGGTCGCCAGTGCAATACATTTTCTCCCTCAAATACTAATGCATCATTATTTTCTAAAACATACTCTTTTCCTTCTACATTTAAAGACCAGGAAATGTTGCCGTCTAGTTGATAATCTAGAGTAAACTGTGAGGGAACTTCATCCATATGGGGTCCTAATTTAGGGGTGCCAAACTCTTTGCTGTATCTTCCAAACGCAACAGCATAAATCTCTAAAGGTTTTCCATAATGTGAAATTGCTATGTCTGTTAAAGTTTTTGTTACTCCTTCTGGTAATAAGTTAAGGTTTGGCAATGGCTTTACTTCTCTACCAGGCCACCTTTTGCTAACAGCAACATTTTCTATGTTATCTCTAATAACTTTTATTTTTGCTATTTCTTCATCAGAAAAAATATTTTTTACTATTGACGATTCCAAGATTACCTCCAAACCTTATAATTTATTATATCAGATATATGCTTGCATTAAAAATTTGCTATCCCAAAGGGCACCCAAAGACTCATTTCCAATATCGTCAAAGAAATATCTGTTGGCAGTAAGGCTATATGTCCAGCCTTTCCAAATATCCCCGTCATCCCAAGTTAGGTTTGTATCCATTAATTCATCCTTATCTTATTTTTGGGAAACCCTAAATAATATTTAAAGTTCTTCCCTTCTTTTGTTCGCATTTCTGTTACATACCTATGACAGTTAGAACAGATGATCTGACATTTCAACATCTCCCCCTGGATCTCTTCTATGGTTTTATCTCGTAGACCACTGCTGCTAAGGTTAAAGGATTTCTTGTATTGAGGAAGGTGGTCAAAATCAAGGGTATACCAAGGATATTCAACCTTACAACCTGGACAGGTACTATTTAAATCTTTAATATCTTTAAGGTATTGTCTCTTTGAACTGCGCCTGCTTTTGATCCTTGCTCGTCTTATATCTTTATTGCGTTGATGCCAAAGCGCTTTATACTCAGCGTTTTTCTTTGGATCTGAATATGGCATTTAGTCCTCACGGTTATTCATATCAACAACACCATTAGTATCAAAACAGTATTTGCATATTTCAAAGAACATACTCCCAGATGGATCTATGCTATAAATATAGTCACAGGCATGTGGGGTTTTTCGCATCTCATTAACTTTTTTCCAGGGATCCTTCATAAATTCATCTAAGTCGCTCATACATTTATCATACCAGAAATCGGAGGAAATTACAAGTGAGCACTTTATACACATGCTCAGGTGTGTCCAGTTATTTACTGTCGCTGTCTCCCCCGACATATCTGCGACTTCCCGATGAGAGGATGCAGAGTTCTATTATATTGTATTATTTTATTTTAATTGTTTTAGGCTTCTTTTCTTCTGGAACAATACGATCAATTTGTATTTTTAACATACCGTCCTTTAGATCAGCACTAGTAATTTCCATGTATTCTCCAAGCGCAAAAGATCTTGAGAATTGGCGAGTTGCAATTCCATTATGAACTACTTCTGGATATTTTTTTCTTCCATCAGTCTGATCCTTTAATTCACCCTTAATAAATAAAGTTCTATCATCTAGAGTGACCTCTATATCATCTTTAGAAAATCCAGCCACAGCAATAGAAACTAGATAAGAATCTTCATCTAGTTTGACTATGTTGTAAGGTGGATACGACTGTGAGTTTGTTCTATATGCACTGTTTAGGCGACTCAACTCTTTGTTGAAACCAATAAAAAATGGATCCTTAAAAAGATCCATAGCGAATGTACTTACCATTTTATTCCTCCTTCAAGCGAATAAGTTAATGTACCCCCCATTTGAGCAGGTACATACTAATTATATCATATTTGTCTTAAAGGTCAAAGTTTTATACTTAAACTTTAGATATTTTTCTTGCTTTAGCAAGTGCTTCAAAATCTTTAATTTTTGTTTCTCCTAGATATCCCCAAGCATGACCTACGTCAATCATTTTTTGATTAATAGATCTATCTGATCCGTCCAAGAAAACCCATCCTAAAATTCTTCCATATTTTTCTGATGAATCCATTTTTTCTGTTTTAATCACAACAGATTTGGCTGCCTCAATTTCATGTTTTAAAAATGCTTTTGCTTCAAGACCTAAAGCCTTTTCTGCTTTATCTGCTGTACGAGATTCTGGAGTGTCTATCCCAGCAAGTCTTACTCTTGAACTAAAAGATATGTCAAACCCTAAATCTATATCTACATCAATTGTATCCCCATCTACAATTTTATTTACTTTTTTAACATAATACTCAAACATTACTTTACCTTCTTTTTTTCTTTTACATACCAGACTGGTAACTTTAGATCATCGCCAGACCACTGGTATCCAAGAGCCTTTACAACAAACTTAATAATTTTAATACGCATCATTCCTCCTATTCTAGTAGACTTGCGCCTCTTTCTATTATATCAAACTAATTGTGATTATGTGTCATTTCTGCTTGATTAGCCATGTATATATTCTTATACCCTCTTTCTTGAAATTCTTGACAAACAACTACCATTTCACAGTCTGGCTCACCAGTTTCTTTGTTTATATGGCCATATCTAGCCCCATCTTTAAATGGTTGGGCTTGGTATAAACAAAACCCACTAGAAACAGAATAATATTTTGTATATTTTTGTTTTTTGTATTGCTCAAACAATTCTTGAATTGCTGGATCATACCTAGGACCTTCTCTTGTTGCCCACTGATCATATAACATTCTTCTTCTTTTAGTTGCTGCTGCCACAATATCAAAATTAGGCTCTAGGTCTTTAAAATTTAATATTTTTTCGACATCAGACATTTTAAAATCTACATCTACATCTATCATTAAAACATAGTCAACGCTATTTAAAAAATTGTTTGCCGTAAGGGCTTTATTCCTTGCTAATGATAGGTTTTTTACTCTATCCTCATCTTTGGAAGAACCATAAAACCGTGTATTAATTTTTTCAGAAATAATTGACACACCATTAAACATTGAATAGTCTTGTTTAAGCATTAAACTGCTTGTTGCGTCTACTGAGTCATTTTCATATAAAGACAAATAAAACTCATATTCTGGAAAAAAATCCACCATTCCTTTAATTTTCTTGTAATAGTCTAAATAAAAATGTTCATCGTTTCTAATAATAGAACATATTAAAATTTTTTCTTTTTCTTTTTTGAGATCAAGATCCTCTGTTTTGTTTTCAACATATTTATCTATAAAGCCATCAATGAAATCTGCATAGTCTTTTTTTATTTTATCCCAATTGTAGGTTTGTGAGTGTTTGTATGCGTTTTCACATAAATTTTTATAAACTTCTTTATCTTTAAGTATTTTAATTTTTTCATAAAAACTATCCTCATCATCTGCGATTAACATTGCTTCTTCTATTTCTTGATTAGAAAATCCTCTTGCTCCGACAGTTGATGTGATTATTGGAATCCCATATCCTAGGGCTTTCATCATTTTTAAATGTGTTCCCGAACCATCAAGCATTGGATTAACAAAAGCAAAGGATGTTCTAAAATATTTATCTAATAGTTCATCATTTACGTGACCAACAATTTGGACATTGCTAGAAATATTTTGAGATTTAATCCCATTGCCACATCCGCCTATAATAATAAAATTAAATTCTGGCATCGATTGTGCAAATGCAACAACTTTTTTTGCTGCTGCTTTGTTAGGTGGGTGACCACTACCAACAAAAATAATATCTCTAGACTTAAGCCTATTTTCATAATTTATTTTGTCCTGAACCACCGTTCCATTTGGCACATATTTTCCACTAACACTTTGCCCATAGTAATCTTTTATTTTTATAAAGTCTGAAGAAGAGCAGTATGTAATTTCTTGTGCTTGCTTTAAAATACGAGTTTCCATTTTTTCAACTATTTTTATTAGTTCTTTGTTTTCCCCATGAACTTGTTTTGCTAAATCAAGTTCTGCATTATGAGAATTATAAATAATTGGAATGTTTTTAATGTTTTGAAGAAGAGGAGAAACAGAATAATGATCAACAATTATAAAATCACAATTTTTTGACAATTCTTTTACTCTGGAGGTAAAGATTTCTAAGTCGTCTTTTAAAAGTTCAAAAACTGTATCATGATTAAGTTTTGCAAAATCATTAATTAATGTTTGCCTACGCCTGTAAAGGTTGTGCCCTATTTGTGGCTGGAAATAGTATAAATTTTTATTAATTTTTTTATTAATTAGTTCATTATTCCAGTTAAAAGATAAAAATGTTACTTCATGTTCTAATAGTGCTTCAATTAATGTTAGAGTTCTTTCTTTACCGCCACTATTTTTAGACCAATCTGGAAGATTTGCGCTTATAACTAATATTTTTGCCATATTATTAATTATACACCATGCTATAATTTTAAGATGGACTATGTTTATATTGCTCGTAATGGAGACAATGAAGAATTAAAATATTCTTTAAGGTCAATTGAGCAAAATATGCCAAAGGGAAGGGTCTGGGTTTTAGGCTATCGACCAGTTTGGTATATCGGTGATTTTATATATATAGAAGATACTGCTAAAAAATTTGACAACATTAGAAATTGCATTAAAGTTGCATCAGAACATCCAGAAATATCTGATGACTTTGTTTTAATGAATGATGATTTTTTTGCTTTAAACAAAATGGAAACTGTTCCAAATTTTCACGGGGGGCTTCTTGCCGATAAAATTAAACAATATAAAGAGTTAAAAATGGCGTCAGTCTATATACGTCTGTTAGAATTAACATACAAACAGTTAGTTCTGAGCGGGGTAAAAGATCCAATTGATTATGACATTCATGTTCCTATGGTTATGAATAAAAACAAACTTAGGGAATCTTTAAACATTGCTTATTTCCCAAGGTCATCTTACGGTAATTTTGCTAAAATTGGTGGAGAGGAAATAAAAGATGTAAAAATTTATAATTCTACAGAAAAAATACAATTGGATAAAAATCTTTATTTTGTTTCTGTTGATGATAGATCTTTTCTTAGATTAAAAAATTCAACACTTGAGTCTGCCTTTCCATTGCCAAGCAGTTTAGAAAATCCTGAATATAGTCTTGCAGATTTTGCTTTAATTAATTAACAAACTAGAGCGACTAGCGAGAATCGAACTCGCACATCAACCTTGGCAAGGTTACGCACTACCACTATGCAATAGTCGCTAAGTACACCAGGTAGGACTTGAACCTACGATATCCGAATTATGAGTTCGGGGCCTTAACCAACTTGGCTACTGGTGCTTATCGTGTCCCCAACGGGATTTGAACCCGTGTTAACGCCGTGAAAGGGCGACGTCCTAGGCCACTAGACGATGGGGACCTGCGCTGGCTCACCAGGTTTCGATCCTGGGACATCCGAATTAACAGTTCGGCACTCTACCAACTGAGTTATGAGCCAATCTAATAATTGTATCATTTCTGTGGCTTTATTGCAATGGGTGTATACTTAAAGTATGAGCCTTGATATTTTAAATTTTAAACCAATAATTATAAATAATTTTTTTACAAATTATGAAATAGATGAAATGTATTCTGTAATCAATAATAAGATTATTAAAAATATTAATAATAATTTATTTGAATATGATGGTTTTGAAATTAATCAAGGCCATGGTTCTTTTATGTATAATCAAACAGGTAAAAATGATACTATATTTTCTAAAAATATATACACAAAAATTAAAACAGAAATAGAAAAAATTTTAAACACAGAGTTTGAAATGCCATCATTATGTTTTCAGAGATATTCTTTAATGACTGGAAAAAATCCGAGATTGCATCCTCACACGGATCAATATAAGATTGCAGAAGGTAAACACAATAAAAATAATTCTGTTCATTCCAACATTCATTTAATTAGTCTTTCAGTACCCCTAAAAAATAATTTTAACTGGGATATATCTGTTAATCGGACAAGTTATCAATTAAATAATAATGATGCTCTTTTATTTTCTGCAACCGCAGACCTTCATTGCAGGCCTCATAGGGAATTTAAGATAGAAGAAAAACATGATGTGTTAATAGTTAGAATTATACCAAAAAATAATCAAGTGTCTGTGAATGAGTCAAAATATGAAGATATCAAATCAGAAATAAGCAAAATGCAAAAAATTAATCAATATTAGAAAAAATAACTGGGGAATTATAGTTTAAAATCTGGGTCTTGAAATGCTTTTTGTGAGGTGTGCATATATAAAGCGGTATATCTGTGCCCAGTTTTTACTTCTGTGATTCCATGTATATACTCTGTGCCAGCACTTGGAAAAAATACGGCAGAAAATTTTTTAGGTTTATATGAAAATCCTTGATTTGGAAAATAAATCTCTCCGCCTTCATACTCTAAGGGATCATTAAGATACATTATAGTGCTCCACTCAATAAATGGCTCTGGTCCCTGGGCATCAATATGTAGGTCCCCTTTTGTTCCAGCAGTCCAATGGGAACCAAATGCTTTAAATACATAAATATCTTTTAAATATCCATTTAGCCCTTTATGCATTTCATTGCTTTTGTGGCCATATTTAGTTAACAAATTTATTACTTTTTGATTATAAGGAAACGCCGTTCCCCCATATCTTTTTTTATAATAATCTGGGTATGGATTTGTTTGAGATGGATTGTTCATTTCACCAATTAAAAGGTTGGCGTCTTCTTCAGAAATAAAATTATTGACTACGGTAATTCTGTGCACTTAGTCCACCTTTTTTATGTCTTTAATAAATCTGTTTCCATCTATTTTATCATACTTTGAATCTGTAATTCTATAACTAACATCGTTTGTAGCAAATGGTAGATATTCCAAAGACTTAAAATTAAAATTATGGTACTGACTAAACTTATCAATAATATCTAAATTTATTTGTCCCACTACACTGTTATGGCCATGTTTAAAAAGATTAATGAGTTCGTTATAATTGTGGTATTTAGAAAATGGAACATAATAGTTAAAATCTTCCAATGTGGTATATCCATCTATGTTTACAACATTTTCTGGGGCTGCGTATATTTCTATGCCATCTTTAAAGTATTGCAAAGAAAGCGCTTCTTCTTCTCCATAATATTTTAACCATCCTGGTAAATTATAGGGCCCCATAAAACTATTTTTCATCATAACAACATTTCCAAATATAAAATTTCTATCTATAAAATTTGTTAATGTGAAATCTTGAATGTTGGAAAATTCTTTTTTAACAAAGAATAAGTCTTTATTTGTTATTGATACTTTTTTGTTTCCAGAAACTATAACATTTTTATCTTTTACAAAATTAATTAAGTTTAAATCCCAATCCTGATCTACCATTGTTCCAGGAGTGATAGTTAGGTGATACCTGCCCCCTAACGTAACCTTTAATCTTAAATTTTTATATAATGCAGCACCATCTATGTCATCCCAAGCAACTGGAACATAAGTTCCATTGCAATTATCATAACTATTTACTAAATCTATTAATAGTTTTGATCTATCTACCCCATTTTGATCATGCCAATGAATAAATAAAAATATTTTTCCAGACCATTTTTGCATTAAATTTTCTAAAGTCTTAATTGCCTCTTTGCTTTTATAAGAATACATTACAACATTAATGCTATCTATTGTTGTATTTTGTTTTTCTGCCATTATGAAAACCTCTTTTTTTGCCAGACTTCTTCTTTGTAATATCCTGTGACCATAGTTCTTCTTTGCTCAGCCTTAAATTCTTCTTCTTCTATAGACTCTTTATCATTTTTAACTTCAATTTCCCATTCATCTCTTTTAAAAGGAATAAATTGCATAATTGGTGTTCCTTTAGGAATTGTGCCAATAAAGTCTCGTTTTAGAAAAAAGGAAAAAAATACTGGCAATCCCCAGATATCTGAGTCTACCATTCCCGAAAGAGTATAAAATGGCAAATCATACCTATTCATCGGATGAGTAACCAAAACAGAGTGTCCTGGTGGGGTACGATAAAACCAATTCATTCTAAATCCAAAATGTAATTGGTGGCAATCGCTTGGAATAGGAACCTGCAAGGTTGGTCTTTTATCAATTAACATGACTTCGCCTTTCCATGTTAACGTTGGAAAGCCTTCTTTATTTAAACTAACATGTAGATCATCTTCTAGTAAATAATAATATCCTGAAGTAATCGCATCAAAAAATGGCATACATTTTTTTGTGTCTACCAAAGTGCCATCAGTTCCTATATGATTTACTGGTTGTAAATTTTTTATATCATTTGAGTCTCCATATAGGGCAAGACTTTTATACCATTCTGGAACCATAGTTATTGCTGGAACTGGTGGGATATACATATCTTTAAAATTTTCCAATGAAGGAATAAAAGTTATTTTATTTGTTTCACTCATCTATATTCCTTTTTTTGTCTAAGGCTATCTCTATAAAAATTTTTAAATCTACTTCTAACTGATATTCTTTGTTTTCCTATAACTTTTGCTGATGTTTCAGGATCTACCTTCTCCATTTCATATTTTTCTCTTTTAAATGGAATAACTTGAACTAATGGAGTTCCTCTTTCAATTACTCCTTTAAAATCTTTTTCAATATACATTGATAAATGGCCATCGCTTATAAATTGATCAGTATCAATAATTGCTGAAAATGCTTGGAAAGGCAATCCATCTCTATGAATAGGATGTGTAAACAAGCAACTATATCCGCTTTCTGTTCCTACCGACCAAAATGGGAGTATTCTAAAAACTTCTTTGTGATATTTTTTTTCATCTCTTGGATAATGTGAAACTTGTTCTGGACTATGAGATGATACAAGATCTCTTTTAATCATTTTCATTTTTTCTGGAATAGACCAAGTTATTTTTTCTGGATCAGTAGCATCTATGTAGACATCGCATGGAAAATATATTAAATACCCACAATTTAATGCGTCAAATACTGGCATGCATCTTTTAACAGTAGAAGAAGATGCTCCTTTTTTAAGAAATTGTTCTTCATCTCCACCATAGGCTGGCTGTTTTTTATACCACTGTGGTATGTTTTTTGATGCTGGAGTTGGTTCTGGAGACATATCTATTGTCTCCTGATTAAATGGATAAAACTTAACTTTGGCCATAAAACTCCTTTATTCTCTTTACCATTATATCACTACCTGCAAATTTTATCAAATATGCCGACTGATTCCTTTTTATTCTACCACATTCCTCGTCTATCATGTGACTTCCTTTATTTTTAAATTTAAAAAATAACATTATTGGATCAACTTTATTTTTATTATTTATTTTGCTTTTATATGAAAAATTATAAAAATAGAATGGAGATTGATCAACATTTAAAATCTCAACTTCAATATTATCCTCATCAATAAACCATGGCATTGCCCACCGAAATACTGGATCAAAATAATCGGGATCTGATGCTTTTATAATTTTAGACAAATAAAATTGTCTCATATGAATTTTTTCTATTGCTCTTAAATTTTTTGAATTTCTTATTTTTAATAAAAATATTTCAGCAAAATTTTCTTGACATAGAGTTACAATATTATTATCAATAGATATTAATTTTGGTGGTGGGCACAATTTATACATGTATTTGTTTATTGGTTTAATTATTGAATCTTTATGCTCAGTCTTTAATACTTCATCATAATTTAACCACTCTGGTTTAATGTTTGATCTTTCATTAATAAATAAAAATGATTCATCAAAAGATTTATACCAAATATTAAAATCAGGACTGTTCATTTTTGCCACGTATAACTTTGGCGTTATATGTTTTTTCCCATGCCAAAATATCCTCTTCGTCATTTAATAGTGGCTGCCCTTTAATATTTAAACTGGTATTTAATAATACTGGGACACCAGTAAGTGCATACCAACTAGATAAAACTTCATGTAGTCCAGGATGCTGATCTTTGTTTACTGTTTGTACTCTTGACGTTCCATCTTTATGAACTACTGCTGGAATTTTATCTGGCTGCAAACATTTAACTGCATACTGCATATATGGAGATGTAAAGTTCATATCAAACCATTTATCAGCATATTCTTCCAAAACTACTGGAGCAAATGGTCTAAAAAGTTCTCTTTTTTTAATTTTATTTACTTCATCTTTTATATTTGCATCTCTTGGATCTGCTAGGATGCTTCTATTTCCTAATGCTCTTGGTCCATATTCTGCTCTACCGACAGCAACTGCTGCCACTTTATTTCTAATTAACTCTGTAATTATTTCTGATACTGGATAAGTACCGCCCAAATCATAGCCTAGATAAGGATTTTGCCATTTAATATGCTTTCCATGTGATGCAACTGCTGCTCCTAGTGAACTGCCAGAATCTCCAGGATTTGGCATAATCCAGACATCATCAAATATATCCCATAATTTTGTATTAGCAGAACAGTTTAATGCACAGCCACCCATGAATACTAACTCAGTTTTTCCTGTGATAGTTCTTGCCATTTTCATAAATTCAATAAGTCTAAGTTCATAAACTTTTTGAACTGATGCTGCAATATCAAACTTATCTTGTTCTGTTACCCATCCCCAATCGGTAATACCTTTATGAAAATTATATTTTTGTTTATTGTGCTCTGGAAAATAATCTTTTACTTTATTATAATATTTATTTGCATCCCCGTAGGCTGCCATACCCATAAAAATATATTCTTCTTCATTTGGCTTTAGGCCAACTAATTGTGTAAATGCTGAATAGAATAACCCAAAACTAAATGGATAATTTTTTTTGTAAACTTGTTTAATGCTTGAGCCATCTCCTACCCATATGGTAGAGGTGTTGTACTCGCCAATAGCATCTAAAACAACAATAACAGCATCACGAAATGGGCTTGTGTAGTAGCCTGCTGCTGCGTGTGAATAGTGATGGCTAAATGATTCTCTTGGCACCCACCTTAAATCTTTTCTGTCTAAGTAGTGTGGCTTATCTCCACCAAAACCACCCTTTAATAATATTCTAGATTTTTTTAACCAACGATTTTCATAATAGGCTATGCGATCTGGCTTTCCATATTGAAGTGCACAATCAATTAATTTATCATTAGTAAACCAGTCATTTTTTTGTTTACTGAAGCGTTCTGCGTGTGCAGCAAAAACCAACTCTCCATGTTTTAATAAAGATACTGATGCATCATGAGTTGTTTCATTAATGCCTAAGATTATCATTAACTAATAACTTTCAGTACAACTTGACAAGGATCTCCACCATCTTCCCATTCTTGTTCTTCTTCTTGAGTCATATATGGGTCTCCATCGTGTGTGTTGCAAAATGGAGGAGTTATCCATTTTCTATTAATTCCATTTTCTAGCCAAATTTCAAATTCTTGAATATTTGCTAACTCTTCTTTTTCTTCTTTAAAGATATCACTCATTATGCACTCACCGTATCTATTGGCCCTTTACATGAAGGGGAGTATTCTATTGCTGATGCAACTGCTTGTCTTACTCTATTTCTAGGATTTTTTTGTTTTTGTGTTGAATATAAAGATCCATATGCATACCCTGATCCAGATCCCATACACAAGAATGGCTGTTGATATTCTGTTAAAGACATGTCTATTGCGTTATGCTCAAAGATTCTTCCACGAACACAAATGATCATTCCAAAATCAGCATCTTTAGTCGTATCTACCCACCACTCTTCATAAAATTTACGTAATGATTTGATAAATTTTGTATACATAAACTTATCTAAATTTCCTTCTGGTAGTGGCGGTTTAAAGTTATGTCTAATTCTTTCACCATCCATTGTTCCAGCATATCCAAAAAGATATGGTCCAGTTTTCCAAACTTTGGGAGCGACAATAGACATTATATTATCATCATCAGAGGCACCACGATCTCCTGCCATATAGACCTTACCATCTTGTTTAACGACAGCAATGATTGTCATAGGCTCCCCTTCACTTTTTCTATTTAAGTATACCAAAAAATTTTGGCTAGTCAAGCACTATTATTTTATAGTTTGTCCACATGCTGAGCATGTTTTAATTTTGTTTGAGGGTTTTTTTGCTGTAGTTGGAGCAGCCCCACCAAATTTAGGTCTACCAAAGCCTACAATAGACACTAAAATGTTTTTCTTATTTTTCTTATAAGCACGAAGTTTTTTGCAAACCTCTCCACCATTACGCTGGCTACCCTTTGGATCTCCGGAAGTGTTACCTTCAACACACCAGACTGTTCCGTCTCCATTGTCTGCTACTACTATTGCTACGTGGCTAATTCTATCTACCCCGTCAGATGGAAAATCAAAATATGCAATGTCTCCTGGCTCTGGATCTGCTAAGTCTCCGTCAATCCAACTACCTGCTTTTTTAAATGCTGCTGCTCCACCAGGCGTGTAAACAGTGTTAGGAATTTTTACTCCTGCTTCATTCCCGCACCAGTTTACAAAAGATCCGCACCATGGTTGAAAGTCTGCCTTAGTAAATTTACCATACTTAGTTTCATTATCTTTAGGACCTTCAACAGTTCCTACTTCTGAAGTAGCAACTTCAATAAGACGGGCTGCTGTACCTTGCTCCGCCATTATTTACTACCTTTTTTTGTTTTGTATGGACCTAAGTCCGCTTTAACGGTACCGTCTTTTCTTAAACGAACAATTCTTCCGTCTTTAATTTGCATTGCGTTAAATCCATAATCTTTAAAATAAGAGGCAGATGATCTGTTAGCCATTATTTAATCCAATCAGTGTCTACTGGCTGTTCTTCTGGCATTGCACCATCAGGTTTGTTTAGTCTCCGTGCTTTTGCTTCATCAATTTCTGATTCAAGTTTTTTATCTGCTAATGTATTTTTAGAATCCATTTCTTTATTAGACAACTGTGCATCCATAATATCTTTTGCACCAGACTGACCAATTAAAATACCTGCAAGCGTTCCAGTAATAAAAGTTGCTACGCTACCCAAAACATTAAAAAACATTTTGTCGTTTTCAGATTGACCAATTAGTGGTTGCTCAACAAAAACGAGGGCATATAAAATACCCATTGTTGTAAAGAATAAAATTGCTCCTAAAGTAAGACCTAATACAAACTTTAATAAACCATCTAGTTCTGCTTGCGTTCTACGTTTACCCATTGTCAGTTTCCTTTACTAAATCTTTTGTACATGTACCGCTTGCCTCACACTCTGGCGGAATGCACTTTGTTTCTTTCCAGTTTGCTGGGTCTTGACAGGCATACCTGTAGCGACTTGAACAAGCAGAAAGGCTCATTACAAGTATACCGCAAAGTAGGGCTGAGGTCAACTTTTTCATATTAATATTATACTATACATTAAGATAATGTTTTATAGTATTATTAATAGGATAGTGTTATTACTCTTCCCCTTTTTCACGAATGCCCATAGTTAAAAACCATAGGGCTACTGAGGCTATAGTTACATATCCTACTACTGTTTTTGCGCTGCCCTCAAGTACTACCCAGGCTACGAAAAACCCTAGAAATGTAAAGTTTTCATTTAGGGCTGCCATGCCCCATTTTTTTAACCATTTCATTTTATTTCCTCCTTCTTGATGCAGTTCCAACTATCACTTGGCCAGCAATGATTGTTACAACTACAATATCTTCCGCTTTTTCACGTTCTGGAATAGACATATCAGCACCGATGTTAAGCAAGGCTTTTCCTAACTCACACTTTTGCTCTTCTGTCAAACCTTCTATTGCTTGTTCTGGATTAAAACACCCAGCAATCGCTTCTGCTAATGCTGCTGGGTTTTCTAACACAAGTAATGCAGATGCTACCTCTGCTTGAATTACTACGGGGTTTCCATTAATGTCTTCTCTTACTTCTACTGGAATTGTAGGAGGAAGATCACGATATTCAAGTCCCGCCGATTCTATGTTTGCAGCAGTTACTGGTGCTCCTTCTGCTGAGGTTACCAATACATCTGCAACTAGATCCTTTTCTGCTAAAGTAAATTTACCGTCTTCAGATAAGACTTCAGATAAATTAGCAACTTCTTCAATTGTTATTTCTCCATCTGCAGATAACATTTCTGTAATAAAATCTGCTTCTGATTCTGTTAATCCACCCTCTGATAATGTTGATGAAACTTCTGCAGCAATTTCTTCAGATACTTCTCCACCATTAGCAATCGCCTCTAAAACTTCGGTAACTTCAGAAGCATCCAAACCACTATCTGAAACCAAATCACTAACTATATCTTGCACTTCTTCTACAGATAAGGTATCATTATCTTGTGCAATTTCTTCAAAAGAATCCTGACTTTCTTCAAGAATATTTTCTAGTTCATCGTTGGATGAAGATTCATCAGATTCAGGTGTATCCGTTTCAGGAGATTCAATTTCTTCGGAAGGCACTTCTTCAGCAGGGATCTCTTCCACAGGAGTTTCCTCTACAGGAATCTCTTCTGTTTCTGTACTCTCCTCTTCAGTTGGAATGGTCTCGTCTGGTAAGGTTTGTTCAGGCGCATAAATAAAAACTGGCTCTGGGGCTGGGGCTATAATAATTTCTTCTGGTGCGGGTATAGAAATAACAACCTCTGTATATTCACTTACAGGTCCAGACCAGTTAGCAACTCTAACAGTATAAGTAGCGCCTTCTGTCAAACCACTTAATTCAATAGATGCAGGAGCACCATCTGTATTGTATGTTCCACCAGCATATGGATTTTCTGCATCAGGATCTTCAGTTACTACCTGATAAAACCAAGTGTTTCCTTCATACCCTGTTGGCATATCTACTTCAACATACATCAATGGACCAACTGCTGGGATTGTAATAATGGGTGCTGGAGTTGGAATATTAGCACTAATTGCTGTAGTTAACTCTTGAGCATTTGTGTTTAATTGTGTTTGTAAGTTTGTCTTACTAGATACCGCTGAGTTTACGGTATTAGTTAAAGATGTTGTATTAATAGCATTTATTGCTGATGTGTTTGTAGTATTTTGAGCAACTACTGGAGTAAGGCTTGAATTTAGTTGTGCAATAGTTGCATTTGCTGCATCAACTGCTGCTTGAACTGTTTCTGTGTTTGGATCTACATACGGAGTAAATGCTGCACCTTGACTTATTTGTCCAGCAAAACCTGCTCCAACATTAGTATCTGTAATTGGAATAAGTGCGCCATTGGTTGTTTCTCTAACATTAAATCTTGCTTGATCTGGTATTGGCCCATTAGCAGTTACACTTGCCATCCAAGCACCATCATTTGGATTTACATCAGCATTAAATCTTATTTGAACCATTTGTGTAGAAGCGTCTTGTTGTGGGTATGGACGTAGGTCCCAAGCAATATCTAAACTTGTACCAGTTGTTGCATAAGTAATACCTGTTCCTGTGCTCCAGGTTGTCCAGTCCCATCCCGCTATAGATACCGATGGGGCACTTGGAGTTGTATGGTATATGGCACCCTCATTTACACCAAATGTTATAGTTGCATTAGACCCAACATAAACGTTGTTATAAACAGTTCCACCCATTTGCATTCCAAACGGAAGATTCATTTGAATACCAGCATCATCTACACCAGCAAGGACATTTGTACTTGTTCCAATAGTAGCCTGCAAATTATTTACTGCTGTTTGTGCATTATCAATTGCAATGTTGGCTTGAGTTAGTTCGGTTTGTGCGGTGGCTTGTGCTGTTGTTGCTGTTGTTTTTGCTGCAACGGCTTCAGATATTTGTACCTGTGCAGTAGATGTGTCAATATTATTTATGGAGGTTTGGCCTGTTGTAATTGTATTTTTTGCATCTATAACTATTTGAGAACTTTGATCTATTGGAGTAACGGTTAAGTTTATGTTATTAATTGTTGCAGTGGCTGTGTCTACTAAGGCTATATTTGATTGTGCTATTACTACTGTGGCTGTTACTGTGTCTACCGCTGCCTGAGCCTCTACCCTTTCAGCAACTGCTACTGCTATGGTGGCGGTGGCGCTATCAGTGGCTGTAATAGCCTGCTGAACCTCTGTAATAGCCGTTTCAAGGGCTGTATTAACTGCCTGTTGGGCAGGACTTATAACGACTTGCTCTTGATTATCTGTAGCATAAGCCTCATTGGGCGCCATAAAAGCAAAAACGGTTATGCACAAGGCAGAACCGAATATAATAAAAAATTTACGTTTTATACTATTCAATTGGGTGGGTCTCCAATGTATCTCTACACTGCCAATTATATCATTTATTAATTAATTAATGATAATAAAAAATAAAAAAGAGGGTAGAAATTAATCTACCCTCAATTTTTATAAGGAGTTTATTAAGCCTTTACCTTTTTTTGAATCTTAAGAACTAGGTTCATAATAGTTGTAATTAAGGCTTTAAGTTGTGCTACAACTACAGATAATGCAGCCACAGCAGCAAGTGCTTGTGATGCTGAATCAGTAACTGTTGCAGATGCTGACACCTTTACTTGACCTGCTGCTGGTAAATCAGTTCCACCAGTTGCGCTGATAGTAACTGCTCCTGCAGATAATGGCATGTAAACTTTGTAAGTTTTTACACCATCTGCGTCAGTTGTAATAGATGTTGCAGTAATAGTATCGCTTGATCCACCAAAAGAATAACTTGTAGTAATTCCTGTAGAAGCAAGTAGGCTAGCATATGTCTTTCCAGACAATACTGCACCTGTTGCATCAATTGGTGAAAGAGTAATTGTGGCTTGCTCTCCTGCTACATAGTTTGCTTTATCAAAAGCCAACTTAATAGAAGCAACGGCAGCCTCTACACGCACAGTAACTGTGTCTGCAGAGATTGTTCCACTCTTTACTACTACCCCTGCTGAACCAGTCTTAACACCAGCCAAAGAGAACAACGCTGCACCATTAGAAATGGAAGCAGTTGTTGCTGAATTGCTGATTACTGTAAGATCGTTTGAAGTAACTGTTAATGTTCCCGCTCCTACAACTACGCCAGCAGCATCATATGCTACGGCAGAAATTGCGTCTGCGTTAGAACCTACAGCAATTGCTGGCTTCTTTACAGTTGTAACAACTTTGGCAATGTCACCATAAAATGTTACTTTCTCTGTTGCTAACAATGCTCCAGACTGTGAAGTAAGTGTAATTGTTCCTACTCCAGATGTTCCATCAGAGAATACTCCAATGTAGTTTCCTGCAGGCACAACTAATGATCGACCAAGACCGTTAATTGTTGTATGGTTTGTACCATATCCTAACATACCTGCTCCTGAGATTGTTGCAGTAACAGATTCTGAAGCAGAAGCGTTAACAGCATTCTTTTGAGTTAAAACAATAACTGCTGCTGCATCAGATGAGACTGTCTTTGAAGCATATACAGTGGCATCTGTTGTTGCTGAAATTGTTTCTCCAGTATTAATAAAAGATGTTGTATAAGCAGTTGATGCCTTAAGGTCTGGAGCGGTAACAGTAACTGTCCATGTAATGGCAGCAGATGTAACTGAACCAGATGCGCTAGTCAATGTAGGAATAAATCTAACTACATATGATCCAGCAACGGTAGGCACATAAAATGATGATGTTAACTTTGCAGTAACATAACCAGAAGTATTAGTTGCTGGTGATACTGCTGCTGTTTTTGTGTCTGCTGATAATGCCACTGTTGCGCTAGATGTTTCTGTAACGGCAAACTGTGGAACGCTAGCAGTAGATGGGGCAGATAGTACTGCAGATATTACCGAAACGGTATCTCCAACACTTGTTCCCAAAAATGATACTGATACTACTGCTGTTGCAGTCTCACCAGGATTAATTGTATCTGCTACGGCATCAATGGTGACAACGTCAGCATATACTGTAGCCTGCGTCGGAAGTGCCGACATCACGCCAAGTGTTAAGGCTGCAGCCAAAACGGTGGCAATTTTCTTGAATGAATTCATCTTTCTCCTCATATCTATAGTAAATTGAACCTATCCAAATATTCTTTTACGTCATCTGGTATAGGCTTATATTGTATCACGTTATCAGGTAGGTCGTCAACTTGCCTTGGCCTATCTTTAAATGTGTGAACCTCTATTTCTTGATTTACATTTTTAGGTGTAAAACTAATGGCACCAAAGACCGCCCCACAAACGGCATCTGCCAAATCTTTAGACTTTTTGCGTGGGTGGTCTACTTTTTTATCATTAATTATTTTAAGTTCTCCCATTTCTTCTAACAAGAGGGGGATTAATGGCATAGCAACTCTCTCTTCATAAATTAACATAGCAAAATCTTCATAATGTTTTTTGGCAACAGATACAGTATCAGTCCTAATACCAACAGACTTTAGTTCTTGTTGAATATCAAATGACTGCCATCGGTCAAATGTGACCATGCCAATATTAAATCCTTGCCTTCTAAGATTAATAATCCAGTTTTTTACATCGCTAAGATTAACTGGGCCTTCGACTTTTGGTTCCCACCAAGCAACAGCATCAACAATAACAACTGGAGCAATCTGTTCATAGTCTTTTAAAACTTGAACATTTACCCATTTGTCAACATGTGCTATTGCTACGGCGCACTTATCATGTTTTTGTGCAAGGTCAGCATGAATATAATAAATCTTTTCTGGATCTGGTTTAAAAGAAGAATCAAACCTTTTGTTATTATCTATTGGATTTCTTAAAGACATACATTTTTCTAGTTTATCTCTTTGTTTAAAAAAAGCATCAGACGAATACGTTGGCTTGCATGCAAAACGCATTAAGGCATCTCCAGGATCTGTAAAAAATGATAACTTAAAATCTTCAATTTTTCTTGTTGGGTTTACTTCCCATGTTGGTCTTTTGATTGCCAATACTCCTGGAAATTTGTATGACTTAATATAATCTTCGTCCCAATTTATTTCAAAAGTGTTGTCTGGGTTGTCTTCTGGCAATGCTGGATTAATTATAAACGTATGTTTTTTTTCAATAATTTCTTTTTCTGCAATTACATCTTCATATCTTTTAGAAATAAAATCTCCAACATACCTTGGAAAAGATAAGAGTGCAACTTTTCCTAAATCTGGAAAACGAGAATCTACTGATCCACGAAATGCTTTATAGATATTTTCCGCAGTTTTGCCTTGCTCATTTGCGGTTCCAACTTCTGATGCAAAACCAGAAATCTCATCAAGCACTGCAAGTATTAAGTTTAAGCCTTCATGAGACTCTCTTTCTGAATGTCCAGAATAAACTGTTATTGATTTATTAAACTCTACGCTATCTGCTTTAGCATAAAATTTTCCAGCAAACCATGGAGAAGATTCTATCTTTGTTTTAAAACCTTTAAAGAAAACGTTCTTTGCTTGTTGTGCATTTATGGCAACGTTAATCAAATCTATAGCGTCCCCACTTGGTTTACCAAAATATTTTGCTGGGTCTTTAAGGCATAAAAGTTTATAAACTAAATATGCACATCCTACTGTAGATGTAAAGTCTTTTCCGCTACCCTTGCCAAGTTGTAAAATGATTTCATTTTTTGTATATTTATCATAATGGGCACTTCCATTATTTGTACCCATCAGATCTTCAAGATCTTTTTTATAATAAATTTGACTCATGGCCTCTACAATGTTATATTGTATTTCTGACAGTGGTGGCTGCCCAAGATAGTTTGAGGACTCAACAAATGTTTTTACATCTACCGGATTTTCTTCAAAAACATTATCTGTTAAGACATCAAGAAAATCATTAAACGTCTTGGACAATTGTAATCACCTCATTTTCTTTGGCAATATCGGATAGCCTTCTCATGATTTTATCTCTTACCTCTGGATGCTCGCTTGCAATGTCTCTTAATATTTCAACAAGAATTTCTTGTCTTTTTTCTATTTCAACTATTTCTTCAGCCAATTCTTTATTTTCTAATAAGCCTGCCTTTTGTAACATTTCAATTCTAGCCTTTTCAATATCTACAACCAACTTAATTGCTTGAGTTTTTGCTGAAAGATTATTTGTTAGGCTGGCCTCATCAATAACTTCGTATGCTTTTGTAATTAATTTGCCATAGTGAGCGTCCATTGATGCCATTGCTTCTTTGGCACGTGCACGAATTGCATCGTTAGCCGAAGCCATGACTTTCCACTCATTGATCAATGCAACAACACGAGTTCTAGGGATATCTAGATCTTTAGATATCTTTGTTGGATCACTTCCTTTTAGATATTCTTCAACTACTTGGTTGACTTGATCTAAATGTTTTACTATTTCTTGTTCTTGTGACATTTTTAACTCCCCTGCTTGTACAAACTATAATAAATATTTGCCCAGAATTCATGATACGCTTCTCCAAAATGTGTACCGTCTCTAGCAGATATGGCATATTCATTATCAGGATATCTTATGCAAAATTTTTCAACACTTGCATCTAAAACGTTTTTGTCTATTTCAAAAAATCTATTTAAATCCATTGTAGGAAAATGGTTATCGTATGAAAAATAGTATAGTTTAATGTCATTTGATTTACAAAACATTTCTAAAAACATTAAGTAGTGAAATGAATGAACTTGAACGATGGGATAGTATTCATCTGATTTATAATTTTTATATACAGCATGGTGAATGTTTTTTTCATGGTCTTGGTTATCATTAGGCATATAAACATATCTTCGTTTTAAAGGTGGCAACAAAATAAAAATTAAATCTGGTTTATTGAAACTATTAATATATTTAAAAACATTGGCAACAATGTCACAAATACCAGTTCCAGGTATTGCTAAATTAAAAAATCCAGAAACAGAAGTTTCTTGTTTTATTTTATAATATAATTTTTTAGCCCAAGTTTCATCTTCTAGCAGGCCTTGGCCATATGCAACAGAACATCCAGAAAATAGTATGTGTTTTCCTTCATGATTTTTTTTAAATTCATCACATCTAAATGCCCTGCTATTAAGTCTTAAATCTGGATAGACAGAGTCTTGAACTAGCCCTTCAAATCCAGTTAGTTCCATTTCAAATAAATTAGGTACTTTTTGACCAACGTTTAGGGAATCAGACATTTTTTTCTTTAGCCACCTTTAGTAAAATTAAATATCCAATTAAATCATCAATATCATTGTCCCCAATCATTGCTGTTCCCTTCATTAAACGACTCAATTTATCGTCTATTCTTACATGAAGTTGTTCTATAGGGTTGGCTTTACTAAAAATTCTTACAGGCTTTAATGCAGAATCTCCATAGGATATGTTTTTTTCAATTAACATTTGGGCTATTGCTAAACAGTTCATTAGAATATCTGTTCCAGATGGGGCAGATAAAGCATGCATATATAAATCATTGTAAACAAAATGATCAACATCTTGATACACTGGAACTGGTTTCATCTTTTAGATCTCCTTAAGCCAAACTTAGCAAGATATACGCAAATAGTTTCTACGCTAGCCCCGCACTCTTTTGCAATTTCTTGTGGAGACTTTTTATCCATAACGTATCGTTTACGAAGCCAAGTCTCGCTTGTATATAGTTTAGCAGGCATCAGATTATTTGTCAACCCCAGTCTCATTAATATCATAGTTAAACCTATCACTGTCTTCTAGGGTCCATTTGTCTTGATTTTCTACGTCCCACTTATACTTATTAATTATTCTATCTATTACATAGTCCTTTTTTAAAGTAAATGAAGGTTCATATATGCGAACTCTATTGTTAGGTTGAATAGCAAAATTTCCATCATCTCTTTGTATAACATGCCCACACTTATGTTCAGAGGGACTTTCAGAATATCCATCATCCATTACGTTACTATCTGGATTGTGCCAATCAAGAGTAAACAAATAAGTACCATTGTGTTTTGTTTTTGTTCTATCAATGTATGACATTCTAAGGTTTGTAAGGCTTTCAAATTTAGTTACAGATATGTGGTGACTAAAAGCATTCCATAAAACTAAATTATGTATGTCTATTTCTGGAACCCCAGGCTTTGTACAAAATGCACTAATTGGTAATCTCCACCACAGCCCACCGTCCTCCATCATTATATGAAATAAAGGACTTCTGTTTTTTATACTGGCAACACCAAATATAAAACATGGAAAATATTTATCATGACTATCTAATTGATTTCTTAAGTAGTTTCCACGCACATAACATTCTATTGGTGGTATATTTGCATTTAACTCTGGCATTATTATTCACCTCTTTTCATGGTTTTAAGTTTATCCCAAAATCCGCCAGGATTTCCTTGATATGTTTGTCCAGTTTCACGATCTATTAATAACCATTTTTCCGGAGACAATGTTTTTACAATTAAAGAAACCTCACTATCTTCTTCTTTAAAAACAAAACTATTTCTATTCATAATTTCCCATTGCCTTATTCCAATTATTAATAGCCCAGTGACCAATGCCACAAGCATCAGCAACATCGTTATCTGTTATTGCTTTGTCGTACTGCATATTAATAAACCTAATTGTCTTTTCTTTTCTAACTTCTCTTTCTTGAGTTTTATACCAAGATTCTGATTTGTTAGGCATTGCTGCTCTCATTGATATTTTTTCTTCTTTGCTAAATCTTTTATTACCAATATAGTTTTGCCAAGTAATGGGAGAAACTGATCCCATATCTTTTACTCCACAAGACCACATGGCAGCAAGAACTCCGCCTTGTACTAATGCTAAATCTGATACTGTTTTGGGGCTATTCATAAATACTGTGTGTTCAATTACAACTGCATCAATCTTATATAAATCAAATAGTGCTTTTGTTTTTGCATGGGCGTCTCCTATTTTTTTATATATGGTGCTGCCACTAAAATTTAACTTACCGACATATTTTATTTCTTTTTTATTAAAAACTGCAAACGCAATATTATTGGTGCTGGCGTCTATAGCACAAATATTTTCAGGCGTTGCATTATTGCTATTAAGTATCTTTGCTATCACGAGCAATCCTTTTTATTTTTTTTAAAACTTTAAAAACATCTTTATTATTAATTCTACAAGTATTGCATAAACTGTCGTCATTGTAGATAGATAAAGTTATGCCACATCCGCCCAAACATTTTCTTATTTTGTTTTTTCTTTTTTGTCTTTTTGCAACAGAATACCTTGCTACAATTTTTTCTTTTGTGGCAAGGTCTCTACAATCAGCGCTGCAGTAAATTTGGTAAGTTACTTTAGGCTTAAAGTCTTGATTGCACCAACTACATTGTTTCACTTAATTCCTTTAGAGAGGCTATCTTAATTACTCCATCCCCAGCCTCGTCACAAGTTTTTCTGACTGGACAATTTTTACAGACCTTAGAATTATTTCTATAGTTTTTGATTGGCAACTGTTTATTTTTCCAAGCACTATGGACTTCGTTCATCCATTCAAATGTATTATCGATCCACTGTCTATAGTGATCGTTAACTTCAATAGGAAACAACAACAACTCGTGATTGTTTTTGTTTTCATAAATCACAATACCTTTAGATCTTTTGAGAATTTTCATGTATATAAGAGTTTGTTCTATATGATCTAGTTTAGCCTTGCCAACTTTTTTTCTATATTCAAACGCTTCTTGACTTGTTGTTTTTATTTCTCCAACAATCTCTTCATCATTCCAAACTAGCATACAGTCACCATATCCAAAAATTGGTGGTTGAGAATTTGATACTTTAAACTCTGTTGTATCATTGTTATCGTCATCTTTAAAAGATTTTGCAATTCCAGAATCAAGCATTACTTTTTGAATTCTGCTATGTGACAAAACCCCATTTCCCATATTGGCTATACTAGTAGCAGTATTGTTACTTTCAAAAGTTGTGCCCTCAAAAGCAATATACCAATACCTTGGACAAACCCCGTTGCCATCACTATAAGATATTGTTGATGGGGCAAATGTTTTTTTCTTAGTAAATTTTGGAACCTGCCCAATAAGGTACCCATCGTTAATCTTTTCAATCATTCCAGACACATCAAAGTCTGGCTTTGGAATGCTATCTGCTTTAATCATAATTTGCTGTAATAAGTTTTTAGTCATATCTCTCTTTTCATTAGCATTCAGTATATCAGTTATCAACGTGCTATGTATTTAAGAGCAGACACTAAATTGTTTACTGACTCTGCTGCAGTGTAGTATATGTTTTTCTTTGCCCTGTTATTTTTATCTACATTAGCCATCCAAGTTGCTTTTAAAGATAGTTTTGCTGCGATGGCTTGTAATCTAACTATTTCTACAGTTGCCACTGCAATTGGAATGTCTGGCCTAATAATTAATTTAGCAATCATTTCCAATGAAGTTGTAAGTTCTTCGTCGTCCATATATTCTGCAATTTCTGCTAAACCATTAATGCTTTCAAGCGTTGTTTTTACTGGCTCCATCTTTTCCTCTTTTCAGTTTGTCTAGTTGTTCAAAAAATTGTTTTCTATACTCAATCATTCTTGGCATATTATTATGTTTTGCCACAATAAATTCTCTTTCTATTGGAGACATTTGTTTTTCTGCATAAGGCTTATGGTCATGTTTATTAGAAAAATGAAACACAATTACTTCACATCTATCGTTTTCTTTTAATGTAACGGGTGCTCTCCAGTGTATTCTTTCTGCTGCCTCAAAAACTAAAACCTCATTGTTTTTTAAAAAGAACTCTTGTCCTTCTACAACTACAGCCCAATCTATGTTACTTGACATTTGATAGTCAATGCTTACTTTTGTATAATAATTCTCTGTATCTAAATGTGGCGGAAGCATAGGGGAGTTTCCATTTCCATATTTTCCATAGTAGTCTAAATATTGATAATGAGTTAATTCCAGATCTGGGTCATTAACATATTCTAAAGCAAGATTTTTTAATTTTTCTACAATATTGCCTGGAGCATCGAACTCAATCTGTACCCTTGACATGCTCTCAATTGTCATAGGGGAGTATCTGCTTACTCCAGGAGTTAGCATTCTATTTGTTTCAACTAGTAGTCTAAGTTCTTCTTCTTCTTCTCTTGTAAAAAAATTTTTTACAATTCCGCAATTAGTATTCATATTAAAATTATACCCTATCTACCAAATCTTCAATAACCGATAGTTCGGCAACTAGCAATCGTGTTTTTTTAGGCCCATTGCCTAACACTATTATTAGTGCTGGAGATTTATTAATTCCAGATTTAATGGCATCTGTTGTTATTTTTGCCCAAACATTTTCATTTAACGTAAAAGATTTTTTTGCTTCCTTTATATCAACCACAAAAGATTTCCAGGTAGCATCTCCTTTTTTATTTCCTCTTCCAGAATTTTTATGAGGAATAGCATTCATTCTTTTTATTTCATTTTTTTCACTCATTGCTATACCTTTTTATGGCTTCCTTTAAATCTAAGTTTTCTTTCATTAGATCGACAGAAAATTTATTTGAAAATCTCATCATGTTTGACTCTATTTTTTGCTTTTCATCTAAAGTTATTGGCAGACTATCCTCTAAAGAAAAATGACAAAACAGCATTTCTACAAAATCTCCATCTTTAAATTCTATTGGTTTTCTCCAATGAACTTGATGTGTTCCAGAAAAAGCAGCAGCCATGTTATTTCCAAGTTTAATTTCGTAATCTTCTACTACAATTGCCCACTCAACGTTAGCCCTTAGTTGTACATCTAATGTAACCCTGGGATGCGTAAATGTATTGTCATAGTGTGGAGTTAATACTGGAATGTCTGAGTATTCTTTAGAGTATCTTGCAAAAGAGATTTCTTCTAGTTTTACATTTTGCATATGAATAGTTTTCATTTGCATTGCAACTTTATCTTTTATTGTTTGAGGAAGATCTATAAACCAAACTTTTTGTCCATAAATTTTAACCTTTGTCGTGCCCTCACTAGAGTTTAAATCTATTGTTTTGTAAATTAGGTCAATCTCATCTTGTGTAAAAATATTGCCGTATCTTCCTTTATGGGTTAGTGGTGATCTTTTTTCAACGCCAGATTCTTTATAGCCTTCTATTTTTATTGGAATATCGCTTATTTGTGTTTCTTCTTTTAGCAACTTTTTGCGTTTTTCCATAATTGTATAACTATCGTTGCTAAACTCTCTTTGTTTTTTATGGGTTAAAAAAACAAACATTAAAACTGTTTCTTGTCCTGGTTTTATTTTTTTATTTTCTCGCCAATGCATCTGGTTAGTCCCGCCAAATAAAATTGCTTGCCCATCTTTTAGATCATAATCTTTTCCTTCTACAACAAGATTCCATTTATGATTAGATAATATTTGAAGATCAAAGATAAGTGTTTCTAATGCCCTTGAATCGTAATGCGGAAATAGTTTTACTTCCCAGCCAAAGTCAGCAGTATATTTTGTTAAAGAAAGGTTTGCAATTTCTAACTCTTCTCCATAGGCTTCGCTACAGAATTGTTGAATTCTTTTATGAATTGATTTAAATGTTGGATCTTCCATTGAAATATTTAAGTTTGCTTGGCCATCCCAATTTTTAAGAACAATTTTATCTTCTGGAATATTTTTAACTAAATTTTGAATATATAATAATTCATCTGAAGATAAAAAATTGTCAAAAATAAAAGGTGGCAAATCTTCATCATTTACAATTTCATTTTTTTCTTTTTGTTCTTCTCTTAACTTTTTATATTCTGGCAATTTAGAGTAGTCTGGAAAATTATTCATGTTAATATTATACACTTTCCCTTAAGGTTTCGTCACTTAAAATATTGGTCTCTCTTTGAAGAACTTTTTGTCTTTCAAGCATATTAACTGATTGAGTTTCAGATATAGGTTTTGAAATTTTATGCTTAAGCCAGCAGAACATCATTAGAATTTCTGAGTTATCTTGCAATTTTTTATTTTCTCTCCAGTGCATCTGTTGAGTACCAGAAAATAATAGGGCCTGATTGTCTAAAAGATTAAATTGTTTGCCTTCAACAATTATTCCCCAATCCTCATTTGTTTGCAATTGAATATCAAAAACAAACATCTCATACGGCCTTGTGTCATAATGTGGAAATAGTTTAACTTCATATCCGTATTCAGGAGAATACCTGACAATAGAATATTCTGCAACAATCAAGTCTTTATTGCATGCTTCTGATGCTAAGTTTTGTATTTTTGCAATTACGCTATTTGAAATTTTTATATGATCTAAAACTCCTTGCCCACCCCATTTTTGAATTCTAATTTTTTCTAAAGGAAATTCTTTGGCTGTTTGCAATATATCTTTTAGTTCTTTATCAGTAAAAATATTATCTACTAATATTGGAATAAAATCTTGATCAGACACATAGTCTTGAGATGTGCGTAATTTTTTATACTCAGGAAATTCATCTAGGTTAGGGAAAATACTCATAATAATATTATACCCTACCCCTCTTTGTATAACTTGTTTGCTTAACTAGTGTTAATCTTGATAAATGTTTTTTACTGCACATCCACGTACACTCTGTTGTTTCTGGAAAAAGTCTCATAGATGTTACTTCTTCTTTACAGGTCTGACATAAAAATTTGCCAGGATATACCGAATACTGTTTATCCAAACTCTTTGACCTTACTTAGGATGTCTGCAAACAATTCTTTGTCTTCTCTAACTTTACTGATAAAACCTTCTCTTCCTTGAACCTTTGTTTCATCTGGAAGAATGTACCAAGCACCAGTCCTGTTTACAATACCCATTAACTCTGCTGTATCTACTAGATCGGCAATTGTGTCAATTCCTGTTTTGCCCCCTCGAAAATAGAAGTCATACTCTCCAGATTGAAATCCAGGGGATGTCTTTGAAAATTGTAAGTCCCACCTAATTTTTCTTCCAACCTTTTCTTCTATTAATTTATCACCTACATGGATCTTGCCTTTGATGGCTTGATTATCTGACTCTGAAGAAAATAATTTAATAACACAAGAAGAGTAGAATTTTGTAGCCTGACCACCAGAAGGTTGTTGGCTAGTATACATAGCATTAATATTATTCCTAGATTGAGAAATTAAAATAAATAAAGTTGGCTTAACTTTGTTGTTTGCATAATTGATCATTTTCCATGCGTTACTAAAGTCACGAGACTCTGCCCCAATTTGTTTTGTATTTTCTAATTGCTTTAATTCGCTTGAATCTTTTTCAAAATAAATTGCCGGAAGTAAAGAGGTTATTGAGTCTACAACAACTAAATCTACACCCGCATTAATTAGGTTAGTTCCAACATCAACCATTTCATTAATAGTTCTGGCAGAAGAGTAAATTAATTTTGAAGTATCTACTCCTAAACTTTGTGCCCAATCTTCAGAGTATGACATCTCTGCATCTATCCAAGCACAAACCTTTCCTTCTTGTTGAGCAAGAGCAATTGTTTGTAAACATAAAGATGACTTGGCACTTGATTTACTGCCCCAAATTAACACTTGGCGACCATATGGAAGTCCACCATTTAGTGCTTTGTTAAGTCCATGGCTTGGTGTTGGCTGATACTCTACACGAATGCCTTCTCCGTTTGTTAAATTTTTTCTAATTCTTGGATCAAGTTGTGCTAATACATCTTCTGTGGTCATTGTCATTTTTATTTTTTCCTTTTCCATATTTTAAATAAGTACATCATCTAGTATAACAGTTCCATCTTTTGTTTTTCCAAAAACAAAATTATACGAGTTGCCTTCTTTAATATTCATATAGGCCTTAGCAAATGCCGTAGGAAATATAAGCACAGATTTTAATTCCCTAGATGTATTAGCCAAGGTCATTGAGGCCATTTTTTTACCTTCTTTAGTTGTTCTTGGTTTAAATGCAACAACAAACATTTCTTCATCTTTAAATGGTAATTGTTTATAACTTAAAAATTTAACAAGAGCACTAGAAGATTGCTTTATTTCATCAATAGGAACTGAAGATATAATCCTATTATCATTAGCAAGAACCAGGTAAGTGCGACCCGTCTCAATAACTGTTCCTTCTTCATCAAATATACCAACACTCCCAGTTTTGTCCAGAATTTCAACTCGTGACCAACCCTTTCCTCGCTTAATTGCTTTTACCATACCCATCAAAATAAAAGAACCTTTTTCTTCAAACTCATCAACTTGCTGAATAAAAGCATGGTAATGAGATGGAATATTAATATTAAATTCTGGAAGATTTAAATATTCGTATAGATTTTCTTTTATTTGATCATCATTACGAGGGTTGTCTAAAAAGGTTAATGATCCAACAGCATTCATTGCTGCTAATGCACGACTGTTTACCCCGTTACCTTTAGTAAAAGTAAAATCTTCTACCTCTTTATAAGATTTAAATGGTCTTGCAGCAATATATTTATCTGCTATCTTGTCCGATATATATTTAATTGCAGTTAGGCCAAATCTAATTCCTTTTCCCTCAATTTGAAAATCTTTGCCAGAGTCATTAATATGTGGAAGTTTAACTGGAATTCCCATTCGTTTTGCTTCAATTAAATACTCAGTTCTGTTGTCAGGATTTTTTTCATTTTTTAATAAAGCAAACATAAATTCTAGTGGATAGTAATACTTTAACCACGCCGTCCAATACGAGAGCGTAGAATAAGCAACCGCATGACTCTTGTTGAACGAATAGCCTGCATGCGCCTCAAAGTCATGCCATAAATCACGAGCCTGATTAGGAGTAATATAGGAAGAAGCGCCAGTAATAAAACGTTCTTTATAAATATCGAACTCTTTGGCGTCTTTCTTTTTTCCAATGATCTTTCTAACTTTATCTGCTTCAGACATGGACATTTGTCCAAGGTGTACGCATGCTTGCATAACTTGTTCCTGGTAAAGAATGCAGCCATAGGTGTCCTCCGTGTAAGGCTTTAATATCTGATGTAAATATGATACAGCCTGTTTTCCGTGTTTTCTTGCAACGTAGTCTTTTCCAATAGTATTCATTGCTCCTGGTCTAACAAGAGCGTTTGATGCTGCTAATTCATTAAGATTTTTTACACCCATCTTAACAATTAAATTGGTGTAGGGCGTTGCTTCACACTGAAAAATTCCTTTAGTGTGTCCATCTGAAATCATTTCGTACACTTTGGGATCTTCCATGTCTATCTCAAGTGGATTAATTTTAACAAAATGATTTTTTTCAATCATCTTGATAGTATCATCTAAAACACTTAAAGTTTTTAGTCCTAGGGCATCGATTTTAATTAGGCCTATTCTTTCTGCTTCTTCCATATCTACCCCGACAACTGGTATGCGATTTTCTGATCCTGGAGAAGACCTTGTTTCTAGTGGAGCATGTTTAAAAATTGGCTCTTTACTAGTAACAATTCCAGCAGCATGAATTCCGGTGCCTCTAATACGGCCACGCAATTGTTCTCCATAAACTTCCACCTCTGGATATTTTTCTCTAAATTCTAACGTAGATTTAGAAGTACAAAAATCATCCCATGTATCTACTGTTTTTAAAATTTTGTTTACATCTGATAATGGAATATTAAGAACTCTGGCAACATCACGAACAATTCCTTTTCCTGTAAACTCTAAAAATGTTGCAATAGAGGCTACATGCCTATACTGTCTAACAAGATAATCTTTTACTTCTTCTCTTCTAGAATCTTGAATGTCTGTGTCAATATCTGGGAAATCGTTACGTTCTGGATTAATAAATCGAAAGAACAAAAGCCCATGCTCTATTGGATCAATTTCTGTAATTCCAATTAAATAACAAAGTAAAGAGCCAGCAGAAGATCCACGACCTGGACCAACTCTAATGCCTTCTTTTTTTGCCCAATTAATCATGTTGCTTACAACAAGAAAATAGGGAGCAAATTTTTTATCTCTAATAATTGATAGTTCTTCATCAAGTCTTTGTTCGTATATATCATTACCAAGCCAGTTAGAGTTAAGTCTTTTTTCTTCTAGTCCAGCAAAGGCAAGGTTTGCCAACTCTTGATCTGGATTTTTATATTGAACTGGCAATAAGTTTAAATGTTCTTTAATATCATAATCTTCTACTTTATTCATAATTTCAAGAGTTGAATCAAACATGTCTGTTCTTGTAAACATTTGTTTTTGCATTTCTTCTAACATTTCTGTTCCACTTAATAGGTGAATATTAAACTTGTTAAAACTCATTTGTCTATCTTTGCCATACAAATAATCAAGTTTTGTCATCATGTCATTATACTTTTTAGATTTTTCGTAAGTAACGTTTTTCTCTAATTTTGCATGAGTATTTAAAATTAACTTTAATTCTTGGATTTCTTTTTGACTTTTATCCGAATGATGACAATCTGGAGTAACAACAATTTTTATATTAAATTCATCTGCTAAATCCATTAAATGCATGTTTACTTGCTGTGGGTTATGTGGCATTATTTCTATATAGTAGTCGTCCTTAAATGTATCTTTAAACCATTTTATAGACTTTTTGGCTTTTGCAAATTCTTCAAGTTCTACTGCCTTGGTAACAATTCCACTTAAACATCCCGATGTAACAATAATTCCTTCTTTGTATTTTTCTAATGTTTCAAAATCAAACCTTGGTTTTCTAAAGTAACCCTCAGTCCATGCAATTTCATTAATTTTGTTAAGATTTTCCAAGCCCTGTTTATTCTTGGCTAGAAGAACTATATGGTTGTATACATTATCTAGTGGATCTTTTCTTTCTGCCCTGTCTCTTTTATCAAAACGGTCAGCACACATATAGCCTTCTATGCCAAGAATTGGTTTTATACCTTTTTCTTTTGCAATGCGGTAGAACTCACGATGCCCAGATAGAGTGCCATGATCTGTAATTGCCAGTGCTGGCATACCAAGAGTCACGGCACGTTCTAAATATTCTTCTGGTGTAGCAACACCATCCATTAATGAATAGTGCGTATGTACGTGTAGTCCTATATAATTCACATACTACCAATCAGCATTTGTTGCTGAAGTTACTGACGGTGAATCAAAGCCAAGATAAAAACTTTCTTGCTCTGCATATGGAATACGACGCAAAGCCAGTTCAAGTGGATAAGGCGCTATGCCTTCCCAATTAAATGGTTCTTTATCTGGAGCAGACGGAATCATGGTATAACTAGTTTCTGTGCTTTGTCCATTACGCTTAAGTTTCCAAGTTAGATTTGAGATGCTTCCTGTTTCTAAAGCAAACTCACGAATTGTATTAAATGATGATTGCTTGCTAACACCCATTGACCAAATTGCCACATATGGTGGTTCAATACCATCATCTACTAAAACGTTGCAATAAAAACGAAGGCGTGCTCTCCAGCCAGCCTTTGGATCTTTTCTGTGCATTTCTTCTGCCCAGTCACGACCTTCGGCATCCATGGTGTCTACAGCCTTGCGCTTATAGTCTTTTGGATTAACATGTTCTTTTACAACAAGAGCAAGACCACGATCTGCATTGTAACTTGCAGAATCCTCATCTAGTTCTTCTATAAAACGAATTTTAACTGATTGTCCGTCAGCCAACTTAAGCCAACGAACTTTTGGTGAATCTGATTTTGGTTTGTCGAGCAGGGCGTTGATGTTCTTTAGTCCCTTAATAACGCTCATAGTTTTCTCCTTTGTGTTTTGTATATCTAGTTTAGCATAAGCGATATAGATTTGTCAAACTGAAATTCTAGATTCCTGATTGCATTATCATCCATATCGCCTATGTCTTTATATTCTGTATTAAGTTGTATTACGGAGACACGAGATTTTAATTTTTCAATTATTCTCTCTTTCATGTTTCCCCCTGCTTCATCGTTATCTGCAATAACAATAATGTTATTGAAATATTTTTGAAGCAAATCTATTTGTGTGTTTGATACATTGGCCCCTAGGGTAGCAACAGCAGCAAAGCCAACCTGATCTAGCCTAATTGCATCAAATGAAGATTCTACTACATAAACCTTTTCTGATGCCTTAACTCTGTAAAGATTAAAAAGTGTTTTTGCTTTTGGAAGTTTGGGAGTATTTTTAAAATCTTTTCCTTCAATAGACCTTCCAACAAAACCAACTGCCAATCCGTCTGGAGAATGAACTGGAACAGTAACCATATCTTGTTTTTCTGAATAGCCTAAGTTAAATTTAATAACTGAGTCTTTTGTTATTTTTCTGCTTTCATAATAAGACATAGCCCTTGGTGAAATTAATGCGTGATTATTTAATCTTTTAATAACTAATTCATCAAAAGCAATATATTCTGGAACATCTACAAGGGCTTTGTTAACAAACTGTTCAATGTTTGTTTCTTTCCCTTTACTTGCAATAAATCTAATTGTTTCAAAGTAGGTTCTATTTGTAGCATTCATGACTAACTCAACTAAATCTTTAGTTTCTTGACAAGAAAAACAAAAGAATGTTCCTTTTGTTTTTGACACTTCTCCTGCAGGGGTTCTAAAATTATTGTGATACGGACAAAATATCATAAAGTCATTATCCATTTCTGACTCTATATTAATACCAGATCCGTCTAGTACTCTTTTTACCTGATCTTCGCTATATAAATCTATTTTATTATTTGCCACTTAGATCCTCAAAATCTTTATATCGATAGTATCCTTTATCAAAGTCTGCTTGAACTAAAAATTCTCCCATAAAACCATTTCTATTTTTTCTAAAAGCACATTCAATAATATCACTATTTGCTGCTCGGCCTAATGCTAGCACCCAGTCTGCATCATAGGCAATCTGTCTAGACCAAGCGGTTTGGCCCAGTGTAGGCACTGTGTTAAGGTTTGTGACATCATCTGGGGTTGCTGATGAGATAGCAATGATAGGTACTTCTTCACCAATTGCCATAAGTTTTAATTCTCTTGAAAGGTTTTTCATTCTTACCGTTTCGTTATCAGATTTTTGGTTTGGAGACATTAGTTGTAGATAATCTACAATAACAAAGTCTGGTCTGTATTGATCAATTTTTCCACGGACAACTGAAGGGTTTACTTCTCCACCACTGTCATTTGAAATAATGTGAAACTCTGGTTTTCCAACTAGATTTTTTTCATGCCATGACTTTAACATATCTAGTTCAATCTCACCATTGCTTATTTTTCTGTGTGACCAAACGCCTTGTCCCATAATAGTGTATACACGATTTCTAACTTCTACCTCTGACATTTCTAAACTTATTACTAGTGGAGACTTGCCTTGTTTCCACGCTTGTACCGCAAAATAAAGAGCAAGCCAAGATTTACCAATTCCTGGATATGCAAGAAAAACGCCAAGTTGTCCTGGCATGATTCCAGATGGCAGGTAATTATCAAATCCTGGTAAGCCTGTTTTAATTCCAATTGCGCCCAACTCTTTCATCTTTTGAACATTAGTAAAATACGCAAGAGCAGAGTCTAAATCCGTAGCATCAATATCTCTAATTGTTGCAACATTCTTTTTTAATTCTGATGTTTTATTAATTAACCCTGTTAGGGCTATGTCTCCATTTCCACCCTGAACATCTGTTGCAGCAGACCTTAAAATATCTTTTAAACTATCGGTTAAATATTCGGCCTGTAATTCTTCTAAATGATACTTAGTTGCACCAATATTTTCTATTGTTTGAAAATCCCTAAATTTTTCAACAACCAATGACTCGGGAGGAACTGCATTGTTGGCCTCATAATACTTTCTTATAAATAGCCAAAGGTCTGTATGTGTTTTTAAAAGATTTTCAACATTAGCCTGCAAAAGAACATGCATTTGTTTATCTTTAAGAAGTGCCGATATAAGTTTAGATTCTGTGTTATTCACTTAGCCACTCCTTTGCAAGTCTTTTTCGTTCTTCACGTTCTTTATCATCTTTAATTTTATTTAATTTTGCTTGAAGTATTTTCTCTGCATTGTATGCAAAGTAATTCCAAGAGGGGGCTGAAGCAACATCAAAATAGTACTGAAGTAAATCATAGCACTGTCCTATGCCGTAGGATTCTATTAAAGCGTCAGAAGCCCATTGCTCAACATTTAAGTTTAACGATGCTTTTTGCTCATACTTTGCCGTATGTAACTTACTATACCTACTTAGCAAAGCCATTCGGTCTTTGCGTTCAGCCACTATACGTCTATTTCTGCTTTGGCTTCGTTAAGTTTATTGGTTAATTTATCTTCAACAAACTTATAAACTCTTTCAAAAGCCTGATCCGTATTTTCCCCATCACGCCTGCTATCGACTACGCCAAGATCAAGCCTTAGTGATTGGAAATTTCCAAGGTTTAGCGTATAGCCAAGTGTTACTGATACTTTGGTTGGTTCATTTATTGCCACAGGATTATTGTCTGACATCTTGTTACCCCTTTCAATTTAACTATCTTATTGATTCGTTCCAAATAGGAATAAATCTTCCATCTTCAGTTTTCGTATATGTAAGTATACCATCGCCCATTTTTCTTGTCAACTCTTGTTTTGTGGGAGTCATATTGTTTGTAATTAATCCATCCTTTCTAGGTTGGCCAATATGTATACTTGCAAGTATATCACGTATCTCTTTTACTTGTGATTCAGAGTAGTATGCTCTTATCTGATATCCACGCTTTCCATTTTCAGAACAGCCAAGTGGAGGAGGAATGACTCCTCGTTTTATTAAACTTGGCATGTATTTTCTATGCCTATTGACAAGTTTAGCGGTCTCTGCTATAGTATATGCCTTTTCTCTATTTTTTTTAAAATCTAAAATAAAACAAAGTTCAATTTTATTTTTAACAATATTATAAATAGCAACAGTTCCATCTGATCTATTGTAGTGACGAATTCTAACTAAGTCTTTATTTAAAAACCAAACTGAGCCACTACCTTTTATTACAGATGACTGATTGTATTCTTGGCCCTCAATTTTTCCTTTTGCAGTAGCCATAGCCCCTCACTTGATGTTGACGGTGGATTATAAAATTTTCTAGTACCACATTTTAAGCAAAATGTTTCTAAGTGCTGTTCTTGACTGTACTGTCGATCAATAAACATTCTATCTTTACATTTTGGACATTTAATCATTAATTTGGAATGCCTACAATAATAAGATTTACCCATACTGATAAATCTCCAGACGCTCCGAATTTTACGCTCCCCTCTACACGAGAAGTTGTAATATTTTTTAAAATTATAGATACATTTTTTCCTGCTGGAGTGTTTCCTACGTTAACTGGGGTTGCCGTAACAATTGGAGCATACTTAAAGTTAGTGCTAAAGTTATAGAAAAAATCTTTTTCTGTTGTTGGCGTTACGGTCGTGTTATTAAAAATTTCAACTCGGCCAGCAACTACTCTTAACTCTGAGGTTTTTACGTTTGTTTTATCTGATCCAATTGTGTCTACTGTTGCATAATTAGAAGTTGTTGAAGAAACTTCTGACGCAAGATCATTTACGGCTTCGGCCAATTGGTAGATGTACGTTACATCTAAAGGCTGTCCTCTTTCTGGTAATGGTATTTTTGACATTTTTCTCCTTTTACTATTATATCAGGTCAAACTTTTTAAATCACTAATTAGATACGTGGCTGCATTAAATGGTCCCTTTAATATGGTCACCTTTTGCACTCTAATTTTAATATGGCTTGGAGCATCAACAGTATATGGATAAGAGATTGAATAACTTGTTCCTGTAGATTTTCCAACCCAAATCCAGTTACTTAAAACGCTGTCTGTTGTCCATTGAACATAAATATCAAATTCTTTAATTGATGCCTGCTCTGCTTGTAATATTTTTTCTTCATCTGTTGGATCAGCAATTAATAAGGAAGGCAGTGTCCATGAAATATTAACTATGTGTGCGCTAGTGTCAACACTAACATTGTGAGGAATGTTAGTAGTTTCTGGACTACTTGGATTAAAGCCAGTTTCAATAAATGTATTTTGTATTTCTATTTGTTTTATTGGAGACCAGTGTGAGAACCTGTTCTTGTCTTCTGATAATATTCGATATCTTAGCGTATAGACTAAGTTTGTATTGTCTCCTAATGTTGGGGGGAGGTCAGATGACTTTATAATACTTTGTTTAATGCCAGCGTCTGCCATTATCCCACACCAATAGAAAATTTAAATTCTACGTAGTTGCTTGTGTTTGAAGATTTAATAATTGTTGTAGCGTTGTCATTTTGAACAACTGAATACCCCACTAGTCCATAAAGTGGATTTATTGTGTTTAAATTTTCAAGTCTGAGTGCATCTAAGACAACATAAAAGTCATCAGACTCAGTCCCACCATCAACAACTGACACATAAATATTAATAGTATCAGCAGTGGCCCATGTAAAATTTGATGTGGTGTAAAGTTCCTGCTTTTGTTTTTTTACAATGCAATATCTGTTATTTACAAAATCTTGTTGTCCAGAACCACTACCGTTAGCAACGGTTGCTTCAAATCTGGAAAATTTAGTTTCATCACTACTGCTAACAAACTCAACAATAACTTTAACTGTATCTGGAACTGCTACAGAATCTCCGTCTTTATTTATTACAGAAAATGCTAGGCTTAATTCATCTGAAGGAGCATTCTTCGAAAGATCTAAAGATATCCCACTTGTTCTAATGTGTTGAGGGTCACTTCCTACAACTAAATGTCCTCCAGAACTTGTCATTGTCGAAGAGTCTCCACGTATTGCAATAATGTTATTGTAATATCTGCAACGCTCATACCTTTCTGCCCTGTTTGTATTATAAAAAATTTTGTTGTCTGCATTGGTTTCAAAAATTTTTGACGTTGTTTCAATTACGTTATCTGATAACGATCCATCTAGGGGCTGCGTAATTCTTTCAATATCTACAGTTGCGCTTGGAGAAACGTGTTGCCAATTTTCTGTTTGTGTAAAAGTTAACAAAGTTCTACTATCATAGGCTCCAGCATAAGGGTTTGATCCAGCAGAATAAATACCAATTTCAGAAATTTCATACCTTTCTTCTGTTGGTAACTCTGCTGTTAACACCAACTTTGACTGTCCATCTTCTACAACATATCCTCTTGAACTTATTGGTATGCGAAACATTTCAAAATCTAAATTTTCTTTTGTAGCGTAATCTGGTGGGCTATCGGATGTATCTAGGGGTTTAGGTCCGCAGCCAAGAGCCATGTATGAAGCATATGCTGGAGTCTGGCCCAACAAATATTTTGCAATAATGTACTTTCCAGTGTTAGTTATCATGATTCTCCCGCTTCAAGCACTATAGTATACATTGTACCACTTATGCTCAATTGCACCTCTATCTGTTCGTCTATATCCAAATTCACTAAATCAATAACAATGTCTTGGCTATCATTTAAATATACATTTTCTCCATTAGGGCCGTTACCAATAAAAGGTATTTTATTTTCTAGTTTAATACCAAAATTAGAAAAATATTTGTCTGAAGTATTTTGTAGGCTTAATAAGCGCTTTGAAGAAAATTCTTGATTTAAAGATGTTAAATTTTTAATCAATTGATTAGGAACGTAATCTCCTGAAATTGTGTCATGTCTGGACATAGACAAAAGTTCTTGTCCTCCAATGTCTTCAAACAAAATATCAATTAACGTTATGGCTGGCAGAGTTTCATCATCAAACAAAATTATTTCCGGTGTAGCAGTTTTTACTTTATACGTTGTTGGTGGGGGTGGTGGTGGGGCTGGTAAATTTATTGGAACCGCAGTAACGGTTGGCACAAAGATAACAGGGTCGGAAGAAAATGGTACTATGTCTACTACTACTGTTTTATCTTTTGCTTTAATTGATGTAGTATCTCCTCTTTCTCCCGCTCTATAATTATTCCAGTCCTCACCTCTTGTTACGGCTTTTGTTGTTTTTGAAATAAACTTACCTTCTCCCGAATTTTCTCCTGGCATGTTACACCTCCGCCATATATAGTGTCATGCTTGGGCCACTAACATTTCTTTTATAGTCTATGTTATATATAACAAACTGTTTATTTGAGTCTGAAATTAAATCTACCCCATCTTTGTTGTAATCAATTTTAACTATATCCCCTAGTTGAATTATTGGTAATGAGAATATTTCTGCGCCAACTAGTTTTTTAGGTTTCATTGATTTTTCAACAATCCACCCCAAAATATTTTCAGCGTCTGACGATGTTTGAATATATGGAGTTTCTAAAGTAAAACTACTAACCCCATAATTTATTCTACTTTGCTTAATTTGATTGTAATCTTGAATGTTTATTAATTCAGACCTAATTGTTGTATTATCTAAATTGTTTGACTCAGAAAAATTTGACTTTTTATTAAAATAATCATCCACAGATAACGTGTATGTTGTGTCTTGTGTAAATGTTATTCCTTGAATTTTTAAAAAATTTCCTCCAGTTCCATCTAAGGAAAGTACGGAATCTGTTGCATTAAATACTAAAAATTCTGCTCCGTAAGAGTCTGCTTGAAAACCGGAAACAACGTATCCTTTTATTGTGCTTGGGGAGGGGGACATTTTTGCATACAACGCTGGATATGCTTTATCATATTTTATATTAAAAGATGCAACTTCTCTAAAAATAGAACCAAACTCATCATAATACATGTTGTATCTTGGTGGCTCTAAACTGGATATTCCACTCAAATATGTAGATTGAACAATTCCACTCATTGCATATTTTCTTAGTGCTGAATTGGCGTTAACCTGGTTTGCTCCAAATACTGAAGATATAGAGTCAGTAACATTAAACACTGTATTCTGAGAATAATTTTCTCCTAAAGCATAAATATTTTCAAACATGCATTTTGAAGACCCTCTTACAAAAAGAGAAACATTGTTGTATGCTGGCAAGGGTTCAGCGTCGTCAACTATACCAACTAATTTATTGTTAATATATAAATAAAATTTTCTTGTTGTTCCGACATTGGAGTACTCAACTGCTAAGTCATATACGGTTGGATTTTCTTCTCCAGATTTTCTATACTGGCCAGTAAACTTGCCATCATCTACCAAGACATTAGTTAACCCTGACCAAAGTTTTATTGGTATGGCATTTCCAGAACTATCTTTTTTAATTTTATAAAAAACAATATTTGAAATACTGTTTTCAGATGACCCATCAGAATTAACTTTTAAATATGATTCAACATTTTTTTCTGTTAATGCAACTATTTCAAAGTAATAGCCATTATTTGTTTCTGGGTTGATCATAAGACCAAGACCGCCAGATCCGCCACCAATGCTTGAATTTTGATTTGGCTGTGTTGTTGGCACTTGATAATATGCTGAACTGCCTATTGGGGTTTGAAGTCTATCTTCATTACTTCCCTGATTTCCAACAATTCTTATTCTAGTTCCAAAATGTTTATAAGAATTGTTTAATGGTTTGTATACATAAGATATAAAGTCTATAGGGGTATCTGTAGAGGTAAATGATGGGCCAGACATGACTAAGGCTGAGGACTGCATAGTTCCGCTTTGGGTTGATTGCAGACTATTAAGTTCTGTCTCTGTTAAATAATTGCTTGCCATAAAATTTCTGACTATGCCAGTTCTTGAAGATTTTTTAGCCAATACGTTATTAATTCCAGCAGCCCCTTCTGTAAGATTTAGAGGATACTCAATTGTTGAATTGGTTGTAAACAGATATTCCGATTTCATCGTACATCCACGAAGATATGTATTTTCAGTCCAATGACTGGATATTCCAGACAAATGTTCGCTAATTAGAGTTCCAAACTGTCCCCTGCCATGTTCAAAAACTGGACCATTTTTTATTTTTGTTTCGCCATCTATTGTTTCATAATACGGGTTTGCTAAAATTCTAATAAGTCCAGTAGGATATATTTTTCCATTAAAGGGAAGAGATGCCATGTACTCTTGATACTCTTGATTATTTGATATCCAAACATTTCCAGTTCCTGTTACATTAAACTGGACAGCATCATATCTAAGAATTTCCCCATTAGAATAAAAATAACCTTTGTGTTGAGTTATCCAATAAATATTTTCTCCAAGATCCACAACATTATTAATAATGGATCTATTGACAACTGACGGAACTAATGCTGGTAAATTAGAATTAATTGGCATAGCGCTTAGCGCAAGACTTGACTGTTTGGCTACTTGTGAATTTATTGTTTTTAGTACGTCTTGTCCTGATGCTTCCCATAGCAATGATGGTTTATATATCCAAGTTTTTTCTTTATCAATTAACGTGCTTTGTTTAATCGATCCATAAGATCTTTGTATGTACCTTTGAGTATAATTTATTTTCCCGTCGTTGTATATTTTTTTATCATTTGAGGATATAGAAATGATGTTAGGCAATTCTGATGATGTTTGTTTGTTTTTAATTTGACCAAGTTTTGCCTGATTGTTGGTGCCAACTAAAGTAAAAGATGACTCTCTTTCTCCAGCATTTGGCATTATGTAGTTTTTACTCATAACAGTAAAATTATTGTATTCATCAAAAAACATTGCAGTTTGAGTTGATACGGCCAAGTCATTTAGAACTTGGGCTAAAGTTTGATCTGGAGCAATAAAGAAAAAGGGAATGGTTGGGTCTTTTTCTAGTCCTATTCTTTTAAATGTATAGTTAGAAAATCCGACTGAGTCTAGTAATGTCGATATTGCAAAACTTAAAGAAACATCTGTCAATAGCATTCTTGGTGCCGTTTGAGATTCAAAATAAAAATAAAAATCACGTAATTCAATTGAGACTAAAGAGCCGTCATCGCTTGCTTGTGGAAAATTGTCTGAGTATAATGTTTTTATTGGTACAAAATAATCAATAGTAAAATCATCATTATATATGTTTTCATAAAAAACAAATTTTATATTTTTATTTAAATAATTTTTTATAATACTGTTTTCATTGTTTTCATTAAAAGATAAGTCTTCATCAAAAATAGATATAGTTCCATTTGAGGCAAGTAGTTGTCCTACTGGCATAGCCCCTTGAGACATATCGGACATTGTCTTTGTTATTGAAAAATCTAAAACGTTGTTTGAAACATTTATAGCAAGTCTTGGAGATATCTCAATTAAATCAAAGACTGAGTCAAATTTATTCATTGATAAAACTACTACTCTTATTCCGTCAATATATTCAAACTCATTATAAAAAAATGTATTATCACTATTAGTTGTCTTTAGTGGGTTAGAAATTTTTGTAACAAATGGGGTTTCATTGTCAACTGTTTCAGATTTTAAAAACCATTCATTGTTTAAATATGATAATTCTAAATATCCATCTGGACCAATAATATCAGAACCATCTGCTCTTGTATCATTTTGATTAATACTTAAAATATCTATCCAGTTATTATTCTTTAAAACTTGTATTTTAAATCTATTTGGAACGGTTTTATTTTCATTGCCATAAAATGGACTAGAGTTTGTTCCAAGAATATCTTGAAAATTTCCTGGATCTTCTTGTCCTACGTTAGTTTGCATTTTTATTACAATTCTGTTGCAAGGAACGCTTTCTTTATAGACTACAAAGGGGCATGAGTCTTCTATATAATTAATGCCATTTACTTTGTTGTTTGCAATTCCCCTCTCAATTCCATCTTCTTTTCTATAGGATGTCCAATATTTAAAAATATCATTTCTTGAAGACATGTAGTATCTTGGGGCATTATTTCCAAACATAACATTTGTTGGTATATATTTTTTAGTAAAAAAAGACATCTTATTAATGCCAGACCTTGGTCTAAAAGGTTTAATACAATCTTCTAGCGAGTAATATAAAGATCTTTTTTGGTCTAAAGATTTAAAAATTTGTGGAGTAGCGTCAGTATTATATGTATTTTGTTTTTGTTCATAAGACAATTCGGCATCTGTATAATAGTCTCCGCTATCTTCTAAATCAAAAGTATTTGGAATATTTCTATAAATGCTAGAATTGTTTTGTGGTCTATATCTATAATTTCCTATCTTTTTTATATTGCCAGGAGTATTCATATTCCATTCAGCAATAACAATTGACCTCAAAGAAACATCGCTAGATGTTTTTAAATAATCTACAAGATCGCTATTACTAAACATGTTAAACTTCTTCTAGCGTTAAATTAATATTCCATAGGTCATGAGTAGTTGATCCTCTTTTTACTACAGAGTAAGAAAAATCTGTAAAATACATTTGAATTATTTGATTGTATTTAGTGTTATCATCATATTTATCATATGCCAAATAGACCCAAAAAGGACCTTTATGATTTTCGTACCACTCTAATAATTCTAATCCGCCAGCGCCACCATCAACAGTAAATTCATCGGTAGTTCCCTTAAGAGATGTTAGGCCTGATGTATCAAATGCTGGGTTATCAGCGTATGCTTTTGATGGTAACATTTGCCAAGATGTTGATAAACTAATCTTATCTGCAATGTTATATGCCCTCATATTTCCATTGATCATTCTTTCTCTTTTTTGTATTCTTTCTTGACTAAAGGCTAGTTCAGCCCTATTATGATCCGACAAAATTAAAAATGTATTCTGTTCATCTGTTGGAACCCCCGCTAAATCTGATCCAATTTCATATCCGTCTGGATAATAAAATCCGCTAGATAAAGTTCCTGAATTTTCAGACCAAAGCATTGCTTGCGGAAGTCCATACTTACGTCTACCTGCTAAATATGCTGAGTTAGCCATTAGTATGTATTCCCCCTCAATCTTCTAGCATCCATTTGTCTAATTTGTGTAATTACTGTTCTTGCAATATCATCTGGACTTGCAGAGGTATCATTTACCCCCACACTTAGACTATAATTATACACTGAAGTGTTGTTGTTATTTACTGAATTATTATTAATTGCTGTGACTGTAGGAGTTCCTCCAAGAGACAAACTGTCTGGATATTTGGACTCATTTATTCTTTCTAGTAATGGCCCAAATTTTTGTGAAGCAGCCCTATTCATAACAAACTCTCCTGGGGTAAGCATTGCACGAACGCTGTCCGTCATTCCGGATCCAGAAACTGAGCCTCCTGATGAATATTTCTTTATAAACCCACCGTACATGTTTCTTTCTCCTGCACGAAAATTTTGATATGCTGCATTATTTTTATATCCTGCCCCTAATGCGCTTGCTGTTATGTTTGCGTCTGGGGCCTGTGTGCCAGCCTTTATTGCTGATGAAATTGGCGTACCTACTGTATTAACACTTAATGTTATATTTTTATCTTTAATATCGTCCCAAAGTTTTTTAATTGCAGCAACAATACCTTCTCCAATTTTAAATCTATCATTGGTTTTATCTGCTTCAAATGCTGCCGCTTGTATAGCCAGTTGTTGATTTTCCCATGCTGTTCTTGCTGTATCAATATTTTTAATTCTTGCATCCAAAGCATCTCTAAGCGGTTGTAACTCATTAACCTGATAATTATAGTTTTTATCTTGTAGCGCTGTAATTTCAGCAATTATTGGTAATCTTTTTTGTTCAAGATTATATATTTTTTCTTCAATTTGCGCCCTAGTAAATCCTCCTGCTGTAAGTGCTGAAATTTCTGATTCTTTTGCTGTCTGTAAAGCATTAGAACTTATCTGTATGGCATTTGCAGCATCGGTAGCACGCATTTCTTGTGCTGCTCTTGCTGCAGCAGAAATATCTCCACTTGTTAAAGCATCTGCAAGATTTAATCTTCCTCTTTCTTGTTCAGCAATTTCTTGATTAAGACTAGATATTTTTTCAAGTGCTTTTTCTTGTTTATCATATTTTTTATTAATATCATCTGCAGCCTTATTAATTATTGCTAAGTCTTGATTAAGTTTTTCAATTGGTCTGTCATAATCCATCTCAATGCTGCGTTGCTTAATGTCGATTAATTTTTCGTTAGCATCAATAAGTCCGTTAACTCTATCAATTTCTGGTTGAGCAGCAGCCCTTGCTTGTTTTTCAAGGAAGTCATAATATTTCATTGCCTTATTCATTTGAATATCAAAGGCTTTTTCTGGGTCAGTGTCTTCTAATAATTTTTGTTCTGCAGCCACTCTTTCATTATATTTTGCAATTAACTTATCCTGTAACTCAATACTTTTTGCCTGTTGTAGGTCATACATAAATTGTTCATCGCTCATCATTTCTAAAGAGTCTGCAACAGAAACTCCAGCCTCTCTAAGCCTAATAAAACCTTCTGTCTGCATCTTTATTGCGGTTATTGCTGTATCAGCCTCTGCAGCAAAACCACCTAAGCCTGCTTCTTGCATAAGTTGCATAGCCTTTTCTCCAACAGGAGTAAGTTCTACGAATCCCTCTTTAAGTTTTGCAACATTAAGGTATGCTGCTTGAGTTTTATTGTCTAATCCTTCAATAAAATTAACAAAGTCAAGGTTTGCACCCATGTCATTAAGTTGTTGAATAACACCAGTGAATTTTGTCATATCTCCGCCAGACTCTTTAAATATTCTATTAAGTTCTCCTATTCCACCTTCTGCATCAATACCTGCATCCCTTGTCATTTTTAATTTTCTTAAAAGATCGTCAAGGGTTGTATCTCGATCGCCACCGCCTAAGCCAGCACCGCCTGGTTGATTGCCTGAACTTGTTTTTTCTTTAGGAAGATATTCTTTTGTTGCTTTTGCAGCACCTTTATCACTTATTTTATATGAATATACTTTTTCTCCTTCTTTGTCTACACCTTCTATTTTTTCTATAGATCCTGCACCTTCTGCAATGAGTTGGCTTTCTTTTATATCTCTTCCTATACCCGTTAAACCAACTAGTTGATCGTCTATGTTTTGTGCTGCTGCTGCATTGGCTGAAGCCAGATCTGCATACCTTGTTTCACGAATTGTTACAAATTTAGAAATTGCTTCTTTTTGTATTGAGTCTGGTAAAGCATCAAAATCTTTCCATTGTGACATTAAAAGTTCTAGTGACTTTTCGTCAAGTCCAGTTCCATTAAGTGCACCATCTTTAAGAGATTGTATAATAATCTTTTTAGATAATTTTTTAGGTAATTTTTCTACAATTGATAGTTTATCTGCTAACTTTACTAGTCCATCATATCCAACAGTCTCTATATATGCAGACATATTTACTTCATGACCATCTAATACTTGCAGTGCAGCAAGTGCTTCTCCAATTTTATCAAAAGTTGCAGGATCAGAGTTTATAATTTGTGTAGATATCTTAACTGCTTTTTCTTTATCTAAATCAAGACCTGTAAAAAAGTCTAGCATTGCTACAGTTTTTTCTGATCCCTGTTTTCTAATTCCAAGGGCAAGTGTTTGTTGTAACTCTGGCAATTTGCCTGCAAATAAATCTAGCAAGGCATTACTTTGCTCTGGATTTAAAATTTTATTTTTCAATAACAAAGACATTTGAACTTCAAGTTCTTGGGCTTTTTCTGCTGATCCAAAACCACTTTTTGTTTTTCCACCATCAAGTAGGGAAAGACCGCCGGTTAAATCACTTAATTTAGAAAGACGTTTTAATGCATTGCTAGCAAGGCCTTCATACTCTGTACCTTTATATGCATCTTTTACTGTTGATTTAAGAGAGTCAAAATATGCGTCTTCTCGCATATTTGTATCGTTAAATGGCAAATCAATAGCAAATTGATCTTTAGTCTGAATCCTTGTTTTAAATATTTCTATTTCTTTTTGTAGCCTATCGGATAACATGGTATTAATTTTTGAAACATCTGTTGCTTGATTTGTTTCTAAATCTGATATTTGTTGTTTTATTTGAAGTTGTTTTTCAAGGCTTGCTGTTGTTTCTAATTGCTTGTTTAGTAAATCAATTTGTTTTTGATACATCATGTTGGTCGCATCTGCTTGAGCCTGTATGATTTCTAAGTTATTTGCACCAACTGCTGCAATTCTTGCTGCTTCATTTCTTCCGGTAGTCGATCCAGACTCTGCTTTTGATAACCTTGTTAATTCTTTATCTGTTCGCTTAATAGCCTGAGCAATAATTTGTGTTCTAATTCTTAATGGGTCTTTTGCTAAATCTTCTCCATTTGGACCTATAATTGATCTAATATTTCCTTTAATTTCAATGCCATATTTTTGATTTCCAAGTTGAATGCCTATTTGTTCTGCTATTCCCTCTGCTTGTTCGGCAGTTAAAACACCATCAGATACATATGTTGATAGTTGTAATGCAAAGTCTGATGCTGCTTGTTTTGATCCAAACTTTTCCATATTTTCAACAAAACCTTTAACCATGTTTTTGCCAAGATCGGATTGTAAGAATTTATCTCCAAACATTGAACCTGCTCTTTGAGCATCATTATATGCTCCAAAAGAGCCAGATCTTCTCCTTCTTTCCATTATTTGCGAAGCACCGACTGCTCCTGTTATTTTTCCAACTTCTTCCATTTTCTGTGCTGTTCCAGATGTTGCTTTTACGAACTCTGCTTGTTTCTTTGCGCTTTGTTCTAAATTTTTACTTAATAATAAAAATCCCCCAGCAAGTGCTGCTGCAGCGGCTGCTGCTGCGACATATGGGTTCATTAGCATTGGGAGCATTGATGTTACAGCAGATGCACCCATTAATCCCATACCCAAATTATTATTGCCAGTCATAAATGCACCCATAGAGGCCATACCTAACGCACCCGCTGCTGGTCCCGCAACAGATCCAACTCTTTGTGCACGTTGTGCCCTTTGTTCACGTTTTAGATCTTTAGCACTTTGTGTTGTTGGCTGTGTTAGTTTATCTGTTGCCTCTGTGTTTGCATTTAATGATGTAATTAACTGTTGAAGTTGTGTGCCAGGAACATTTATATTTGGAGCAATACTGCTCATTGGGGCAACATTGCCCATTTTAAATCCTGATCCTGGCGTAGTAACAGAAGGATTCACCCATCCACCATCTGCGCCTAAAGCAAAACTTCCAGGGCCTTTAAATCCAGGCCTAGGAATAACTCTCATAACCTTTGACGCATCCAAAAGACGAGTATCTCGCTTACTTCCACCTATTTGTGTTGTATCTTTTGTTTTAGAGTTTCCAGTTGATGGTGTTACTTGACTTGCTCTTCCTTTATTGTCTATAACGCCTTCTCCCGGAGCCACAGCAATTTTAGGCTTTGTGCCACCTCTCATTGCCTCAAGTAAGGCGTTGTCTTCTCTATCGTAACGGGCCTGCTGAATTCTACGTATGTCATCTACTATAGTGCTTCCTGTTTTTCCTGCTACAGTAGATGCTGTAGGTTGGTACCCTTGTGCCAAAGATTTATCTGAAAAATAAATTCTATTGGCTTTTGATCCACGGCCAAGACTTACTTCTTTTCCATCGTTAGTTTTAATAATAAGACTTTTTGTTGCTGTTGCTCCAGATTGTCTTTGTCTTGTTTCCACTCTAAAGTCTTTAATAATCCCAGCACGTTTTGCTTGTTCTAAAACTTTAGCGCTAGTCTCAGGAGTAGATCCTAATCCTCTTCCTAAAGAGTATCCCCCAATTCTGTCATACTGACTTAGCATTTTTTGATATGCTGGAGTAGATTTAATATTGTCAGGAACATTCTTAAAAGCATTTTCTATAACGGCATCAGTAACTCTTGGAGATCTTCTTATTTGATCCATCATTGCTGAATCAATTGATTGGGCTTGTGCTGAAGTTAATCCTGAAGGTGCCCACTTATTTGGGCGACTTGTCCATTCTCTTTCAAAATCGATTAAAGACACACCATTCTTTGTTGCCAAACCTTTATTTAGGTTAGGATCAAATGAAAGTGCTAAGGAGCCATATGCTCTTGCTTCTGGATATTTTCCTGTTGCTTTTAATATATCTCTATATATTTGGGCTTGAAGTTTTTCATTTTTTGTTAGCCTTCCTTGTGCAATTATGTCATCTATATTTGTTAATCTTCCCCCGCCTACGTGAGTATAGTCATCTCCTGCAGAAACAGTTCCTCCTCCGTACTGTTTAATTTTTCCAGTAACAAGCGCTTCTACAATTGGTTTATATTTGTCATCTTGTGCAATGCCTGTAGGAATAACAGCCTCTCCTGGCATCAAGAGAGACGGTATAGAATCTTTTCCTGGAGTTCCACCAACAACACCAGTTGTACCTGATGCAAATTTCTTTGGAGTTTTTCCACCTTTAATTGCGCCAGGACCCATCATTCCAGGATTTGCTCTTGCAAAGTTTGTTGCTGCTATTGTTGCATCAATATATGCTTGACGCAATAGTCTGACTGCTGATGCTTCTGCAGAAAAAGATTGTGTTAAACGAGTGTGTGCCTGATTTAATGATGCTGCTACTGTTGCTGCTTCTAGTTGTTCTGAATTTAAATAACTTGTTTGGTCAGCCAGGACTTTTGTATTGCTTCCTGCTTTTAAGAAGCCAACTCTCATTGTTACAAATAGTTTAATGATGTTTGCAACACCGTTTGCCAACAAACCAAATGTCATTAATAATACTGGGCCAATTATTCCAACAAGTGCTGATGCTACAACAATAAACTTTTTAGTTCCTTCCCCCAGGTTGTCAAATTTATCTAATAATCTTCCTAAAAATTTTACAACTGGAGTTATTGCTTCTAAAAATGCCTTACCTATTGGGACAATAGCAAGTTTTAATTTTTCAACAGATTCTTTAAAATCAACCCCTATAGCATTTTCAACTGTTCCTAATTCTCGTTCTGCTAAAATGGCAAGTTCTTCAATAGAGGCATTTGTAAGTTGTAAAACCTTATTAGCCTGTGTTCCCTCTTTAGTAACGTTTTGGAATAATGTTGATAGACGTGAAAATTGGAACTTACCAAATAGTTGCTCAATAGCACGAGCACGATTAAGTGGATCTAGTGTATCTAGTGCTTGTGCAAATCCTATTACGGTATTTTTAATGTCCCCCTGATTTGCTTCAACAATTCCTTTAATATTAACGCCAAAGCCAGCCAACATTTCACTAGCCTTTTTGCTTGGATTAATTAATGATGCTAGGCCAGATTTTAGAGCGTTTGCTCCTTCAGATGCATTAATTCCACCCTCTTTCATAGCGGTCATGAAGAATGCTAAATCTTCAACTGATCCACCTAGTTGTTTGACAACTGGGCCTGCTTTAGGAATTGCTTCTGTTAAATCTTCAATAGATAAAATTGTCTGGTTTTCAACTGAGTTAAGAAAATTTATTTTGTTTGCCAAATCTTCTGATGCTATACCAAAAGCATTTGTAACAGAGATAGTTGTCTCTAAGGCTTGTGCTTGTTCTACTCCGCCAAGGACTGCAAGCCTTGTGGCTTCTGATACTTGAGCAGTTAAATCAGCCCCCATCTTACCCATTGCTGCTGCAGAGGCTGCCATCTCCATAGTTTGAGTAACGGCAACTCCATACTTTGTAAATGATTCAGCAAGTTTTTGAATTTCTCCTAGCGCTTTATTTGTTTCATCAGTAGTTGTAAACATGTCTCCATAAACACGCTTAAACTTAATCGCTTGTTTTTCAAGATCCATAAATGTCTTTGCAGCAGCGGTACCAAAATAGGCAAGTGGTATTGTAAAGCCAACCATAAGTTGACGTCCTGCCCATTGTGTATTTTTACCAAAGTTTAAAAGATTAGTAGATCCTTGTTTTAGTAATTGATTTAATAGTGCTTGTTTTTGTGCTGCTAAGGCTGTTTTAGTTGCATAGTCATTCATGTCCAAAGTTCTTGGAGTGATTGACATTGCCTTAATAGCACCAGATGCATCACGACCCATTTTGATATATTGAGTCTGCATTTTCTTAACACGCTCTTCGGCTACCTTGCCAATAGTGTTAAATTCTTGCTTAAATAATTTTCCAAATGTTCTTGTAGATCCGCCTGCATAACGGAAATACTCACGCATTGAAAGTTTGTTCTTTTCAAGTGAGTGAGTAAATGACTCTGTCGAACTTCTTACTAGCCCCATTTGGGCAGAAAATTTGCCCGTAGCATTAATTGAATTTAAAAGATTAGTAGATAGATTTTTTTGCGCTGCAACAGAGGCAGCACTGCCTTTTGATAGAGATGAATGAAAGGCTGCTAGTTGCCTCTGTAAACTTTTTAGTTCTGCTAAAGCGGCGGATGCATCTATACTTACGCCAATTTTAGCGTTTACATCAGCCATTCATTTACACCCCGTTTAGTTATTCGTTATTTGCGAGTACTGTATTTAAAAGAGCATTTGCATCTGCTAATTTAATTCCAGAGGCTGCTTCAATAATTTTATAAGTTGTTGGAAGATCTAATATTTCTTCTAACTTATCAATATCTTTAGATAATTCAGGACTAAATTGCTCCATAGCAATTTGAGCACATTCTACAAGTAGTGTCATAGATTTATCATTATCTTCGGCTACTGCTGCGACCTGTTCGAATTTCTTCATAAATGGTCTTAGTAATGAAAGTTTTAGTGGTCTTACACTAATTTTTGTTCCATCCATCAAGACAAGTTCTGTTCCTTCTGATTTTGCTGTTGGCATATACTTCCTTCCCTATTTAGGTTGAACTTAATTATATCATAAAACCGTGTTTTTTTTAGACACTAATTTAGATTTTCATAATCTAAACCCATGCCAATGCCAAACCCTGCTCTCTTGGCTTTATCGCCTGTATAGGTAAGAATGTCAGTATCTTGTCTTCCACCATTAAATACTTTATTTTTTAACTTAGTCCAGGCATCTTCTTCTTTTGGTTTATTTTTATCTAAATCAATTCCCTGAATAGCAGCAAGGAATTTCCTCTCTTCGTTGTCTACCTCTCTTTTTGATTGAAGGATGGCCATTAGTTCTGGCATAGATATCGAAGTTTCTAGTTCATTGTAGTCTTTCCATATTCCCAGCAAAAATGCTTCTGACTCTAATTTCACTAAATCTAGATCTGCCCAAACTGACTTGTCTTCTATGATGTCTTTTGCTGTAGGCTCTTTTGACTTTTTGCTAATTTTAATACCTGCTGCTACATCTAATATTTCAAATATTGTTGGCATATCAAAATTATCCTCTACATCTTTTTTATTTTTGGACCACTCAGGATAAAATTGTTTCATACAAATTCTAATGCATTCTGTTAGAATGTCTGTAGCCTCTTCGTCAGTATTTGTATTTTTTACAGATTGAAAAGTTTCCATAAATTCTCTTAAATATTTAATTTTTAAAGGGCTAATTTCAATCTCAAAATCGTCAACAGTATATACATTTTTAATATCATAAACAGTGCTTGCCATTATTCCATTATATCAAAAAAAAGACCCACCAGTTTGACTAGTGGGCCCTTCTTTTCTTTATTAAGTTTTTTATGAACCTTGAACTGTACGGTCAATAATTTTTCCGTAAGATCCTGTTGCATCTTCTGGTAGAAGACGGAAAGTAACATCAAACATTGTTGCTGTGTCACGCTTTGCTGATACTGTAACATTTTCGATAGAAAGTGCACGGTATGCAACATAAACACGCTCAACGCTAGATGAATCTTCACAATCACCTGTTCCTGGACCTACTGCAATCAAAGCACGCTCTACTGGACATTCACCAATTTCGCCAGAAGCGAGATTAAGTGTGCGTCCTGCAGATGATGATTTGGTGCCTGAAAGATCGTCGCCTTGTCCTGCGATTGAGAACAATAGATTTTCTAAAGTTGCCTCTGCAAAAGAAGTAGCAAGTGTTACCTGCATACCTTGTTTGTAAAGTTTTGCAACGTCAAGAATTTGGTCTACTTGAACTTCGCCGAAATCAGGTTGGAATGTGATTTCAATACCATTACTTGTATATCCTACGTTTTCAATTCCGCCAGCGATATTAGCGCTATTAGATAGAGTCGTTTTGTAAGACTCAGTTGTAACGAAAGCAGGGACAGTTCCTGGTGTTAATGTACTATCTGCTGTAAACAGTGCAGCAGCGCCAACGATAATATCGCTAGATGTACCTCTTGTATATGCCATTTATTCACCTCTTTTTGTGGTTAGTATATGGACGATTTGTTTCCTCATCCATAATTATACAGCCTTTTATTATGATTCTTCTTGTGGCCATTGTGGATGTAATGGCCTATCAAACTCAAGAAAGTCTATATTGTCTTTTAAATGATAATCGTATTCTACTATGTACTTATGAACGCTTCCTCTTTTGTACCCGTCTAATTCAACTAGGTCTCGAGACTCGTCTGCTTGAAAGACCCTGATGCTTCTAAAAAATACTTTCATGGGTAACTCTTTTGCAACAAGTCTTGTTTTGTTATCGGTCATCCATTTATTTAAATCTTGAGCAGAGTAGTCTTCTCGATCTAGGACCGCTAGCATTACATTTCCAATATTGTTGCAACTTTTGATAGATCCATAGACTGTGTATAAAACCTGCTCTCTCTTCCCTATTGGAAAAGCGCTAGATCTTAGGCGCATCATTCGGTCATAAAATAAAACAGCAGGAATTTCGTCATTTGCCGATGTCTGTAAATTTTGATAAATGTCTGAAATATTAACTGCTTGTGCTGCAGGAAAAAATGGAATTATGCCATTAATGGACTCTGCCATATTTATGTCTTCATTATATTTAATAAATTGTTCATGCAAATATTCATTAATATATGATGCTGGAAAATCAAAGGTTGCTCTTGCGGATGCCATGTTACTATTCTACCTCAACTTTTGCATTAACCATCCATTTAAATCCTGTTGCTTTGCCTACTGACCTACCGCCTTTAATTCCTGCTGCAAAGTTCTTTTTGTATATCCTAGGATTGTCTAGGTATTGATAAAGACCTGTTGCAGTTAAAAATGATTGAGCAAAATATGTATTCATAAATCCATCAAATACCTTTTCATAGGAACCTTTAACTTCTTTTCCTCCAGGAAAATTATTGACTATTGTTTTTTTAGTAAACACTGTTACTCCGTCATCTTCAAATACAAGAACATTACTATTTTTTGGCTTTATGACAACCGGAATTCCTTCTTCCATAATTTTTGCTTTATTGTAAAATGGTTCATAAGATCCAGATTGAATGGATCTAGATTGTCTAAATTTTGAATCAATTGATATTCCTAGACTTGTTACCTTATACTCAATATCAAATAATCTTTGCCCTCTATTCCCTGTTTGGTACCATTCATATACGTGGTGCAATGCTTGTGGGTTACCTCTTGCCATAGCGTCTATGTATAATTTTAATCCCTCAATAGTTCCCCTTGCAAGATTATCTAAAAATATTTTTTTGCCATCTTCGGCTCCTTCTAAAAACCCAAAAGAGTAGTCAACCATATTGTCTAATTGTTTTTGAAAAAGTTTAGTATTTAATCTAACTAACATTAATCTACCGACGCTTGGCTTTCGGTACGTCTCCAAACCATCTGATATGACTCTACGTTTCCAAAAGGGCCGACAAAAGGCTGTATTGTTGCAATTTCATAGATTGTACCTTTTCCAGAACGAATACCAGATGTTTCTTTATATATCATATTTCCATGCATATCTCTTACGTTTGTAATCAATATGTCAGTAATTGCATATGGCTTATCAAGAGATGAAATTCTTAGATCTGTTGATGATCTTGCAATTAACTTATTGTTAAGTTGAGAAATCATTTTTGGATCTAATTCTTCAATATTTTTTCTAGTAGAAGGGGCAGCATTGCAGGCAATTGTTCTATCGACTAGCCATTCTTTTTTTATTTCTCCATAACCACCTTGGGTAGATATTGCATAATAAATATCTGCACACATCGGATGTATAAAGTCATTTGGTTCGCATAACATTAAACTACACCTGGTCTGACAATATTGTTTACGTATTTGTCTAAAATTTTATCAACTATCATGTTTCCAGTACCTTCTAAAATTTTCTTGTTAAACTGAATTTTATATTGATCTGTATCATATGAAGTAACATATCTCTTGTAGTAATCTAATTTTCCACATTTTAAATCTTCTATTAATAGAGTAGTAGCATATTTTACGTCTTCGGGAACTGTTTTATATCCTGTATCTAAAACAAAAATATAGTCATATCCTCTTGGAAAGTCTACGATTCTTCCACTTCCAACAGACCCTAAATCTCCATATGCTGGTGGCAACACAATTGACCCTTGTTCAACACGGTTATACTGTGAATCAAAATAGCGTTGTACCCCAGAGTTGTCTGCCGTAATATTAAATGAGTATACGTTGTCATCAGGAGTTTCAAAATCATAAATTAAAATATTATTTTCATATACTTTTAGAATTTTGTTAAATCTTTTCCAAATATTAAAATAATCAGAGCCTTGCCCTACACCTTGAATTATTTCTTTTGAATTATAAAAACCACCCTTAACAACTGTATCTATAATTGATCTAGCAATCATCTCTAACTGTGTGTATTCTGATACTTCAGATGCAGTTGATCCAAGCGAGTTTGGGTTGACGTATGGTCTTTTTATCTCTACTGTATCTTCTACAACAATATTTTCATCTTCGTCTAATACCTGAAACAAAAAATTTCTATCTAATAATAAATCTGACTGGGAAAATGTATATGTAACTTGAGAACCTGCTGTAGATGTTACGTTTGAACTTTCTAGCACATGGTCCACTAAATCTTCAACGTAAATTGTATAACTAGTGCTTGCATCTGGAACATCCCATGTGGTTACTTTAGGGTATGTGGGAACTCTTAATATATCCATTTTATAGACCGTACTCCTTTGCTACCTCTTCTGGGCTTGCAATTCTAATTCCTGGCCTTGTAAGCCATTTTTCAGCATTAATTTTTTCTACTATATTGTATCCTTTTAATATTTTTCCAAAACCTGAAGAGTATATGTTTTTGTTAGAATATATGGCTACGTTGTCTTTTATAGGCTTTTCTTTTTTTTCTTTGATTTCTGAGAATGACTCTGAAGGTGCAGTAACAATACCAAATACATTATCGCTAATTGGTCCAAGGGATTGTATATTTTTTTGTTTAACATCAGACATAATATCCTCCTTCTTGTATTATATCATTATAAATAGAAAAGGGGGACAAGAGAATTAACTCTCATCCCCCTAAAACTGTTTACAGATTAAGAATCTGAAGCAGCGTCAGCGAACGCAATTGCATCCTGCTCTTCCCATTGAATACCAAAGCGAACAAATACTGTATATTCTACAGTGTCTTTCTTTGCCTTGTACTCACGGTTAACAGTGATATCACGTTGGAAACCCCATACACGGTTTGCTGGGAATGTAAGATCTACATAGCCTGCAGGGTAGTAAGGAACTTCTTGAACCGCAACACCAAGAACACGAGTTGTACGTGCTCCACCGAATGTTTGGCCCATTCCATCTAGGTAGTCTTGACGGTTTGCTTGAGTGCTTCCTGGTACTTGACCAGCAAAAGCCTCTGCAACAGCATCTGCAAGAGTACCATTATTCTTAACAATACCTTGGAAAGCATCTGTACCAGCATAGAACTTTAGGTTCTGCTTGATAGCACGATACTTACGTGGCATTGCTAGGATGATGTCTTGCATAACGCCTGTTGTCCAAGCATTATCTGCTACGGTCACTTCTGACTCGTGAGCATCTCCATCTGTCTTAACCTTATTAACGAAACCATCCATAATTGAAAGGAATGATCCTGTTGCACCGTCACCATTAATGGCTAGATCTTCAATATCATTACCAAATGCGTTTGTCATAAGACGAACGATGTGGTCTTCTAATTGTGCACCTTCGATGTTATCTTCTAGTGCTTCTGCTGCAACTTCCCAATCTAGACGAATCTTCTTGGTTGTAAGTTCTACCTTACTGAATGTTGCTCCTGCGTTAGTGTAGTCACCAACTGCCTGTGAGGCAGCACGGATTACACGCTCACCAACGTTAACTTTTTCAAGTTCCATGGTGTTAGCCTTCATTGTTACACGACGACCATCTTGTGCAAGTACTGTTGCATCCCAAACATAGTCAATAAAACGACGTGCTTGTTCTGGACGAAGAATACCGCTTCCGACATCACCTGAAGGGTTTACTGCGTTTGCGCCTGTTGTTACGCCTGCTAGTGCAACTGGAATATTTCCAAGTTCGCCACCATCGCCGTAATTTCCTGGTACGTTTGTTCCTGCGTCTGAACCTGATGCGAATGCACCCTGACCTTGGTAAAGGCCTGGAGTTGTTCCGCCAAGTTGTCCGCTTGTACCTGGTTGATTTTTCTTAATTTCTTCCGACATTATTACACCTCCTAAGTGATTTATCTAAATAGATCGGCTGTTTTGAGGAAACGTCCGCCCCATAGGGATTTCTCAACCATTTCTGGTTGTTCCTGAACAATCTCACCGAGATCGCCAGATTTTCGGAATGCTGTATCTGCTTCAACAGCATCTACACGCTTTCCAAATTCATTAAACTCGTCTTTTGCTGCGGTAACATCTTGTGATACTGCATCAATTGACTTTGTAATTGCATTAACCTGCTCTTGTAGAGACTTAACGGTTGCAACTAGATCGCTAAAGGCTGATGTGAGAGTATTGTTGATTTCTGTAACTGCTTCTGCAATTACTACATCAGACTTAGATACTTCTTCAGTCTTAACTTCAGAAACTACCTCTTCAGACTTAATAACTTCTGAAACTGTTGGCTCTTCTGCCTTAGTTACTTCTGCTACCACAGCCTGCTCAGTTGTTAAAATTGTTTCTGCTACAACATCTTCTGATTTTGTAACTTCAGCAACTTCAACTACGGCATCTTCTTGTGGAGCGACCTGAACATCTTCAACAGTAGCAATAGATTTCTCAACAATTTCTGTTGCTTCTTTTTTTGTTGTTTTTGCCATAGGATTTTCCTCCTTGTCTATCTTAGAAATACTTGTGCCATTGGCACTTTCAACTAAGAACTTGATCATGCTTGTTTTCTCGTTGTCTGTTTTTTCAACGAAACCTATATTTTGCATCTGAACACCAGAGGTAGGGCTTAATTCGGATTCGTTTTCTGAAACCATAACAATTCCAGATTCTTTGTCCCAAAAAACATTTTCAATTATTGTGTCCATGCCTTTTATAATATCTACACCATCTACTTTTTCTACAGAAACAATATTTGCAAATTGATTTGCTGGACTATCAACTAATGATAATTCTACTAAATCATAATCTTTAATAACTCTAATTTGTTTTTGTACCTGGTCGTCATATGCTTCGTCCCATTTATTCATTTTTCCACCTATTGAAAATCCTGTGTATGTTCCATCTAAAACTTTTTCCCATGCATTCTGTGCACCTTTTGAAATGTATGCAGAAACCAAAACGCCGTTATACATTTTTTCTGATTTTGTATCATAATATTTATCTTCTTTAAATGAAACCATTTTGCCAACAGCGGATGGTTGATGCATTTCACGAATGTTTCCACGGAATTTTTTAAATGCTTTTAGACTTGCTTCTGTTGTAACAATGTCATCTTGTTTATCAACGTTATCTAATGTAGCAAAACCTGAAACTGTGCGTCTTTCTTTATCTACCTTACTAAAAGGCATTGAAAGTCGAAGTTGCTCGCCCTCAGTGTTCCACTGGGCCTTAGTTATAATCATCTTACCATATAGTATAGGGCACTTTTTTACAATATCTCAATTATTGAGACGCTCTGCCAGAACCTTTTGGATTCCTGCCAGAAACTGTTGCTACCCCGTCAGATTGATTATTTGTTCTTTCAGAATCTCTTTGTCGATCTGCAGTATCGTTTGCTGCGTCTTGTGGTTTTAATTGAAACGGCTCGTCTCCATGGGCTACCTGTGGCAATCCCAATTTTTGCCTTGCCTCATTAGGAAGCATAACCTGAGTTTTAACATACCTCTCAAGAATTTGAGATTGAGCGATTTCGTCTGTGAGTGTTAACTCATTAAACTTAAATTCTAAGATGTCAGTTTTTTCACGAATAACTTTATTGATCATTTTTTCTATTTGACGTTGTGCTGGTCTTGCAACCTGCTCTTTAAATGTACGATCTTGTGATAGGGCTGCTGCTATTGCTGAAGAATCAGATCCTCCTAATTTTGATAGTGGAACTTGGTGAGCAATTAAAATATCATCACGATTTTGTTTTCTATATTCTTTAAAAGATCCATCCTGAATTCCATTTTCAATTGGTTCCATTTTAAATTCAACTTTGTTATTATCACTGTCTCCAGGAAGAGGAATATACAGCGTTCTGTGAGACTGTCCTTTTAAGTTTGTCTGCAAAAATCTAAACATCTTATCTTCAGCATCTGAAGAAAGTTTTGCTCCTTTTAATGTAACAACATATCTTGGAACAGCCTTGTTAGAAAAATAATCTATATTGTATTGAGATGCTAACTGATCTCCATGCAGTGAAGATATAGCAGAGATAATATCTGGTACTCCATAAAATGTGTTTAATGGAGAGTATTGCTTTAGGTGAATAATTTCATTTGGACGATTGTCTAGTGTAACTGGGTTGTAATTTTTAGCCCCAAAATTTCTAAAATAAACCACTTTATTTGCAATAATTTGAACAAAGCCATCACGCATGCGACGCACACGCATTGTTGTTGCAGGAATGTGTCCAACATACCCAATTTCTCCTCTTGTGGTTCTTCCAATTTCTAGGTAACCATTTCCAGTTGCCTGAACGTCTGTATAAACTTTTTCCATAGTTGTTGTAAATGAATCATCTGTGTTTAAACTTTCCAGCCAGTCTGTAAGTTCAATTTTTGACCTTTCAATTCTTTTGCGAGCACGGTCAGTTGCTGTACTGTCTATAGACGATTCTAGTTTTAGCATTGTCCTAGGAGAAATTTCAAATGTATATCCAAGTCCTACAATGTTCTCTACTTTTGCATCGATTGCTGCATGATTAGCAAAAGATGTATCATAATAATTTGCTAACTCATAAACGTTCCATGGCGGGGTAATAACATCAAACAAACCATAGGCATTTCTATATAAAACTCCTGGATTTATTTCTTTTGATTTTGCGCCATCTAACCCAGAACTAATTGCCTTTGCATTTTCTATGTAAGCAGGAGATGCCTCGACTTTTGACATTCTTGCTGCACGTCTTTTAAAGTTATTATCCAAACCAGATAAATTTTTTAGTTCATCCCAAGTCTTATTAAAGGGATCGCTTTTTTTAAATTCACTATCTGTATCAATTAATTCATCAATGCTTGCCCCAATGTTGTACTGTGTCTCTTCGCTCATTAGTCGTCTGACCCCCACTTTTTCACTGTTTGCTGCGCTGCGTGCACTGCTCCTAAGTCGTTCATGTTTGGAATTAAGCCTTGGGACATTCTATCTTTTTGTTCTGAATATTCTTCTTCTGAAATTCTATTTAATCCTGGAACAAAAATACATTCTCCATCTCCTGGATCTCCATAATACTGTGCTGCTTTTTTTAATTCTGATATCTTTGATATATCCCCCTTCATAGAAGGAATATTTAAAACAGACCCAGTTCCATCGGTAAACCATTTTCCGGTTGATTGCTTATAAACATAAAGACCCCAGTCATAATACTTATCAATTACTTTTATACGAGACTCTCCCACTTGGCCTTTCATTTTGGGCCTAGGCTTGCCAACTTTTTTCTTTTTGTCTAAATTCATAACCATCAGTATACCATATTAGACTGGATTGACAATCTGTGTTTGCCAAGATGTATCTGAATATATCTTTACAGAATCTGCCGTAAATGTTAGATCTTGCTGGGTATTGCTATCAATTACGATCTTATTTCTGCCAGTGTAATTTTCGTATAAGACTGATGGATTTACTCCGTATAACTCTGATGAGGATAGAACCAAAACTCCATTCCAGTTATAAGATGTGTACCAATATGTCCAATATAAATCAGAAGACCCACTATTCTTTACCCTAAGCCATGGCCTATAAATTTTGCTTTGAATGTCTTGTAATGCAGTAGACTGGTAGTTAGTAATATTATTAAAAAGAAAAGGTCCATTTAAATTTATATATCCTAAGAAATTGTCTATATTAATGCTATTTGCAAAAGAGACTCCAATAACAGACCACTCTTTTGCTTCCAGAACTGGATCTTTTACTAGATTTCCATTAATATAAAATGCAAGACCATTTACTTGCTGTCCATTTGATTTATTAACGGCAAACAATTTTCCTCTATCTCCTTGTTCACTGATAGCAGAAACAAAAAATTGAATAGTGTCATTTTTATGCTGCAACTCAAAAACCTGTACAGAGCCGTATGGAAATTTATCAAAACCATATCTTAGCCATACCTGTAAAGCACTTATCTTGTAATTATTTGAAAGACTGCTGTTTATTGGGACGCTTACTCCTCTATTTGTAAAAGGGCTAAATGATCCTCTTATTTCTATTCCGCTTTTTTTTGTTAAATATAAATATGGGGCACTTTCTTTAAATATAGTAGTTGGATTTTTAGCCCTATAGTCGTAGTAAATACCAGATTTTTTATATGGGTAAATTGGAACACCAAATCTTGTTCCAATCTTTTTTGCACTATTATAGTCAAATGCTTGAGAAGCAATTTCTAGTTTTTTTAATTTTATATTCTTATTTTGAGTTCCTTGTATTTTAAAGTCTAAATGTACAACAATTGCTAATGAGTTAAAATCTACCCCAATTGGAGGATAAATAATTGTGTTATCTGCAACTTCAAAAATTTTATTTTGCCAATTTGAAAAATTAGAAACATTTAAAACTTTATCATTATTTAATAAAACAATGTTTCCTGCATCAAAATCATTTAGATTTTTATTGGCTCCCGACTCAATAGATTGAATACTTATATAACTTTTAATCATAGAGGAAGAAGTGTCGTAATAGTATGTTTTAACAGATTTTTGTCTGACATCTTCATAATCTTCCCACCCAGTAAATAGAGCATTGTCTAATTGGCTATATGATCTTTGAACGGTATGATCATAGGCAAGTTCTAAGCCTTCATAATCCCACATAGGCGATTGCTCTGTAGAAGAAAGAACTGTTGGGGCTGGATAATCTAAATTAAATTGTAATAAATCAAGGCCGTAAATTTTTTCTCCACGAGAATTGTTTACGTATGAAGCAAAATATGACAAAGGAATATAGTCTTCCCAATATCCAGCAGAAGCCGTATCTAGGTAAAATTTTTGATATTTTAATTGAGGAATTAAACTATAAGTAGATGTATGCTCCCTAAAGTCATTTCCCTTGATTATTTTTACCAAACCATTTGACTCAAATAGGTCAGAAACCAAACTAATATTGTAGTTACTAAAAATATGAAATTTAAAAAATTTACCTTTAAAATTTTCAAGACCACTGTTATTTGCTCCTAAATAAATCTTTAATTTACTTTTATTTCCAAAAAATGTTGATAGGTTGGAGCCAAAAGAATTAACCATTGTTTTCAAATCAAACCCGACTGGTACATACGTGTCTGCTAAAACTGAAACGCTTTCATTTAAGACTGTTAAGTTTTGATTATATGAAAAATAATATTTTATAACATCATCTTCTAGCGTTGCCTTAAAGTAGTCCCCGTTATCAATATTGTGAATTTGAAAGATTGTTTGAACATCTTCCAGCGCAGCATCAAATTTTATAACACCGACAATGCCCTGAATGTCTTCTTTAATTATAGAAAAATTATCAAAATAGGCGTATGTTTTTTTATTATCCCAGTCTTCGTTAGGCCTAAATGTAAAGTAGTTAAAATCATCATCTTGAATTAAACTGTTATCATCTGCAAATTTTTCATTTGTATAATCATCTAAAAATATTGTTGGCAAATTGTATTTTGGCAAAGACATGGTTTTTTCTGTAACAGCAAGGTTATCTCTTGTTCCCTGAGCCCATCTTCCCATATTTGGATATGTATAGTTTGCTGTATACTCTGCAAAAGGATAATCAATGTAGGCTGAGGTTGCCCCGTAGCCCGCATTCATTGTTTCTGGGGAGACAACTGCCTGTCCATAGACCCATCTTTTTTTTGCTACGAGGTCTGACACTAAATATGAATAAATAGCAATACAGTCTATTTCATATTGATGATTGTTGTAACAATAAAATCCTAACCAATCTTGCTCTTTGTCAGACTCACTAAACTCTGATGGCAAACTTATAGTTGACATATCAATATTTAATGAAATAACCTGCTCTCCGTTAATTAACAAAGAAGCGTTGCTAGAAGAAAGTTTTATTTGAACAAGCATTGGCCTATACCATTCTCCAACATAGTGAGACTCAAAATGTTTTCCAATAACAAGAGTTATGAACCCATCTTCTACGTATAGTCCGTCGTTTGATCCAATTGGTCCAAAAATTCTTGATGCCCCGACATTTTCTCCATAGTTAATTCTTATCCACATTTCTGTCGTATATTCTCTATATTTACCAATCTCATTTAAGAAACCAAATCCCGGAATAATTAAAGATGGCTTTGAGGTGTCGCTATTTGGAATAATTTTTGTAATACTGTCAGAGCCATATACCATTGGAATACTCGTATTTTTAGCAGTTAACTTATTATTGTCTACTAGATAATAGCCATTTTTTATTCCCGAAACATATGAATTTAAATTTACGGCCCCATCTATTCCCGACAGTTCAATGTTGTTTGGAAAAGAAGAAACTGTTTTACCTAAAGATGTTGTGTTAAAGTTTTCAGAGCATTGGCCAACAGTAAAACCATTAGTAAAAACTTGGTAGTTATCTGTTGATGGTGCGCCACCTTCAAATTTTATTTTTATTATTGGCCTAAAAGAAGTGTTTTGGTTTGGAAATATAGAAGTGCTAGAAAGAAATGCCCATTTTTGAGAAGTGCTAAAAGAATATTCTGTAATTTTTTCAACATTTTCTCCAGAAGAGACATCGGTATATTCAAACCCAATTGATATTGATTTTAAAAATGCGCTTTCTGTGTAAAAGTAACACCCTGTAGTTAAAGTTGCTAAATCAAAATTTAACTGATTAAGACTAGTTAGATCCGACCCTGTAAATTTAAGTTCTTTTTCTGCACCTACAAAATCATCAAATTCTATTAAATTTTTTACACTATTGGAAAATGGTTGATTTAAATCTGAGGTATCACTAGTAACTGTAGAATCAGGAGACGTCCAGAGGCTTGTCAAGTTTCTTTGTGCTTCCGAAATTAAAGATAAGTAGTCAGCATTATCGTCTAGTGACCAAAGCCCTATTGGGTGCTCTGCAAAAATTTTTTCTGCATATAAATTAGATTTAATAGACATTGTTAGTCTATTTTATCATATTAAAGGTTTTCCCAAAGCGGATTTCCCCAATGAATATCTTCGTATTTTAAACCTAAATATGGAGATTCTCCAATTGGAGCATTCCAAAAATCAGACAGGAACATGTCTTTTTCTGTGACCGTTGTAAAGCCTCTCATAAAGTCTTTAGTTTCTGGAAAAATAATGCAATCTCCAACCTTGAGTTCTTTTGCTATTTTATAATTTTCAAATTTAAATATTCCGCCACCATGGGAATCATTCCATTTGACTATTGATCTAAATACGTTTTTTGGCCTATCTTCTGAATAAAACATTGTTATTTCTTTTCCTGGAGAATATCTTAAAATATAACTTTTTCCAAGAATGGGACGATTATATTCAATTCCTGTTATTTTAGTAACTGCTTCTTTTATAGCAATTGCATATTTTTCAAATATAGATACAACCTCTTTTGGCATATCCCCATAAGTAGTTATATCAAAATTTATTCCAGGAATATTAAATAAAGAGTCATGAAGCGGTATATGATCTTCTGGAGTATTAAATTTTACAGAATTGAGAAATTCTTCAATAGTCTTTAAATCTTCTTTAGTAGCAACATTTATTATTTGGTAACTCATTTTATCTCCTTAGTAAAATTTAATTTCACAGGCATCTGTACTGCAATAAGCCTCGCCTTGTGCTTCTAGATTTTTTACGCCATCATAAATTGCAGACCAATCAATTTTTCCAATTTTTCCAACATAAGAATTATACTCTTCTTTAGTTATTTGAGTATAAGGTTGTTGAGGATATGTTTTATTTCCCATTGGTAAAAATGATACTGCTTTTAATTGCCCCTCGTACATGTGCAAGGCTGGAGCAATAAATTTAGACTCTGTGTCTTTGTCAAATGAAAGCGTTACAGAGACCCCATTGTCTGACCAATACTTTTGAGCGGTTGCAGCCAAACCAATCTTTTCAAAAAGACTTACATCCTTTTCAGAACGAGGATGTCCAGATGCTACTGGGAAATATACTACTGAAGTATTTGCTGATACTACGTCATCTTCAATTTTATACCCTGCTGCTTTAAATAAATGCATCATTGGGTCTGTATTTCCAAACCTTATAGCACGAAGATAAAATTCTCCTCCTGGACCCCAATGAACTCCTGGCGTAGCACCAGAAAGCAATGAAACAGAGCCTGAAGGCTTGACGGTAGTTACACGAATTGATTCTCTAACGCATAGCCATTCTGAATAACTATGATCATATGAGCGAATCTTTTGATACCCCTCATCCATCCATTGACGTACTGTTGGCATACCTTTAATGTCTGCAAAAGATGCAATACCAGTTAAAGATGTTCCAATGCGACGATTACGTTGCATAATTCCATTTGTAGTTTGCCAGTGTGTTGGCATAAGCGTTACAGTTTTGCCATATAGATATGCAAATTTTAATGTACGCAAGAAATCTTCTTTGTCTTCATGTCTATTAAGATGAACTTCTACCAATGTACAAAGTTCATAAGATTCTAATGGTTGTTCAGCGCAAGGATTAAAGCCCATAACACGAGAATCTTTTTGATCTGCAGGATCTGCTAGACGTCCATAATTACGAGCAACATCTAGCCAAATAAATCCTGGCTCTCCGTTATTTGCAATTAAATCAACATAGTCTTCATATTTTGTTCCAACCTCTGCCGAAATAGAATTATTAGACATCCAGGCCCATCCTGGATTTTCTGAATCAAAAGAATTTCTATCTGGAAAAACCTCTGCATTTTTTAAATTAATAAAATCTTTATCTTCTGGTAGCCCTAAAGCCAATGTAGCAGAACGACGTACATTTCCAGAAACAACACATGTGCCAATAAGATTTACAATGTCTACTATTGCACGAGAGTCAAGCGTTTCTCCTGCTCTACCGCCAATTACCGTATCTATCTTACTATGTAATGCAATAAGTGGTGCGGGACCGCTAGCAACCCCTCCAAAGCCTTTTATAGGGGATCCTAGAGGACGAATAAGGTCATAGTTAAATTTCTGTATAGCCTGATTAGGACGCAGGTATGAGTTTAAAAGCATTCTTACAGAATCTACCCAGCCTTCACGAGTATCTGGAATATCCCACATGTTTTCTGGCTCTGTTGGAGAATAAATAGACATTTCTTTATCTTGTCCTAGGGTGTCAAATCCCACTCCTATACCCAACATTAATGCGTCCATAACCCAGGCAAACAATGCTCCTGGATCATTTCGATCAATATCACGAGTAGAAACCATTGCACAATTTTGAAGGGATGCAGAGTTACGATTTTCCATAGTCATTGGAGTTCCAAAAGCCCAAAGACCACGACCAGGAGGTGTCCATTTTAATGTAAATAGACGGTCATATGCTTCTTGAGCAGATTTTTGAGCCTTATAGTCATTCCATGGAAGTCTATTTTCCTTGGCATGATTTTTTTGTACTGAATACATTCCTTCAACTACACGCTTGCAAACTTCATACCATCTTTCTTTAGTTCCATCTTCTTTCATTCTAGAATAAGTACGAATAAAAGTGATCTCTCCTAGAGAGTTAGTAGCAGCATCCTTAAATCCAAAGGGAGGTTCTGTTTGTTTATAACTCTCTAGGAATTCTGGAGATAATTTAAAAGAAAAAAAGTCTGACATAAGCGTAATCCTCCAGATTTTGTTAAATAATTAATAACGTAAGTATAGCAGAGTTTTTTAAATTATAAAACTGTCTATCAACTAAAGGTATAGAGTTTTATAAAAAGTAAAACTATAAATTATAATAATGGGATCCATGGGATACCTGGATCATGTATTGCCTTACTTAGTGGAACAATATTAAAAGCAATGGTTATTCTTGGCTTGTCAAATGGCCAGGTATCTACTCCATGGTGGTAACCATTTAAAGAAAGAAGTATTTTTCCATTTTTGTTTTCATGTGCAAATAAAACATCGTGATCTAATTTATAAACTGTAGAGTTTGGCTCAGCATCAATTGCGTAATACCCATGAAACTCTGTTGGATCGCTACCGTGATCATCGTAAGCAATTTGTCCTGGTGTAACCACTTTAGGACCTTTAGTATAATTAATCCAAGCAGACATGTAGTATTTTTCTTTTGCATAGTCAATTTCGTAATAATCGCAAGCCTCAATTACTAAATTTTTAACTAAAAGCATTACGTCATGCATTCTTGTATCCATAAAATTTAAAAAATTATAAGATTTTTGAAACGCTTGCATTTTTTCAGCATTATCTTTTTTGTACTCGATTGCGTCTCCAGTTATTTGATCTGTAGTAGACTTTAAATATTTCCAAGTTTCTTCTATAAAATTTCTTAACCCTGGATCATTTCTGTAAATTTCACCAGTAAAAAACTTATGTGGCTTCCCAGTTTTTTCTAACATTGTTTGATTTGACATTTTATCTCCTTTTTTATTATTATTTTTGCTGTCTAGGTTAGTGGTATCCACTTATGTGGATCAAAATTTAACATGTTTTTTGCTGGAGATATGTCATAGGCAATAGTTATTCTTGGTTTATCTTCAAACCAATCATCTCTTCCATGTGGATGACCAGTCTCTGACAGAATAGCCCTATTATTTTTGTTGATATTTTCAAAAATTTTGTCATCTTCTGCATCTATTTTATAAAATGTTGAAGAGGGTTCTGCATTAACACAGTAGTATCCATGAAACCAAGGAGCGCCCATGCCACCAGAATGATCATGAAAATGATGTGGATTTTTTAATGGATTTACGCCTCCATTATCTTTTTCTGATTTTATGGTTTTATAATCTAAATTAAACCAACCATGTATAAAATATTGCTCATTTTCAAAGTCTATGTCGTAATAATTGCACGCTTCTTTTGCCAATTTGGAAAGTGATTTATACAGATTATGTATGGCTGGATGCGTAAATGTAAAAATATTATAATGATCTATTCCAAAAATTGTAACAGCGCCTGGATTATTTTTATGCTTTAAAAATAAATCATTGGGGATGCTGCAAATATTATCTTTTACAATTTTTTCGTTTAACTGTGTTAGATATTCAAAAAGACTATCTAAATTATTATCAACATATGTATCAAAGAATTGATGTTTTTTTTTCATGCTAGAGGAATCCAATGTTGCTCCCAGTCATACATAACCCCTTTAAAAGGAATAACATCATACGCAATGGTTATTCTTGGACCAGCCCAATCCCAATCAGCCATAGCATGAGGATGTCCAGTTTCAGAAAGAATAGCCCTATTGTTTTTATTTATATTTTCAAAATCTTTATCAAATACTTTATAATGAGTTGTTGATGGTTCTGCCTTTACAGAATAATACCCGTGAAACCATGGAGCGCCCGAGCCACCATGCTCGTGCCAATCAAGTTTTCCAGTATGGCTATAATTAACATTAAACCAGCCTTGTACCCAAAAATCTTCTTTTTCAAAATCAAGATTATAATGTTTGCAAGCCTCAACAGTCATGTCCCTTACTGATCTAAATAATTTATGAATTGCTGGGTGATAAAATTGAAAAACATTATATTTATTCCACTTGCTTGTAGTTATACTTCCGGAAGAATCCCAAATAGTTTTTTCGCCTTTGTCATCTTTTAATATTTCGCCATTTTTAATACGTTCAGACTGTGCAATTAAAAAATTTGATAAATTGTCTAAGTCAGAGTCTAAAGTCCTTTCAAAAAATTTATGAGGGACGTCTTTATTTTGACTAGTACTTTTTAAAGGAACATTTTCGTACATTTAATCTCCATTTCTTTATATAGTATAGCATAAAGAAAATAAGATTTTTTACTTATTGTGTACTAAATAGTCTCCAGCAACAAACCAGTCCTGTGGCTCACAGTTAAACTGATAAACGGTATGATTTTCATGAATTGTGTCGATAGTAACTATTGGGCATTCAAGTAAAGACCCATCTTCATTTACCTTAATCAATATATCTTCAGTAACAATTGATGTTGTAGGAATAATCATGTAAGATCCTTCTCTTTTTATAAACATTGGCTGTGTAGCAGAATATTTCTTTTCTATTTCTCCATTAAAATAAATTACTTGTCCTTTAACACTTGGAACAATATTAACTACTTCAACTTCAACTAGTCCTTCTGAGGTTAAAGATGAAGATGTAAATCCAGAGTAGTCAAAATCTCCAGAACTTTCAAGTGTTGGTATTTCAGAAATACCTAATGAAACTATTGTATCTCCAACATTAACGTCTTTAGCAGGAACTAAACCATTTGGTGTTCTAATTAATGTGTCCGCTTCAATACATGCACCACCACCCTGTGAAAATCCATATGGAGTGAAACCAAATGGCGTAAAACCAAACGGTGTAAAACCAAATGCTCCGAATGGTGTAAAGCCAAATGCTCCGAATGGTGTGAATCCAAAAGCACCGAACGGTGCGAATGAGAATGGTGTAAATGAGAATGATGTTACTGATCCTGAATTAGAAGATGTACCTGAATTACCATTAGCGTTAGTTGCATAAACGTTGTATGTTTGTGCTGTTCCCGCTTCTTGCGCTACAGTAACAGATGTTCCTCCCTGTGTTCCTCCCTTGCCATCGCTAGATGCCCAGGTGTAAGAAGTAATAGCACTTCCACCAGTTGCTGGTGCTGACCAGGAAACGTCATCATTTGCTGCTGCACCTTGTGCAGTTGCGCTAGGTGCTGATGGAGTTGCAGGAACTGTTGTTGCAGTTACTGGGCTGCTTGCTGAACTTGCTGCCGATGTTCCATAAGCATTAGTTGCAGTTACTGTAAATGTATAAGCAGTATCACTTGATAAACCTGTAACCCGAATTGGAGAACTCGAGCCAGAAGCGGTGTAATTTCCTGGGGTTGATAAAACTGTATAAGAGGTTGCAGCATTTCTTGGGTCTGCAGTGAAGGAAACATCTACAGCACCATCATCATATGGACGAGCAGTTCCAACATTGGATGCAGAATTAATTGTTGGTGCATATGGCATTAAAAAGTCATTAGCACCTTGCGATTTACGACCACTTCTTTTACTCATAAACTCTTCTCCCCTTATTTATTAATTTTTTTACTGTCTAACAATTACGCTGTAAGATCTCCAAAGGCTACCCAAACGTTTGTATCACGCTTAAATAGTGTTGCAGATGACCACCGTGTACGAAGTTTTAGTCCAGGAGTAGCATTTACTGTTACTCCGCCTGCGCCAGCAAGAGTAACCTGTCCGACATTTGTTTGAAGAATATCTATGGTTGTTCCTATTGGATATGGGACTGAAGCGTGTGTTGGAATTGTGATTGTTTTTCCATCTGCATGACTTACCTCAATTAATGAATCTCTTTCGCTAAGAAGTGAAAGTTCATAATTATCTGTTTTTGGGATAATGTTTGTCCGTGAAGGAACGCCTTCTTTAGTCTGAGTTCCGTCTGTATAAGCAATACCATTTGCTGCAACAGTTACAAGACCTGTAAATGTAGGGGAAGCAAGTGGTGCCTTTAATGCAATTGAGTTTGCAGTTGTTGCTGCAAAGTTTGCGTCATCACCAAGTGCTGCTGCAAGTTCATCAAGAGTATTTAGAAGTCCTGGTGCAGACTCAGTTAATATAGCAATTTCTTGCTGCACAAACGCTGTAGTAGCAATCTGTGTTGTATTAGTTGCTGTATTTGCTGTTGGTGCAGTTGGAGTACCAGTAAGTGCTGGTGAAGCCAATGGTGCCTTAAGGTCAACAGAGGCCTGACTTGCTAATAGGCCAAGATCTGTTGTAAGGTTTGCGATATGAGATTGAGCAATGTTGTTTGCTAATTTAGCATCTGTTACTGCTCCATTTGCAATTTTTGCTGTTTCTACAGAGTCGCTAGCAAGTTTTGCTGCTGTAACTGCTGCATTTGCAATCTTTCCTGTCTCTACTGCATCAGAAGCAATCTTTGCTGCTGTTACTGATGCTGATGAAGGAGTTCTTTCATCTGAAAGACGTGAATCGTTTGTGTAAACAAGGTTTAAGGTATTTGAGATACCATGAACGCTTGTGTTTGCTGATGAGTGACTTGATAGCGAGTTAGAAACTGCAGTAAGGTCTTCATCATAGACTAGGTTAAAGACGTTTGAAATACCATGAACGCTTGTATTTGCTGCAATGTGATCGTTTACGTCACCGCTAAGTTCTGACAAGGTGTTGGCATTAGTAGTTACAGTGTTTGACAGAGTAGAAAGATTATTAGCCAAAGCATCATTAGTAACACCTTGCGCTGTTAAAGTATTTTGTATGCTTGCAAAATTATTGCTAATTGAATTTGCAAAAGATGGGTCATCGCCAATTGCTGCAGCAAGTTCATTAAAAGTATTTAAAGTGTTTGGTGCTGCGTCAATAATTGCGTCAATTGCAGAAGATACAGCGGCTGTTACTTCTGCTGAATCCATGACGGTTGATGCGTCTACGAAATATGTTAGGCTTGTGTATGCAGTGCTTCCGTTACCTACTTTAAACTTATTGGTATCTGTTTCAAAACCAATTTCTCCTGCGCCCAGTACTGGATTTGCTGCAGTCCATTGTGCTGCTGTACCTCTGCGCTGTTGCATTCTAGTTGCCATTTTTCATTTCCTCCTGGGGGTTATGGGTATAATTATAACAGATTATTTTAGTTAAAATTATCTATTGCTGTTCCGCCATCATACGTTAATGTCCAAGATGATGTTGATGGTGACCCTGCATCTTGTGGTGTTCCTTGTGGTGCATTATAGAATCCACTACTTATAAATTGACTGACTATAAAGCCAGTTCCATCTATTGCTGTATCGTGAATGTGATCTGTTAGTGTTTGTGTGTCATCAATTGATGCAATTGTAATCCAAGAACCATTGTAATAAACGTTGGCTCGAGATGTTAACGTATCAAACCATAGTTGTCCATTTGTTGGAGAAACGGGGGCAGTTGATGATGCTGGCATTGAGCCAACTGCTGAATCAACATATGCTTTAGTGGCTGCATGGGTGCTTTCAGTTGGAGTTCCAACTACTACAGCATTTCCAAAACTACCGCCAGCAGTAACAATAAGGCCATTTTTGATCTTAAAGTCTTTTTCTACTGTTGCCATTTATCTCCCCCGTTTTTAGTTATTTTTTATTACGCTACTAGTGTTCCGACAACTGTTACTGTTGAACTGTTATTAGCAGTTGTTACATTGAGTCGGACATCTGCTCCTGAAATACTTGCTGAAATTGTTGATGCTGAACCATTGGTTCCAACAATTGCGTATTCAGTGATTGCAATGTTATCTGAAGTATCAAGTGTCAAAAGAACCTTTGAGATTTCAGTGTGTGCTCCATAAGCAACCTTTACAAGGTATTCTGCTGAACGGTATGTAGCCTTTGCAAAAGAATGTGCTACTTGAATTCCTGCTGTTGGTGCTGATAGTTGTGCTGCAACCTGCTTAGCAACTGTGTTTAACTCAACTGCTGTAAATTTTGGAACAACTGCTTCAAGAGCAGATACTGCACGAGCATTTGAGAAGTAAAGATTTGAAGTTCCTTCTGACAAATCATCAGTATCAGAATCTCCTACACCGTTTTCAGCAGTGATAGTAAGTCCTGAACCTGAGCCTGTTATTGTGATGTTTGAAAGTGTTGCGTTAGTTAAAAGATCTGCTGCTGCAGACTTTGAACGAGCATTTGAGAAGTAAAGGTTAGAAGCACCTTCTTCAATATCGTCTGTGTCAAGTGCTGCGATTGCATTTGCTGCGGTTCCTGCTGCGTCATATGATGCTGCAGTTGCTGCTTGTGCACGAGCATTTGAGAAGTAAAGATTAGAAGCACCTTCTGAAACATCATCTGTGTCAAGGCTAGTTACAGAAATTGTATTTCCTGTAATATCAATGTTTGACCCTGCAGTTAAAATGTTTTGCTTTAATGCAACTGAGTTAGCAAGTGTTACAGCAAAGTTTGCGTCATCACCAATTGCGTTTGCTAATTCATTAAGAGTATTAAGCAAATCTGGTGCTGAATCAACAATTGCTGCTACAGCGTTGGCTGCTGCTTCATCTGCATAATCTTGTGCATCTGATAATGCATTTGCTGCTGCGCCTGCAAGATCGTATGATCCAGCAAGTGCTGCTTGGGCACGTGCATTTGAGAAGTAAAGGTTTGTTGTACCTTCTGTTAGGTCGTCAGTATCAGAATCTGCTACACCGTTTTCTGCAGAGATAGTAAGTCCTGAACCTGATCCTGTAATTGTAATGTTTGTTAGAGTTGCACCAGTTAAAAGATCTGCTGTTGCAGACTTTGAACGTGCATTTGTAAAGTAAAGGTTTGAAGTGCCTTCTGATAAATCATCAGCATCAAAGTTTGAAATGTCTGATACTTGACCAGTTACATCTCCAACAAGATCTGCTGTTATTACATTTGCAGCAAAGTTTTTGTTGCCATCACGAAGTACAATAGAGTTTGCTACTGATGCTGAGTTTGCTACTCCGCCAACAAGTCCCTGTATGTAAGTTGTGTCTCCTGCTGATTTTGTAAGAACGTCATTTCCGTTAACGGTTGCTGTAGCACCTTCAACGATTAGACCATATTTAACTTTAAAATCTTTTGTTACTGTTGCCATTTTGTATCTCCTAGGTTATGCCTTAAGTCCCATACGTGCGTAACGTACGGTGATCGGGCGGATTGATATGTCGGGATCTACTGTTAAATAAACAGTGTTTCCACTTCTAGAGACGCTTATGGTGCCAATATTCCCATCATTGTCTATCGTGCCGTACTCGCTTACGGAAATGTCGCTTCCATCTACAAGTATTGTCATCTCTGTGGCATAAAATTTATTATCGCCAGCAGAAGTCTTTGAAATTGCTATCAGATATTTAACCATTCGCCATTCAGTTGCACTGAAACTGTCTATTGTGGTTAAATTTTCAATACCAGTAATAGTATTGTCATTGTTACCCGCAGACCCTAAACTTGTTGCTTGGGATGCAGTAGTATCAATAAGATTTATGTAATCGGCCTGTGTAGGGCGGTCACCTGTTTGAAACAAATTCTTTACATTTGGGATTGATATGATTGCCATGGCATTATTATAACATTATTTTATTACAGTTTTTCAATCCAAACCTGATAACCTTTTTGTAAAATTTTAATCTTAAGTTCGTTGTTTTTTAAAAATTTATCAATACCATTTAAAGGTTTTAAGTCAACATTTCGACTTGGGTGCTCCCATCCGTAATCATCAAAGGCAAGGATTCCTCCTGATTTTAAAAGCGGGAATGCTAAAATTGCATCATTATAAACACCTTCTGCCGAATGATCTCCATCTATATATATAAAGTCAAACTTTGCATCAGAAGAAGATAGGTATTCTTTGCTATCTTTTTTGATCTTTATAGAATTAGGGAACTGGCTCATTTTTTCATCATACATTGATTCAATTTCATCCCAGTCAAATTCTGTGTGAATTTTTTCTTTTGAGCCTTTCCAAGTATCTATGTCTGTAAGGCTTGATGCTTTGTCTGTTAATATATTTTTTAGCAGCCACTCAGAGCCATGGCCAAGGTATACCCCAATTTGTAAAAAGTTAACATCTGGAAGATCTTTATACTTGTTTAAAAATTTTTCAAATGTTGGAATGTTGCTAGAAAACCAATTTGGGTACTTCATGATTCCTCCAATATTCTAAGGTCTGTTCTTTTGATGTTGTGTGAATAGAAAATTTACCAGTCTCTTCTGCTGTTTTATCAAATTCTAAATTAATTGAAGACCCATAATCCATTGTGTAAGTAAAAAGTGGAATAGATAAGGTTTTACAACCATCATATATCAGAATATCTGCTAATGCTGCTCGTGAAGTTGGCAAGACATATTTTCCATCAACAAAGTATTGTTTTAATAGAGTCTCCGCCCTGCTTCTTTTAATTAAATAACATGCTGCAGACCAATCTCTTTTTTCTTTCATATGTAAGGATGGATTGACTCTATAGTTATGAATAATGCAAAGTTGTAACATGTCATATGGTTTTTTTATTGATTCTACGAAATTAGAAAATTCAAAATTCCAAAAGTCTACAGTTTCTAGACTTAAATCGTCTTCAGTAATAATTGCATATTCAGAATCTGAAGTTTCTAGCCAATGTTTAATTGTTTCAAGATGCGAGATAGTTGCTCCTAATTCATTTTTTGCTAATTGAAGTTTATCTTTTTCAAAAACAATTTTATCAAAATCAAAAGTGTCACCATCATAGGCTGGAATAATTTTATAATCTTTTATTTCATACTTTTCAAAATGATTTTTTATATAGTCTAGCCTGTCTGACTTAGACTCAAGATTAATTACGTATATTGGGGACAACCCCTTTAATTTATTTAAACCAGTATGTTCCAGCATGGGACACCCTCACATATGGCGCAAGATAAATTTTTCCACCACTTTCTTTCCATAGTTTGCAAAATTGATAATCTTCAGATAACAATCTTTCGCTTTCGTCATCAATTGTTGTTTGCCAAAAATCATATATTGGGTCCCCAAAAACAATGCTACCAATCTGTGGCTGATCACACCTATATTGTTTGATATCTTTTTTAATTGTTTCAAGAACATTCCTGGATATTAACATTAAGCCAGTGCCCATGTAATCAACTTCTGCTATGGTATTTGGATTTTCTTTTAACATTTTTCTTTGTTCTTTATTCATATTAACATTAAATATTGCAGTGTGCTCATCTAAATTTTCTTTACCATCTAAAACGGCCTTTTTTACTCTTGCCCAATTAATAGCCTTCATTGGTACTGCTGCGCCAATCAGGTCTACATTTTCATTTATCATTCTTACAACAGCCTGTGCGTCAAAACCTTGATCTGCATCTATAAATAAAAGATAGTCACTCATACTTCTTAAAAACATTTCTGTCAAAGTATTTCTTGCTCTGGTAATTAAAGACTCATTAGAAAGATCAATAAAATTAAGTTGATGTCCTGCATTAGAAACTGCTTGGGCCAACTGTAAAACACTTTTCATAAAAGCGCCACTACACATACCGCCATACATTGGCGTTGCCAAAGTAATATGAGCCATTGTTCTCCTATCTATAAAATGTAGTTACTATACCCGATTACTTGTAGTGGAATTGGAGGTGGGTTTCCTGGACCAAACCCTTCAACACCAATACTTGTAAAGCGAACTCTAAAAGGTAATACTTCATTTATTAAAATAATTCTTGGATAATCTGCTAAATTGATTTTTTTTGCTTTTACAGATGTTTTGCTTTTTAATACTGCAGTGGACATTAGTCTGTGACATCCTCAAGGACAACCAAACTTCCTTGAGCGACAGTCCAAACTTGAGCATTTCCTGCAGAGGACAGTTGTATGTCAAAAATATCTCCGGTTATCAAAGATACTGATTCTGCTGCTGTTAAAGAAACAGTAAACTCTCCTGGCAAATCATCTGCGTCACGAATTGGTGTTAATGCCATAATTGTTACAGCGTCATCTGTAATTTTTCCTAAATTTGCAGCAAGATTTGGACGTTTAATTTTCATTGCAATTGTCCAGTCTGCAATAGTCAAGGGACTCTTTGCATCATCGGTTACATAAACTTTAAATGCTGAGGTATCCCCTTTTACAAAAGTCCAAACCACTGTTGGTGGTTTTTCTCCAACATCATATTCTTTATTTCTGCTTCTTGTTGTTGCCATGATTTAATTATAACACTTAAAGTCCGTTTTTAACAGCACCCCAAGTGGCATTTCCTCCTTTGATAGGCGAAACTAATATTTTTCCATCTGTTGCATGTGAATATGAAACAACCCCGACAACTCCAGAACCATCTGTTGGGCGAGTATCGGTTAGTCCACCAGAAGCGCCAATATAAAGTTTGTCTCCTTCAGAATATGTGGAGGTATTGATATTTTCTAAAACTCCAATTGTTACTACAACTCCTTCTTGCCCATCTAAAATTTGAGCCTTTGTCAAACCAACACATGGGAATGTATTAATATCATCAGACTCACATTTTTCAACAGTTGCCTTACCACTAGAGTATCCAGTTATATATACGGGAGTTCCTTTTATTAATGTTGCCCCGCTTATATTTTTTACATCAAGAGATAAATAAGGGACCTGTAGGGCAGTAAGTAAGTCATTTACCCTTTCTGCCAATCCCTGCATATCAGAATGAACGTTTACTGGATCATCTGACAGCGGATATGGTATTAATTGCGGAGTTGTTGAACCTGATGCCATAATTTTATATTATACCACTAAAAGCATTGGGGGTTGACAAAAACAGTTTGAGGTTGCTATAATTAAGTTATTGACACCGAAAGGTGTTATTTTACTTATAGGAGGATCTATGAATAAAGAAGATTTTATTACTGGGATTGCCGGAAGTTTTATTGCTGCTGTGGTTGGTTTAACTGGGGCTAATGCAGATCTAAAAGAAATTGTGCCTGTAGAAACGGCAAATGAAAAGGCTGAGTCAGGAACTCCCTCCGCAATAAAAACAAAATATGCCAACGTTACGACCTTGTCAGATAAAGAATTAAAGAGTTTGTTAAAGGCGGTTGGCTTTGAAGGACAAGGTTTAAAAATGGCATGGGCGGTTGCTAAAAAAGAAAGCAATGGCAGACCTTTAGCCTTTAATGGCAACAAAGACACTGGGGACCATTCATTTGGAATATTTCAAATTAATATGAATGGAGAGTTAATGGAAAGTAGATTAGAGAAATTTGACCTTAATTCTGTTTCTGATCTTTTTAATCCAGTAACTAATGCGGAGATTGCATTTTATATGACAAAAGGTGGAAAAGATTGGTCATCATGGACCTATCTTGATGGGGAAAGAATTAAGCAGTTTTTGGCTAAATATCCAACGGTTTAACTAAAAATAGCCGACTAAGCAATATTTTTTTCCAGAAACAACTTCTTCTTCTTTGTGTTGATATTGATTGCTAGATGGAAAAATTAAAACATCTCCCTGCTCTATGCGAAGTGGCTCATTGCCAAGCCTATCTTTAAAATAAAACTCTCCACCAACATAATCATTGTTAAGGCCAATAATTATTGTATATTTATTTTTAGATCCATCTCTATCGATGTTGTTGTGAAAAACATTTGACTCTTTTTGTAAGCATATAGTCCAATCTTTTACTCCCTTAATTTTTAATTCCAAACTATCAACATAATCTTTTATAAAATTAAAAGCATAAAAAGTAATTAAACTTTTTAGTTTGCATGTTTCGTAATAGCGTTTTGTTTCTTCTGGATTGTTGTTATTTATAATTTTTTCTAAATTATATGTACCAGATTTTAAATAGAAAACTTGTTTGTCTAAAGTAAAATCAGTATCTCTTATATTTGACTTTGAAGAAATCTCCCAAACATTTCCATCTATTGCTGCGCTTTCAATACTCTCTAAATTTAATAAAAAATTTGGAACATTATTGTTTTTATATAAAAATATATCGCTATCTAATTGTTTTTTTATCATTTTATATATTGTTTCCTAACAAGATCATATTTTCTGTTACATAGAAATTTCCATTAGATAAAGACATAGAAAATAATGGCATTTTGTTTGTTGCTAATAAAGCGGACTTTATTTGTTTGTCAAAAACAAAAAAGTTTTTAGTGTCTGTTTTAATATCTTTTTCTAAAGATATAAAATATTCAGGTTCTGGTTCAATATTAATATTTAATTTATTAATATTTAATCTTGAAATCGTTTTTATTTTAACTATATTTTCATCTTTAATTTTACTGTCGTCTTTTCCCTTAGCAACAACATTGACAGTTAAGAATAACTGACTTTCGTGTACAAGACTAACATTATTATTTGCGTCAATAAGTGGGATAATTCTAGACTTATGTTGGCTATGGTGCCTGATGTCTGTAATGTGGGATGATGATATTTGCAACTGTTCTGGATTAATTTTTATTGTATTGTTATTAAAATATTTAAAATATGTATCTGCAGAACTATCTAGATCTTCTCCCAATAAATTAATAGATAAAATTTCATCACCAAACTTTAAATTTTCAATTTCAACTAATTCTCTATTTTTTAAATAAATTTTTGTTCCTATTGGAATAAACCCGAACGCTTCATCATTTATTGACATATAAAATTTTCTACTTATTATGTACTAGATAGTTTCCGGCAACAAACCAGTCTTGTGGTTCGCAACCAAACTGATAAACTGTTGCATCCTCTGTTAAATAATCAATATTTAAAATTTCTGTTTCTAGCAATTGTCCATCTGGATCAATAGAAATTAAAAAGTCTCCAACTTCTATGGCACCAGAAGGAATTATTTCATAATAAGTATTTCTTTTAATAAAAAATGGCTGAGATGTAGAAAATAGTGCAGAATTATCTTGATTAAAAAACAGCAAACTATTTTTTACTGATGGAAGAATGTCTACTATTGTGGTAAGAGTTTTTTCTTGTACCGTTAATGTTGATGATATAAAACCAACATAGTCAAAATCTGATCCACCATCTATTCCGGCATTTGGAATTTCGTCAAAAGAGACAGAAACAATTTCATCCCCAACCTGTAAATCTTTTGCCTTTATTTTTCCACTTGAAGTATCAATTAATGTATCTTCGTGAACGCAAGACGGTGGAGAAAATGTAAATGGCCCTGGAGTAAAACCAAATGGGGTAAATCCAAATGGGGTAAAACCAAATGGGGTAAAACCAAATGCTCCAAACGGAGTAAAACCAAATGCTCCAAACGGAGTAAAACTAAAAGTATAATTTACTAGGTTAACATTTGTTCCAATAGCCTGAACTTCTCCTGCTGCAATACTTTGAGTTTTAATTGTATTGTTTTGCCCAGCATCTGTTGTATTTTCATTTGTTGTATTATAAACAAAGCCAGCATTGGTTAAATTTGTCTCTGCAGTAGTTTTTGCAACCCCAACTACGTTTGGGACTGAGTTTTTACGTGATCCCTTATTTCCACGGCCAATATTTTTTGCCATTATGCAACCAAATCTCCCATAGCAACCCAAGTGTTTGCTGCACGTTTTACAATCGTTGCGCTAGACCATTGTGTTCTAATTTTTAATCCAGGGGTGGCATTTACTGTTACCCCACCTGCACCAGCAATTGTAACTTGAGATGAAGATGTTTGCAAAATATCAATAGCGGTGCCAACTGGGAAATTAAATGTGGCGTCTGCGGGAATTGTTAAGGTTCCGCCAGCAGACATTTCTATCATCTTAAAAGAATCTGATTCCACAATAGTGTAAGAAGATGCTTGTGGATTAAAAGTGTATAGAGGGTCTACTATTGATAGCCAGGCTGTTCCATCATAAACTTGTAAGTCATTTATAACATTTCCGTTAGCATCTTGTTTTAAAAATACAACAGTTCCATAAATTGGTGTAGCAATTGCTGCAATTCTTGCTGCTGGGTTTAAAAAGATATTAACATTTTTTGCAACTACGGTAGAGTTTAAAGATACAGTAGAGTCAAATGTTTGTGCTGCAGTCCAAGTATATGCTGATGCTGTGTTTACTTTTCCCGCAAGTTCATACCACTGATCAGTAGCCTCATCATAAACATATCCTGGTCTTGGCGTTGAATTAAATGTTGGCACTAGATCACCTGAATAAAAGCGGTAGTGTTAGAGTCGTAAACATACATTTCTAATGGAGATGTTCCTTTTTTAACCCATAGTAAACCATCAACAAGGCCAGATGCTGGCGTTGTGTTTTGATAAACAGAAGTTGCCGATATAGGACTTCCTGTTACAGATGTTGAAGTGTCTACCCATAAAAATCCATCTACTGGGGAAGATGGTTCTGTGTTTTGAACATCTGCTGCAGCAGCAGGGGTATTTAAATTATCTATAATTTGTTCTTGCAAATCATTTAGCGTATAGGCTAACGATGGATTTATTAAAGCAGAGGTGTTTGCATTGTTAATATCATAAGTTGTTGATCCATAATGATATAGCCTTAGTGCTGCTTGTATGTCAGCAGCATCTTCGTACCCAGGAATTTTACTTGGGTATAAATTTCCAATATTTTCAGAAGCCATAGTTCACCGCCATCATTATTATATCACGATTCCTCTGAAATTGGCTCTAAAATAACTGTAATTAAAGTGTGTACCGTAACTGGGGCTGATAGGTTTTGCCAAGTTCCAGAACTTAGTTCGGCTGCTTTAAGAGTTATTACTAAATTTTCATTACTAGGGCCAGTTATTGCAACAGAAGATATTGATGCTGCAACTGCATTAGAATGTCCTATTGAAAACTTAACTGAAAAATTTTCTTCAGTTAAAGATGCTCCCGATATTTGAACAATATTTGCAATTGGAATTGTTATGTTTGCGCTGCCGGATGTCCAGTTAGAGACAAGATGATTTGCTGAATAAATAGTTGGGTTAATTTTTAAAATTGGAATCCAAGTTTGTTCCCCTAAACTAGAAACGTATTGATATAAGTAGGAATATTCATCTGTTGGAGCATTATTGATATATAAATCGTTTAATACTGGATCTTGTCCAATTTCAATTTCATTTGGATTGCCAGTTCCTACAAACACTTGACTACCACGGTCCCCAGTTGCTCCAATATCTAATTGAACACTAACTTGTGCTGGTGGGCCTAAAACTGTAATGTCATCGGTATTAACTAAAACCTCTACCGACATTAGATTGCTCCAGTTACGTCATCTGTTATTGTAATAGTTCCAGTAACTAATGTAATAATATTTGTAGAACTAGAGTTAATTTGAACATCATAAACATATGTTCCTGCTGCCAAAGATCTACCAACTGCTGGAAGAATTGTGCAAGTTATGGTATCGTTTGTTGTATTGATTATTGCTTGTGCAGAAGTTTTTGTTCCCGCAACTCCTCGTGCAGTAGCAATTGTATAAATTGCGCTGTTTACTCCTCCTGGAGCGTAACTGTCTAACTGAAAAACTGTACCATCGGAATTTTTGGGAGAAAGAACGAATTGATGAGTATCACCACGATAGTAATTAAAGTTATATGTTCCTGGAAATGCCATTTTTTGTCTCCTTGTGCTTTAGACTTTGAGTGAAGGAATCGAACCTTCATTATCAGGTTCGGAACCTGGAGTCCGACCATTAGACGAACTCAAATTTTTAAAGCGTTATCATTATACCATTAACAGATAGAAATAGTCATGCTTTTTAAAATCATATCTGATGGAAAGTCGGTTCTTATTTGTGGCTTTGCTATACCCCTAAAAGATGCATCCTCTATATATAGGGTTTGATCTATAATAAAATCATAGGTATTTTGATATTTTAAAGATCCTACAAAATTTACATGCTCTTTGTTATTTTTTGCAAAAAGCGTTCTTACCCAAACGTCAGTATTTGCAGAGTAAGTTGATAGTTCAATGTTATAAGAAATTTGTACTTTTGTTCCTGTTTTAAGACCTAAAAAATTAAACCCTTGCGCCTCGTCAATCCATAGCCTTTCGTTATCTTTGGGCAAAAACTCTTCATTGCTTAACTTTCTTTTAAAATTAAGAGTTACCCAGCCATTATCTCCTTCTGTTATTCCTAAATTTATTTTTTGTGTTTGAGAATTATAGTATTTTGCCCAACCTGGTTGTTGTCCAGATAAAGATATTCCATCTTTAGGAGTTTTTCCATCTTTGCCTTTTTCTCCCCTTGCCCCCTCTGGTCCTGTAAGTCCAGTATCGCCTTTTGGTCCAGCAGGTCCTTGTGCTCCTTGTGGGCCTTGTGGTCCTGGAACTGGAACATATGTTTGTGTGGCAGGAAAAATTTCTGAAGGTATATTTTGTTGCGCTTCTATAACTTTTTCAATATATGAATCTTTTGTTGCAAATGGCGTTGGCACGTTTTTACTTATTGCCATAAGGTTACTTCTTTATTTTTATTGTTTTGCTTAATCCAGACGCAGTTATACGAATAACATCTGGTAAATTATTTTTAACATTACTAACCTTAACAATAGCCACTACAAACTTCCAGAGACGTTGCCAACTACAGATATGGTGCCAAGAACGGGAGTCCAAATAGTGTCATTTGTATCATTTAGGGCAACCTGTAGATCAAAACTTAACTCTGCTACAATTCCACTGTAAGTACTTCCCCAAAATGCTGTAATTTCGGCGGGGGCAGTGATAATAGCGTATCCTTCAAATGATTCAACCTCTAACTCATCTATAATGTCTGTCTTTTTATCATAGGCACTAGCGGTATATGACCAATCATCAGTATCAATGTATGTAACTTCGTCATTGTTTAAAAAATCAACTCTCAAGGTGCAAGTATCGCCACGGACAATGGTCCATTTAATATTTGCTGGATCTGATCCAAAAATCTCATTTTCACAAGAAGACATAATAGGATTATACCACTAAATATCAAAAAAAATATATGAAGGTTTTATAACAATTTGGTAACTTTTAAAAAAGTTGTCTCACTCTTTAAGATTTGGCCCCAGGATATAAAATCTATAGTGTATACTTAAAATATATAAAGGGAAAAGAGTACCTTTAAACCTTAGATATTTTTATATATTATATATAGTAAAAAATTATTTATCAGTTTTTGATATATGGGTTAACAGAGTATCGAACATTTTATCTATTTTAGCGTCCATCTCTTTTCTCATCTCATTTGCTTCTGTCATCCGAACCTCTAACCTTGTGACCTGGTCCTTTAAACTTGTTCCAGAATTGGGGCGAATTTCGGATCGTATTTCGTCAAAATAATGTTTTGTTAGCCACTTGATACTTCCAGCGACAAATGCTACAATGGTAAAGATGGATACAACTAGGGCTGCGGTATCAGTTGTTGACATAATAAAGTAATTATAACATTATTATTAGGAGAAAATTAAAATGAAAGACGCTATATTGGAAACGCTAAGTAAGTTTCAAAAAATTATAATCTCTCCAGATATTGATGGTTTTATGTCGGCGGAGTTGTTGAGTCGAAAATTCGATTCGGTCGTTGTTGGTACGTATGATAAAAATTTATTATGTCTTGCTGACGATGTTAAGCCTGAAGAGTGTCTTTTTTTAGATTGCGATATGAACACAAAAGATTTCGTTTCGGTCGGAAATCATATGAGAATTGAAAATGACAATATGGCTGATTCGTCGTTTAATCCAAATCGTTTTTGGAATACGAAAGTATATACCTCTAAGTTTCCTTATGCAACCTGTTTTTTAATTTCGTCGGCAATAGAGGTTGACCTAGACCTATATGACCTTAAACGCATGGCACATGCTGACTCAACACTAATCAATATGGATAATTACAGCAACAACATGCTGAAATGGTCAAGTAGGCTCAGAGAAATAGATGTCAAACCAATTATCGAAAAAACCTTAGATATCTCAGACATTCGAGAAAAGTATCCAACACAAGCATTTGCATCAAGAAGGTTTGGCAAAGATAGATATTTAACAACATTAAATGCTGCTCTAGAAAACGAGGGGATAAAGCATAAGCCAATAACCCATACTAAGAAATACCTATCCGATAAAGTAGGAATAAACACCCTTATGAGGTATATGGACGATATAATATCTTATGCAGAAATATATTCAGGCGAGTATAGTGTGACGTATAACCAGGAGATGGAATGGAGATAATGGCAATAGGTTTGATAATGTTTGTTATTGCGCTTATGGCTGTTATTAAGAAGTATGTCCGATGATGTTAAGCCTTGGGATTTGCTTAATCCTAATCAGCCAAGAAGCCAAGAGGATCTTGTTAATTCCCGCTTAAAAATATGCAGAGGTTGTGAATTCTTTAGACCTAAAACCGAAACCTGTCGCAAGTGTGGATGTTTTATGAAATTAAAGACTATGCTAGAAAATGCTAAATGTCCAATTGATAAATGGTAAAAGGATGTTATAATAACTAGATGAGTGTTAAAAGAATAGAACCTTTTCAAATAGATAAATTTTTTACACAAGAAGATATTGACCTTGTTTATAAAAACGTAGATGAGCACATGGCTAGAGGCCTTGAAAAGACTGGCGATAAGTACAGCGAGATGTTTAGATTTCCTAATAATGGTTTTATAACCTTATACATGGGTTGGGATCAAAAAACATTAGATCTTATTAGAAATAAAGCCGAAGAATTAGGTATGGGCAAAGTACCTTACGAAAATACTATTTTGATTTTTGCTAGATACACTGCTGACAGTGGTGGTCAGCCTAATTTATCTCCACATGCAGATGTTGTCACCAACAAAACCATGTACACATGTACAATAAGGTTGAACTCTAGCAAGCAATGGGATATTTACGTAAAAGATGAAAAATTTGAAATGGGAGAGCATGGTTCTGCTGTATGGTTTACTGGAAATCAAGATGTTCACTGGAGACCAGATTTAGAGTTTGCCCCAGATGAGTATTATGATATCTTGTTGTGTCAGGCTTGGTCAGATGTTGATAATGAGTTGTATCCAGAAGACCACAAAGAAAAGATGCTTGCTCAAGAAAAAGAATATTGCGACAAATATAGAGATCAACTACAAATAGCATTTAGTATGGAAAAGCCTAACCAAACCGATTGTGTAGGAATTAGTGAAGGTCAAACCACTGATGATGCCTACAATATGGCTCAAACAAATAGAGAAAATCCTTTACTTTAAAGAGTGATCTGTTTCAGATTTACAAGTACAGCCATCGCAACAAAATTCTTGAAAAATCTTTAACGCCAAACCATCATTTATAACAGATTCGTTATCTTGTAATCTTGCTATAGTAGGTTCATATCCTTTAGGGGTTTGTCTACTCCAGGAATCGGGATACTCGCTCATTGACCAAATACCTCGAAAAATAATGCTGCCAAACCAATTATGATTATTGATACAATAACTTGTAATGCAATTACTCTCATCAAGAATCTTTTCATGTTAGATTCCGTTATCTTCCATATACTTTAATCTTTCCATAAGAGTATTATACTCTGGATCTTCAAACATTTGTTTAATAGCGTCTGTAACTTTTTGACTTGGCATTCCGTCGTCATCTGCCATTGAGGCTTCTAGGTTGTCTAGGATAGCCATTACTTGCAACTACCGCAATAATTATATACTCTTAAGTTTTCTTTGGTTACCCATAATGTTTTACCACAGTCAAAGCAGGTCTTCATAGAGTATTGTTTTTCTCTACGGTCCCGCCGAATTTCTATTCCTAGTAAATGCATGTATATATATTAGCACACCCTGGCTAAATTGTCCACCAGGTGTTATTGTTAAAGAAGAATCCAACTTTTTCTCTGTACGCTGCATACCCCGCATTAATCGTATTCCAGTCAGGATCGTGTGTTGTCAAACCACAGTATCCGCATAGGCCATGCCCTACATAGGTATAAGCGTGTTGGCACATATCTTTATTATACCCCCTAGAAATCTGAAAAAATTTTTATTTTGACAAAATCTGAATATTTTGTTCAGATGTACGATGCACTATTTAAAAAATAAAAACTATAAAATATAGTGAGCACATAAAGGGGGGAAACCCTCTATGTTTTCTCTATGTAATGCGCCCTATCATAGTTAGCAAGTGTCCCACCGCTTTCGAGATGGGCTTGCCTGCGTAATTGTTCAGCAGAATACTCAGACACTCTTGCGCCCTTGTATCCAACCTGAATGAATACCGATTAGCGGTGCGTTAATGTTAACCGCTGTTCCTAATGGTAATGCGTCAGCATATCTCTCGATAAAATCTAACACGCTGTCCTTGTTTTCAAACGGCATCTCTTTTACTGTACCGCTTACTGATGTTAGTTCTACTGGTATCACTTGTCTCTCCTAATCAATTTAATTGAATAAATGAACGCAATAGTGCCAACCAACAACCATGTTGGTATCTCTACTGCTAAGGCAATGCTCTCGGCATATAAACCAAAACCATCTAAGTCTAAAAATAGTTCCATAATTATTTAACCTCCTCTAAATTGTATTGAGCAGAAAGATAAGCGTTAGCCTGACTTAGTGCGTCAAGTAAAGACTTATCCTCTCTATCATAGCGAGCCTGTTGGGCTTTTCTAATATCCGAGATAAGGGGATTGTTAGGGTTATTGTTTATCATTTGTAGTTCTCCTTTCAAGAGACTTTCTTTCTATACCTGCAATTCTAGCAGGGGGGTCTGACAATTTAGGGGGGTTATTTGCTAGGCTCACTGTGATTTGTCTCACATTTACTTGCTAGGCTCACGCCCCTAAATAATTCTATATTTAATTTTCTATAATGGAATTATAGCAGGGATAAGCCCAAAAGTCAACACGACACGCCGTTAATAACA